TACCGCAGCATGGTACTGGACGCGTTCCCGCGGCACCAACACCTCGACCGACGTGTGCTTTGTCAACCGTGATGGTAGTGCGAGCCGCAGCAACTACAGCAACACGACCGGCCGCGTGGCCCCGGCTTTCGTTATTGGATAAGCGTAAATCGGTCAGCAAAACCAATACGGCAAAGTTTCACCGCGAGGGCAGTAATGATTAAAATAGCTTATTAAAAAATCAGTTAGAATAGGAGATAATATCATGTCTGTTAAGAAGAAAGACAGGCACGTTTCCAAGCGCGAATGTCTAGGTAAATCAAGAGAGTTAATGAATTATATCCTAGTTCTTACTCGCCCTCGTGAGTTTGATAAGGATGGAAAATAGATTCAAAAACCCGGACTGCTTGGAGAGGGACAACCTCTCCAGGCGTTCGGTTACGATATACTTACCTGCGGCAAGCGCATACACGCCGCCTGTTATGATGCTTGTGAGATTTATCTGAAAGATGAAGAATCTCTCGAAGCAAGGACTAAGTTACATAAGCAAGCTATTAAATACTGCGATAGCTTGTTTAGGATTATCGACCTTTGTATCTTTCAATATGCAAAGAATAACAAGAAGAAGCGTCGTTCTTTCGAGTGCTTGGCCAGATTGGTAAAAGCACAAAAAGAGAGCTTACAGGATAGATTAAACCGTGACAAGTTAATCTACGAGCAAAAATACGAGTATCCTCGTCTTCGAAGAAGAGGTCGATAAATATTGTTTCCTGGGTTAAATTCTGAATTCTTTCGACGCGTTCCCGCAACACCAACAACTCGAACAACGTGTGCAATGTCAACAATGATGGTAGTGCGAACAACAACAACTACAACAACACGAACGGCCGCGTGGCCCCGGATTAGATGGAGCATCACGTCACGAGCTAAGTGCCGAAGGCACGCAAGCGAGTGACACCTAGGATTCCCCAGAATACATTACTCCCATCTAATTGTGGCTTTACTATCAGCCACAACTTCGCTCCTTGGCGTAATGCTGAGGTTCTAGAGTTTTGTTTTTTGAAGATGTATATTTAGAATTGTAATGTGTTATAGGTAGATCTGCCTTCTCATCTAAGGAGAATTTATCCCTCTCATGTGTAAGTAGGCATGGGTAAAATTTAAGATTGTAGATGCAGAACTCGAGAAGTAACTGCTATTACTGCATGATAAGGAGAGAGTGTTATTCAAGACCAAAATAATACTTTCGAGCGTTTTTGTAGTTTTGACGCTATGTATGATGCCTCTTATAGAGTATGTCGAAACGTTCGATGGAAAGATAGTACAATCAATTTTGAAGAAACCAGAATAGAAACAATCCTGCAAACAGAAGCTGACCTGCGAGCTTGTGAATACGAGCAGCTTGTGTTTAGTTGTTTCTCAATAATCGAACGAGGCAAACCAAGAGATATAAGAGCGTGTCATATAGACGACAGACTGGTGCAAAATGCCCTCTGTGAAGAGACGCTGCTACCAGAATTGACTCCTAAATTCATCTACGACAATTGTGCAACCCTGAAAGGTAAAGGCATTGACTTTGCCCTAGACCGCTTTAAGAAGCATTTCCAATCGGCCCATAGAGAATATGGGCTAGATAAAGATTTCTTCTGCCTTCGTATTGATATACGCAAATACTTTGACTCTATTGACCATAAAGCCTTGAAAGCAATAGCAAGGAAAGTGATTAAGGATAAACGAGTGTGCGAGCTATGCTGCTATCTCATTGATACATTTTCTTTTAAGCTAACCAAGGATAAGGAGCCAGTAGCAGGTAAGACCTACTATATTATCAAGAACCATAAGTATGTGCGTGCGGCAGCCCCGTCTTTCCGGCCGGGCCGCAAGTACTATGAATATGAAGAAAGAAGTCTAGGCTTAGGAAGCCAAACATCACAATTGTTCGCCCTGTTGACATTGAACGAAGTTGACCACTTCATTAAAGAAACATTGCATATCAAGTATTATGGTCGCTACATGGATGACCTTTATCTCATGCATGGAGACAGCCAATATCTTGCGCAATGTTAGAAGCGGATTGAAGAAAAGTTGCGAGAAATTGGACTAGAGCTTAATCAGAAGAAAACCACGATTACTCGCGTCCAAACAATCATGGAGGATGGTGTACGCCATGCTCCAGTAAAATACCTTAAGTGGGACTTTTACATTACTTACACCAACCATATCATTCAGACTCCCTTTAAGAAGAAAATCGTTCACCAGCGACGCAAGTTGCGTAAGATGCACGCACTTTGGGTAAAAGGTCTATTACCAACAGAAGAAGTGCAGAAATCTTATCAAGGTTGGAGAGCACACGTAATGAAGGGGACCTGTTTCTATATAGTTCAAGATATGGACAACTATTTTCGTTCACTATTCAAAGGAGTTGAGATTAAATGAAATATGTCTTAATCAATAGAGGCAATGTTGTTGTTGACATCCTCAATGAAGTAAGATACATCAAACTACAATCCAACGGGTATGTCGTTGCCTGTCCGGAAAGTGAAGGTACTGGGGTTATCGGTTCTGACTGCGATACTCACTACGCTTTAATCAAAACCGATACGCTAAGCTCTCCAAACGCAGTTCGCGTCATCGAGAGAGAAGAAATCCCATCTGAGTTAATGCCTGGCCTTTACAAGCTAGATACAGAGACTAATGAATTCGTGTATCGTTATTCTCTGGAAGAGGCTCAGGAAATGAAACAAGAGCAGAATAAGGTATTGTTCGCAGAATATCTTGCCGCTCACCCACTAACTTGGGTCGATGGGAAAGAATATGGAGTCACAATGGAAGACCAGTCTGAGATTAGTTTGAACATTAACCAGTATCAGATTGCTCTTCAAGCGGGTGTCGAAAACCCTGTGCTCGAATGGCACGCTCGTCACGAAGAGTGTACCGCATGGCCCCTTGAACAGCTTGTTGCGCTGTCTTTGGCCATCTCTGAAGTCGTCTATCCTATGTATCGTCTATGCCAAGAATATAAAATCGCTATCTATGGCGCAACCTCTATGGAGGAACTTGCGGCCGTCCAGCTTGTATATGGCGAGGAGCCTAGCGATGAGGAAGCAGCTGAATAAGCTTATTGCCCTCTTTTTGACCGGTGGTACAATTTATTACCTCATTGAAGCAGTTTGGAAAAGCTGCTTCAGTGATGGTATACTACACTGGTCAATGTTCTTGCTTGGCGGGCTGTGTTTCGTTATTATCGGCGGTTTAAATGAGTATATACCCTGGGAAATGGATTTAATTAAACAGGGTCTAATAGGTGCTGTTGTAGTCACCTCATTGGAGTTCATTTTTGGCTGTATCCTCAATCTTTGGCTTGGCCTTGGCATTTGGGATTACAGCAATTCACCGCTAAACATATTAGGATAGATTTGTTTACCTTTCTCAATAGCTTGGTTCTTCTTGGCTATTATCGCTATATTGCTTGATGATTTCCTGCGTTATAAATGGTTTGGCGAAGAAAAACCACACTACCACATTCTCAATCGGCAACTTTGTGGTAAATAAAAATAAGGGCGAGAGTCGTAATGACTCTCGCCCTTTTCTTGTTTTATTAGCCAACATCAATGATAGAGATGGCAATGTTATTCTCTGGCTTAGTAGGTGAGGTAAATACAATACCTACACCGACAGTAGCCTCGGCACCGGAAATCTTGCTATATTCCTCGCGGTTATCAACATAGGTGATAATAGGATGTACGTTACCATCCTTACCGCAACGGATAGCGGTATTAGCATAGCTATAAGTATAACCATCTGTATCATTACCGGACCATCCAGAGGCGGATAGAGTTGCGGTATAGATCACAGAGGTTGCCACTCCGATACGAGTATCGGTTTCGGCCTTGCTATAAACACTAAGGTTGGTACGTGCACCAGTCGCATCTGTAGCACCCAAACCACCAGCAGATAGAGGAAGTGTACCAAACTGAGGAATACCAGCTGTACTTGCATACAGAGCGCCAGTACCCTTCAATCCCGTGACACCATTGGTGGTATCACCGATTACCAGCGCGCCTTTCTCAATAGCAATAGCTCTAACAGTATTGTTATCGCCACCGACCAGAAGAGCATTTTTAGTGATGCCATCTGGAGAGTATAGCACTTCATCAACATCAATGAACTCGATTGCGGTGCCGTTATTTTTAATCAGAGTAGAAGCGTTTACAGTGTATCGACCGGTCTCGGTGTCAACTACAAATTCGCCGCTATCTTCGAAGAAGTACGCATAACCGGGATGTAGTGCGTAATTGGAGAAACCGTTAATGCCGTCAAAGTCATCAGCGGTTCCGCTATAAATCTTAAATAAAGCCATATTTAGGCCCTCCTTTATACTCTCTAAATATAAATTAGGTTGTTACTTGTCCGCGTTCGTCTCCGCGAATAATGGGTACTGGGGCAGATTCAACCATATCTGGCAGAACATTAGAGTTATCTTCGTGTTCCACAAATCGTCCCCAAGTATTTAGTGTATCATCGAGAGCCCCTAATAGCTCGTCAATCTTAGCTTGTGAGTAGGTTTTCTTCTCGCCAGTTTCGGTATCAAGACCTTCAATCAGCGAGTTGACATATGTGGCAGAATATGCCTTATCATCAGACTCAACATATACTCTTGCGATAAAGCTATCAACAGCACCAGTTAGCTGGGAATAGGTCCAAGCTCCAGCCACTCCTACTTGCGGAGCTGTCTTATAGAACCAATAGGCAATGTTACCAGAGTCATCAGCAATATTGGCAGAGTATAGTTGCTCAGATGTTGCATCAGAATGGTTTGCATCCAATACAGCAATAGCAGCCTCAATGCTTGCTTGTTCTCCAAGGTCTGCAATGAAGTTAAGCGCGGCGCCGGTCGGACCGACGAGATTTGCTACCACTACTTTGCCAGATTCTTTGTACTCATACAGATCGCCGGTATCCGTATTTAACCAGTAATCTCCGGTAATTGCGCCCGCTGGCTCGGTGGTTCCAGAATACATCTTACTTCCACGAGGGATACCAAACTTGAAACCAAGCTTATCGGCTCCACTGACCTCCACTGCCGCAGTCGCTTCTTCCGCAGGTCCAAGGGTTTTAGTTTCAGTAACCTCAGCCAACGGAGCAGTGGGCAATCCAAATGTGAAGCTCCAAGTGCCATCAGCAGCCTGTTCAAGCTCGACGGTTGGCTTTACAGCTTCTTTAGTGGTTGCGTCGTATGGATCAAGCGCATTAACCTTAGAGGTTCCATTAAAGCTGGGTAGTAAAGTACCCTTGGCTACCCAAACACCATCCACAAGTTCATAGATAGTGTTATTAGAAGTTATAATAACAATATCGCCATCATGGTATGTATCATCTACCGCAGGTAAGGTTGCCGCTTGATAGAACTTACCAGTACGTGGTAGTGTAAAGGTAAGAATCTGATGTGTACCATTCGCGTTAGGAGCCATTGTAACCCCAGGATCCTCACCCGGATTAACAAGTATTGTATCTGCTAACTCAAACTGCCAAGTATTAGGAATCGTGATATTAAGTACTGGATTATTGACATCAGTTTTGTCCAGCCATGCCTTAATATCCTCCTCTGCCACAGATGGTTTTACATGAGTGACAGGCACTTGCTCCTCAAGGTTTTGAGATTGAGGAAGTTGTACTCGTAAAATCGGGGTATTGATGGTTGGCGTATACAGAATATTAGCACCGCTACCATCTTTCTTATAGATAGGTTCATTATTGCTATCATAAGACTCGATGATATAATAACCTTGAACAGTATCTTTATTCTCGGTCTTGGTGATAATATAAGCCTTGGGCTTTTCACCAACATCCAAGATATCATACTCTGGATGTGCTACACCCTCAATTACTTGTACGCCAATACCCAAGAGGTTTTGAGACTTTGGTAGAGTAAACTTGAATCTACCGAGATAAGCCTGGTCTGGTGCCTCGTTGGTGCCATGACTACCAATATTGCGTAGCTCAACGGCAGGTAACACGTCCACATTAGCTTCTACAATATCCTGAACACCATTGTCGAAATTCCAGCTACCTGGGATAGATAACTCAATTTCTACTTGGTCAGGGTAAGTTTCTCTTGTAGTATCAACTTCGGCCTTAGCGCCACTACCAGGAGCCAAAGTCTCCTTTACACTTGCTGTAATTCGTGGTGTAAAACCTGTTAATGTTGAGATAAGGGTGTATACAATACCAGTGCCTCCGGCGCTTTCGTCGTAACCCTTTCTCCAAAGAGTGGAGTTGTAACTTTTCTGCAAATCGTTAGCATTAGCCGCATAGGCCAGATCGCTATCTCGATTTGCAATAAACTTATCGCTACTAGGCTCACCGTAAGAAATCATTACATATTCGCCAACTGCGATAGAGGATTTCCACCCCTTGTTGATATCTCCGAGCAAGCCATCTGCTCCATAATAAGTCGGGAAAATCGCCTTAATTTCAAAGCTTTGTCCCGCAGGACCGCCATAAAAAGAATTCATGATCTACCCTCCTTATTCCATGATATAGTCGATAATGACATTCTCAAGGTCGCCAGGTTCTCCAGCAATATAAATGCCATTAACGCCTTCGTAATATCTGGCTCTTGCCACGGTATAAGCTGCCAGATATGTATCTTCGATTTTTCGCATCTCTGTCGTCTCATCTGCGCAAGCTTCCAGAATTTCCAATCGAGCTTCATAATCAACTATATCACTACTTAATTGAGCAATTGTAGCTTGCTTTGCCACTATTTCTTGCTATTTAAGTTGATACTCTTGAGTACCCTCGACTAGTTCTTCAAGCTCTTTTTCCAGTAGCACTAAGGTTGCCTGCTCTTCCAATAAAACTGCCTGGGTTTCGGCCAACAGATTTGTATATTCCTTGATTTGCTCTTGAATGTCGAGCCAAGAAACCGCATAGCCATTGTCCGGATTTCCATCTGGGCTGGTCCAGGCTAAATAAGCTAATTCACGGTCGGACATTGCCGTCTCAATTCCAGCTTGACCTTCCGCTTTAGCTTCTTCTTCTTTTTCCGTGTCACGCTCATAATTCTGAGGCTGAATGAAATAAAGCTCAGTAATAGCGATATCTTCATCAAGCTCATAAATACCAGTTCGTCCAATCATAATCTGCTTAAGGTGGTTAAGCACCATCTAAGTACCAGGAGGGGCTTGAACACCAACCTTGGTAAGCTGTGTAGTTCCTGCTGACCCAATCTGCGCAATTAAGTCGCTATATGGATTAAAGTCTACTCCACTTTTAACCTAAGCAGTGAGATAACCAGAGCTACTAGGTATACGATAGTACATTTGTCCAATTTGCGCCATCGCCTTTTCCTCCTTACACTCTTGTTAAAACTTCCGTTGCTGTAATACTCATGACACCATTATAAGCAAGAGGAAGAGTAAATTGAGTAATCTAGTAATTGCCATAGATGTTGCTCTCTTTGTCTTCAATCCTGATAATATTATTTGGTTCCATGTAATATTTTGGCAAGCAGGTTAGAGAAATAGTGGTATTATAACATAAGTTCTAATACATCATTTCTCGAATTTTGTCGAAACAGCTCGCCCCAGTAGAACTCGTCAAAAATAGGTCATAGTATTCTTTCTATAAGATAAAAAATCTTTGACCCATATTCTCGTAACGCACCATTTCATCATGGTTTAACCCTTCGATGAATACAACGTCTGGGACTTCGCTATTATATATGGTTTTTATCTCAGTATTATTAACCACTTTAGTCCTGCGTCCGATATTCTTAATAGAATACTTGCCCAAAGCAACCGTTGGGTCAGATGCATCAATAAAATCTAACCAAAAGTTGATAGAAGCAGGGTCGTTAAAAACATCGGGATTCCAGTGATTTGTGGCCGCCCAATTCTCATTCATTGGGTTATATAGTCCACGCCACTCGGCTAATAATTCAGAGTCATAGTAGTTATCATACACACTGGTTGTTACCTGAGCAACAAGAGCGTGACGATATAGCTCCTCTCTCCATTCCGTACAAGGAACGCCAATTAAGGTTGCAGTATAGCCAGATTCGGGTGGGGAATAAGTCTTGTCCTATTCGGTAAACTCATAACGAACAAGGCTTCCAGAACCATTCTTAACTTCCCACATATTCTTATTAACCAAGCTATCCTCACCATCAATAGCAGGTTTATCATCAATAGCAAGATGATAACGGATATTAACCTTGACCCCGGAAGAAGCAGTCCGCTGTCCCCAAACATAAAAATCATTCTTCACGTTCGCATAGTTGGGATTGCGGGAAAGCTGGGTTGTGGTGTCTAGTGAGGTCAATGAATAGAGGAACTTAGCATTGTTGTAAGAACGCACATAGTCGGCTGCGGATAGTTCCTCTAGAGGGCTGGCAGTGTTGAGATAGTTCTTAATCTCTTGGAAGATAAAGTTACCGTCAATATCATAGTAATATTCAAAATTACCTAGCGTCTTGACGATTTTATCCAGCAAAGAAACTACGGTCTCACCAGCGTTTAGTACAAGTTCACCGGGATAAGTGAAATCGGTATACTTATATCCTGCATCCTGTCCATAGCTGTACATATGCGGGAAGTCTGGGTTGTCTCCACTAAAGCTCAAGCTTTGATAATCACTAGAGAAGTATACTGGAGCATCACCAACATACTTAACCAACAACTTAACCTGCTCGTCGATATCTGTGATGATGATACGATTAGCATTCTCTCCACCCCAGTGGTTAACTGCTTCAAAGATAATTTGGAAGATTGTGGGACTCTAGATCTCAATATCCCCATTATCTTGATATATTAACTTCTCATGGAAGGTTGTAGACGCCGGCAAGGTCCCGCCCGCAGTTCCATCTAATAGACACATTTTATCCTTACCATTGATGGAGATAGACCATCCACTGGTAGAACGTGAAATGTTTGCACCAGATAGTACAAACAGACCGCAAGGGAACCAAATAATCTCGCCATAGTGAGCATAACTCTTTAGGGGATTTTTATAACCCACATAGACTTTGACTTTCTTGTTAATAGAAATCTCATTATCTATGTTTTCAAGGTCGCTATTCTCGGCGGAGGCCAGCATAGTAAGGTTAATGGTTCTTCTAACAGAAGAAGAACCATTAACACTTAAACTACCAGCCGTAATGTTTCCCTATATCTCCCTAATGGGAGTTTCATCCTTGAAAGAAAGAAGAACAATTTTAGCGTATTGTGTACGCATATGTAGCTTGTCTAACTTCTGTAAGAAGTCCATGTCATTTAGATAGCCAAACATTACATTCTTTCTCCTTTCTTATTTCATTCTTGTCTAGCTTGTTAGACACTTATAATCAACGATAGCATGTTGTGCTTTCGGTAGGTTGATATATCTTACAAGACCATCCATTGGAGATAACGTGTATCGTCCAGTAGGACCAAGTCGAACTGTTTGCGCAGTCTCCTTACTTGTACCAATCTCTAGCTCGGTATATGGGTCAGCCTCAATGGTGAAAGAGATAATATCAGAGAAGGTATAGTAGATTGTACCATCGGTCCAATTACCATCATCGTCTAGATAGAATCCATCCTTTACAAGATAAATATGCTCTACCATTTTACGAGTCTCTTCCTTGATAATCTCATACAGATTACGCGTTTTATAGAGGTTATAATTTGTACTATCTACAATTACGTAATAATACTCATTCGCTTTATCCCAAGCATAATCGGTTTCAAACTCTACCGCACTACCAAAACTTGGGTCGCTAAGCTTGGCGGGAGGATTCGTACCATACACACGATAAGGGGCTTGACCCTCGCGATAGTCAAATATATATCGCTGCAAGATTGCTTTATCGTCAGTAAACACACCAGAAATCTATCCCCAGACATGAGACACGTCAATGGAAGCAACTTCTTTGGCTTCCTCATTACGGCCTCGAGTTAGAGAGACAGTGTAGTTAATAATAATTGGGTATGGCGCAGAAATAATCGACAGTGACTGAATACCACCCTCGACGGCATAATACCTATTTGGAGCTACGACAACTTCAGCACCATTGACTGATAGTCTCGCAAAGCCGCCAGCCGCAGACGTATTCAAAGCAGTCTGCAAGCCTTCATAGTAATCAATCTGCTCCTATAATTCTTTCACCAGCTCTGTATCTCCAGCTTCCTCTGCCTCTTGTTTATTAGCTTCCAGCTCATATCGTTTACCGAGCACATCCACTTCTGGATAACGCTCTACCCAGAAAGAATTGATTTGCTGCAGATTAAGCTGATACTTGCCATCACCAACGATAATTTCCTCTTGTTGTCGCACAAGACTATAAATATCTTTGTCGGCTGGATAAGAAGAGGTATCACTAGCGTAAACACCTGCAATCTGACCAAAAGCATCATCAACTTCCACAGACTGCTCTTCCGTGAACTCACCAATGTGTATAATACCTACCTCATTTAAAGCCTCTAAGGTGTTTTCCATTACCTCATAGGCCGTGGCAGAAAAATCAAAAATCATGCGCCCCAAAGTTGCATTTGGCGTCATTGATACATTCAATAAGCCAATAACAATGTTTCCCTCAGTTGGAGACTTGTAAAGCTTATAATCAAAGTCGTTAAGAAACTCTTCTACCTTCTCGCGGAACTTTCTCTCGATAAAGACATTATCCTCTGTTAGATTAGTGTCAATATCAAAAGAGGTGATAACAACCTAAGAACCTCGTTCTCCTTCTGTTTTGAACTTGTCAAAAGGAACGATTAACTCATCTTTGAAATAACAACCGCCTACACTGGTAGAGAAGAATGTATCGTCTTTATCCATCTGATAACTGATAGTACCAGAGATAGGGAATTCCGCATAATGAGCGTGTCCATTCTTGACCAAATGTGGATACCGATCGCCCAGAGTATCCTGTTTACTAGCCAAGACGGTATGCTTAAAAGTATTTACCTTTTGATTGAGAGATAGCTTAAGTTGAATACCATCTCGATAGATGTATGAATACTCAAAATCTACGCTTACTGGCTGATTATATTCTATCATTGTACTGCGTAAACCTTGAGAGTTCTGATACTGGAATCCATACTTATAGCGTACTCCGCTCTCGATTGTAAAATCGAAATACAAAGGTTTATCTTCTGTATAACTACCCTCAAATAGATTAAAATACTTAATATCCTCATATACACCATAGTTACTTTTCTCGGAAGTTCTTGTTAACACATAACAACCGGTCAAAGCCATTGGAGTATTAGTCATTGGATATAGACACACCTTAATGCAACCATTATCTCGGCAATAGATATCCTAATTACCTTTAACTACCATACCAACATTCTCGATGGCTTCCAAATAAGTTTTCTTTACCTGGAATGAATATTCCTTATAGGCTTCATATCCATTGATAGTTACAATGGTAAAGCGCACCTTATAGTTTGCATTATTGGTCAGAATAGTCTTAAATCTGTAAGAAATACTCTGATTAACCGCGGCAATCCAGTCTGAGGTCTCTATAAAGCTATCTTCCTCGTCATATAAGTCAAACTTATATTTGTCGAGAATCTCATTAGAATTCCCGCTTATAGAGTAAACACCCGTAAATAAAGGTGTTAACGAGTTTTCAACATTCGTGGTATTTACAGTATCAGGTTTTGATACTCCTGCGTTAGCTATCTCAACAACCGGAGAATCAATAGCCTTGATTACCATAACAGTAGACCACTCAGAGAAAGTTCCTTCTTCAGTTTGCTTCTTTTTCCAGTCTGCGAAATTAATGGGTTGACCCCTTACAATTTCGTATCTTTCTGTAGTACCGAAACGAACCTAAATTTTGTAACAACGACCAGGGGTCCAATCTTCCCTTAAGTCGTCTCTTGTAATCTCAGTATAGTATAGGCCTTCTCTGCCGCCATCCTTCATGGCATCACTAGCATTCTTGTAAATAATACCATCTGGATATATAGCAGTTTTAACAATGCTCGAATTAGATAGCTAATCCACCACTCTAATCTGCACATGCCCGATACTATTTCTACCAGTCATACTTTGTAGAGTGTAAAAAACAGAATAGTTCTTGCTACTAGCCAAGAAAGCTGGCTATGTACTCGCCAAAGTAGGCGGATAAATACTAATTGGCATATATCTTGCGCCTCCTTTTTCTCAATGTTCCTACTAAACCTAAAAATTCAATAAGACAAATAAATTGCTTTCGCCCATAAATAGAGAAAGCGAGGGTTAATTACCCTCGCCATCCTCCACCATAAAGTATAGAACATTCATTACACTTAATGGAATATCATATCCCGTCAACTTATCAAGAGCAAAAGTAACGAGAGGCATACTCGTAGTTACCGCCAGCAAGTCTTCCAATTCTTGATTAACGGCTTGTTGCTTCTCCTTGGGAATGTCATAATATGCAGTGCCATTCTCGTCATCCATGGCAGCTGTACCATATCGCTCAAGAATATTCAAACGTTCTTTATAAATATCCTCAGCAATAGGTTGAAGTGTCTTGAAGTTTCGCACAACTGCAAAAGATACAACCGCGGGAAGGGGCATTGAATCTTGCATAAGCGTGCTTAAACCCTCGATATTTTCTAGAACTTTCTTGTTTGTTAGTTTCATAGAATTAACTCCTTTTTCTCTCATGGCGAAACTGCGTCTGCCAACGCCTCAAATAAAGCTGCGCTAATCAAAGTGCTATTCGCTGTGACACTCGCAGTCCCGCAAACACTTGCCATACTATTATAAATAGCGGCAGTTATCCAATCACCTGGCGACACCTTAAGGTAGTTATAAGAACTATACTAACTTGATTGATTGCGCCAGCTTTTATATTTACCAACCTAATCAGCAAGCCTATTCCAGTTAGCGGCTGTGGCATAGTCCGCTATATATTTACCAGGAGAACATCCAAAAGACCAAGCGGTTGGTTGTGTATATACGGTTACACTATCGGAAGCGGAACCTAGATTTACTGTGGTTGTAGTCGTGGTTGGTCCAGTAGTCGTGGTGGTTTCTTTATCTTCATAAATTGGATTACCATTTTCATCCTTGCCAGTTTCTACTTTTTCAGTGGTAGTGCTCCAAGACTTCTTAGTCGTGGTTTTAGTACACTTTACACTCAGTGTACCCCGAACGGTATTGCTGGTTCCCGCAGACAAGCCAGTAAAAGTATGAGTAGGTTCTTTGCTACTCGCAGAACCGCCATCGCTGAAGCTCCAGGTCCATATTGTATTACTGTATGAAATCGTGGTTTCAGAACCATTTTTGCTATCTCCGGTGGTTGTAGTACCAGCATCACTGGGATAAGGCCAGTCCCAAGCGCTACAACTAATTGTAGCGCTTGTCTGCTTGACACTTGAATAAGAAGGCTGATTTAATGATACAGAACCCATTTAATCTCCTCCTTAGGCAAATTGAGCGTAGATACCGGTCTGACGCTCTTTTGGAATAGTGCAACGAAGATCTCCGTTTCCAGAACCAAGCGCCCATCCATCGCCTAAGACTATTGCTCCAAGTGCTTTTATAGCCACGTTTCGAGACGAGTCTATAATGATACTCTTCTTTCGATCGGTAGTTTGCAGTCCCAAGTTATTGGTTGTCTACTGACCATCAGAACCGTTAATCATACCAACCGTACCGATAGAGTCGTTGGCTCTCACTGTTGCTCCAATAATATTCCCATTATCATCATATTGATAGGTGATGGTAGTAGTCTCAATCTCAAGCTCACTCATAGTAGCATGACCATTAGAATATAGTGAGATATAATCGGAGAACAGACCATTCGAAGTGATTGCCCAACCACCAATACTACCGCTGTTACAGGTAAGTGTAGTAGCGTTGATTGTACCACTAATGCTAGCATTTGATGCTACAATTCTACCACTAGAGTATAGATAGGTATTGCCAGCATACAGAGAAGAGCTAGTAATTGTCCAACCACCAATCTTACCGCTATCTGCTGTAACCTTACCATCAATGTCAGCGTTCTTACAATATAGCTTACCATCACTCTTAACGTAGAAGTAAGAAGAACCGCTAAATGTTGGTGTATTACCAGGAGTGCCGCTATCCGCGCCAGACCAGAAGGTAAACGCGCCAGCGCTTGCCATACCAATCTTATTGGTAGCATTTGAGAAGGAGGTTTTCTTAAGTGTCCAACCACCAATATTACCTTCCTTGGCATACAAGGCGCCCTTCTTCGATACTGCAAAATAGCTACTTGCCGCACTTGCGCTACTGGCATTACCAGCCCAAATGGCATAAGTCTCGTTGGGGTCGCTATTTAACTCTACTCTTGTTGAACCGCTACCGCTATACAAACGGTTTTTCTCGATAACCCAACCATCGGTACTACTCTTACTTGAGCAACCTATTCTACCCGTGGTAGCATAGATTGTACCCTCAATCTCTGCGTCAATGGCACTCATTACACCAGCATAGGTAACGGAGAACTTACCTCCACCCACCTTTATAGCATAAGTAGTTTTATTGGGGTTAAGGTCAGCAAGAGTAATAGTCATGCCGACTTCACTATCACCACCGCCACCGCCGCTCAATTGTGCGGAAGTGCCGTCGATAAGAATCTAACCGCCACCGCTCTTCGCACCGAAGAACGCCTTACCATCTTGCATCAATCCAAAGGTATTGACACCAGCTTGGTAGCCGTAAAGACCAATCTTATCTTGTCCACTATCCTTGCCCATGACAACACCAGTGAAACGATTAGCGCTATCCTTCGCACCCGCACCAACTTGTGGAGCGAAGATATAGTTCTCATTCTCATCAAGCTTTAATGCCGTACCATCCCATCCATTGATTGCCTCATTACCGTAGGTATCGAGATACATAACAATAGGATGAATGAGCTTGGCATCAGAGTTTGGAATATTGAAAGATAGCACACCAATATTACTCTCGCTGTTTTCTTTCACATTTTCGAAAATAAAGGTTGGTGCAGCTTCCAAATATTTCTTGCTATCTCGCTCAACAATAGTCAAAAGATTGGTGTTGAGTGATTGAATGTTGTTATTGTACGCTACATCTTTATAGTAGAAGTTAATATCATTGCTGTAATAAGAGGGCGTGAGGCCAGAAGAAGTGTACTTGATATAAGAAGGCACATCATCTATGTTAATGTCGGAAGCAACCGCATCTCCGACTATCACATCAATAGGATAAGAAGCATAGGTCACAATCTTGTCATCATTGGCATCGGTGACAGTAACCTGCACCTTAACATAGAAAGCTAATTCTTTGCTTGTGGTATCCGCGGAAATGGTAGGTATACCGCGCGCTACAACTTGATTAGAAGTAGTGTCCAGTAAGAGTTTATTCTCCACTGTAACATTACTGCTTTCCCACTTATACTTAAAATTATAGCGGTCATCAAGTTCACCGTTAATCAGCTCACCATCTTTATAGACATAACAATGCAATCGTAAATAATTTTTCCAGCCTGTGTTATAGCGCAGAGGGTTAAGGCCACTTAGTTTGTTACCATCGGAATCGCATGGACGAATCGTGGTGATATAAGTAGTACCGTTAGTGCCCTGGTCGCCATCTTTCAAGAAAAGAATTTCTTTATTATAAGAATATTCATCTCCAGTAATAGTGGTAATACGCATTATAACACTATTGTTATTGTAATTAACTTTATACTTCTATTTAATATTATAGTGTAAACATTCTTGTGTGTCAACCCAAAGGCCGGCCATCATGGAATTATCAGGATTATGAGCTTGATCTTTTGTTTTTGGCAACTCGACTTCGTTTCTATCCTCATCAAGCACCCACCATGTAACCTTAAAAGCAGATGCGTAGCCATTCTTCCACTCTACTTTAGCCTACAAGGTTCGCTCTTTTTCAGAGTCCTCGATGGTAATATCGCCATTAGCATCATATCTAAAGGTGTCTTCGCCGACATATGTTACGGTTAAGTCCTCCGCGTTTTCACTGCTCGTGATGGTATGTTCGATAGTACCTAAATAGTCACCCGCTTGATTATAAACCTCGCAGTAAAACACCACAGAACTATAAATCAAATAGTCACCTACAAGAATAGCGTTCTAATTTTTTCCTTGCTGCACAGAGCTGTAACTACCGTCAGGATAAGACAAATACCAATTTCCTACCAAGGACTCATCGGTATTTCTTTCTTTAAGCTACAGCTTAATGTCCGCACCCTCAGTAATCTGGGCAATATAATAATCATACTTGCTATTGAGATTTTTGACCTCGATCTCTGCGGTAAGAGTTGTTTCTTCGTTATAGACAACAATCAACTTATATCGCTGTGAGTGGGTGTGTGCGTAATCAGAAGAAGATAGATTTAAGGTGCTATCAGTTGCTCCATCAATAGGCTACCAACCGAAACCTGCGGCCTTACTATATTCCTCGCTGCCAACCATCACGCTCAAATCTCTCTCATACCATTGGCAAGTCACTTTACCTTTGTTGATAATATCCTCACCCTTGTAAATCAATCGACCTACCAGAGAAAGCTTATCAACCTTGTTTGTAAACGCCATACCCCTGGGCGCCGCAATCGTCAAGTAATATGTCACATCGCTAAGGTCTAATTTGTCCACATATTGAAGAACGATGTCCTTTACAAAGATGTTAGCTACATCTGTAATCTCTTTATCTGGAGTTCCATTGTAACCAATAATCTTATCATAGACGAAGTTTTCTTGAAACAACTTAATAGATTTAAGTCCTACTAAATAGTTCTTTTGCGCTTTAATCACGATTTCTTGCGGTGTGTAGACAGAGAAACCGTACGGGTTACCATTAAAGTTAGAGCATTGTAACTTGTAAGATACGCTACTATCATCATTGGTATAAAACTCCACCTCGATACCATAGTTACCTTTAATATGCGTGCTGTGGAACTGCGTTAAGAACGATGCCTTAAGACGAATATACTCGTACTGAGAAGAATACTGATGAAACATTCCATGGTAACCATCGGGCTGATACGTATCATTGTTCTTGAAAATAGACACCCAACCCTTGTTCTCCAGATCGGAAGGCGCGCCCGCAATCACACCATAAGAACTTAATCTATCATAAGCGCCACCATAAAGCTCGTCAAAGTAAGGTGAAATCTCGATGATAGAGTTAGATAACTGCATTAGCTGAGCTTCATTAAGCGAGGTTGAAGTCACTCTAGAGGTAATAATCTTCTTGTTCGACATATCACCCTCTGGAATCTTCACATAGACAGCCTCGCCTACTTTATATGTCTAGGAAGTATCTTCCGCATAAGCCAAAACATGAGCGCCATTCAGGGTGACTCGATATTCTCCAGTATCAATATTCTCAATACTATATATCTTGCCTTGCTTGGTTTTGTCATATTCAAGCTTTGAAATCTTTTCATCTACAACAATCTCTACCGCTTGTAGGACTTGTTCAGATATATTGTTCATGTCTTGTCTCCTTTCTCTCCTTGAAGGAGGAGGAAGGGGTTATCCCCTTCCTCATTCGCGTCTCCTTCTAATGTATTGGGAAGCATCATTACTAAGGTTGCTAAGAGCTTCCGCAATCTCGTTACGGTCAGTTGCATTGGGGAAGACCGCTTCGATGTGTACCTCTTGTTGCAGGGTATCACCAATAGGTTGAATACTACCGGCACCGCCGATACGCTCTTTCATAAGTCCCATACCTGCGGCCACAGAGCTATCGAGCGCTCTTTCGATTGCTGCAAAGAATTCTGGACCTAGCATACGCACCGCATTAACGGCCGCAAGAATATTATTAGTATCCTCTTGGTTGAGCACAAGCTCCTTCTCGTGGAGGAAAGCAAGTCTTGCACTATCGAACTCTCCGGTATAACCACCAGTGGCGAAGCCGGCCTCACGTACTAGTCGATCAACCGTATCTTTCCACGCGGTACCGTTGTGATGATAATTCCAGTTATCTTGTGCCAAAGCATCATTCAAAATGCCTTGTGCGACGGAATACATACCAGGATACATACTCTCAACCTGCTGTCTACGCACAGGGTTATTGTCATAAAGGCCAAGACCCATATCGTAAACCAGCTAAGACATCTGAGTAGCGCTCATGGCACCACCAGTACCAACACCCGTAGGCTCAGTTTGAGGGGTATCCGGCGTATCTGGGGTTGTAATCTCTGGTACTTCCGGTGTGTTATCTTCAACATAAGATTGCTCTACCTGTGCGGCCTGTTCCGCAGCAAGCTGTGCCATTGCCTGCGCAACAGCAAGATACTGCTCTGCCAGTAGGCTCAATTCCGCAGACAATGCAGCTGCCGCATCAACCTGACCCCACAAAGCCACAGCAGCTTCCTCGCCACGACTACGCAATTCGTCAGTGGCATCAGAAACTATGTCTGTTTCATCAGCAAGATCGCCCAGAGTGGTACCAGTTTCTCTTGCTACATCTTCAACCTTATCTTGATAGCTCTGGAAATTACCCTCACATTGCTCTAACAGGCCTCTTAAATCTGTCTCAAAGGTTTCGGTGTTTCCAGTCATGAGTTCTAGGTCTTCAGCATACTTATTTTCGAATAGATCAATCAGTTCTGTATTGCTTGCTACAATATCCTTAATTGCCTCGTTATTGCCGGATAAAATATCAATAATGCTTCCGCCACTATCTTCCACAATTTGCTGAATTTCCTCAGATGTTAAACCTGTCAAATCTGTGATAGTATCGCCCATTAAGATGGCGTTGGTGAGCAGAGACTCATTGCCAGCTTCTGTCATATCAGACACCGCGACCTGCTTTTCTTCCTCAAGAGATTTAATCTTGTCGGTATAATAAGCATAAATCTCGGCAGCCCTATCGGCACGCTCTTGGTCTGTTAGCGTCATATCATTATAGATTTCAGCAACAGCATCAGAACATTCTTGCCACAGGCCAACAATCTCACCAGTAACATTGGTCACTTGCTCTTTGGCAATATTATACCACTCGTTCTGAGCAGTAATTAGATCTTGCTCTGCCTATTCTACCTAGCCCGGGTCAGCGGTATACTGGTAATTCCAGTTACCTTGACGGTCACGAACAAGTTGGAGATTATTCTTGGCATTTTGAGCATCTTCAAGAGCGATTTGCGCTTGCATAACCTGGTACTTAGCTTCAAGAATCTCAAGGTCATACTTGGATAACTTGCCACCCTCACGACGCAAATCAATCTCTTCTTGTAGAGTCTTAAGGCGCTCTCTGGTAGAAGCGCTTGTCGCTTCGTCGATATCTTTCTGAAGCTTATTATACCAAGAGGTAACCTAATAAGCTTCATTTACCTTATCGAGATAACGCTGCTCTGCTTCGATATAATGGTCATATTTATCTTGCAATAAATCAAGACCTAAGCCATTAGAAGCCGCCTGTCCAAACTCATACACGGCACGTTCAATCTGTTCAAGATACATCTCTTGTGCAGTCTCCATCGCTTCTTGAGCAAGAGAAAGATAGGCTTCTTGAGCCTCGTTGAATTCCTCAAGATATGCGTCACGAGCCTTTAACAAACGATCATGCTCATTTGTTCCCTCTTGACCACCTGCGGCGAGATAGGCATCTAGTTCTGCCTGAGCTTGCGCTAGGCGCTGTCTGGCTTCATCTGCCCATTTCTTATTCAAGACTGCATTTGCGGTCTGGGCTTCTAGTCGCTCCCCAAGGTTACGCTATAAAGTTGCAAAACCGCTAGCAGTTTTATTCGTCACACCTTGCAATGCATAAAGTTCCTTAATGGTCTCTAGCACAGAGGTATTGTGATCAAGCTAATCAGTAAACTTGGCAAACCGATCGGCGGCCGCATTTACGGCCTCTGGAATAATTTCCTCGATGGTATCAGCCCACTCGACAATGGCTGCGGCAGAATCAAGAATCTGGCCCTGGAGCTCTTGAATGTCTTCCATAACAGCCTCTTCGTCTGCGTATGGGTCAGACAACATTTCTTGCAGGCCCTGCCACTTCTCGACATAATCGCCAAACATATTGGCTTCTCGACCGGCCAAATCGGCACTCAGTTTCTCATACATCTTAAAGTGGGACAGATAGTCACCCTATGTTTCATAAAACTCTTTCCAGAATTCGTCAATGGAATCCTTCATGCTCTTTACATCAAGCACAATTTCGAGTTTATAGTCGATTTCTTGCAGCTTAAGATCAGACAGCTCTCTTAAACCATCAAGAAGAATTTGTTGCTGCTCGTTAACAATATCCAATGTATCTTCATATTGAGATACAAAGTCCTGCCATTGAGTCCAACGCTCTTCTGCCGCTTCGAAAACTGCTTGCTGAGCTTCAAGCTCATCTGCGGCCGCCTCTTGCTTAGTGGCACTCATTGCATTATATGTCTCAATATAGGCATTATATGCATTTAGGCTAGCTTCATAATAAGCAAGTTCATTGGCCTACAATCTATCAAAGTTGGCAATCTCGCCATCCTCATCAAAGATAGCTACATCATTACCACCAGCGCTTAAGAAATCCTAAAGAGCTTTTTGGTCTTCCTTTAGCCATTCATTGGCTTCTTCTAGCTTGATATTTTGATTTGCAAGCTAGGTGTTTAGCTCTTGCTCACGCTTAGTAAATAGCACAAGTTTATTGGAACCATAGGCCCTATCGATCTATGTACCAACTTCCTCGAGCTCTCGTTCCTGAGCCTCAATAACACGATTGATGCGATGGTAACGTTCTGGCTCTGCGTTACCTTCTTCTTTATCTATCTGCTTAGGCTTAGAAGAACCTCCACCACCGGGAGAGCCGCCACCCGCATTTTTCTTAGAGTAATTATTATAGTTACCAGTAGCCTTCTTGGTAATTCCATCAATAACAGGAGTTTTACCATTAGTGGTCATGGCAATAGCGTCTACATAACCCTCTGCTTCATAATATCCATCTTGATAAGTGCGAGTACGGGTACGAATAACCGTATTACCATTATCATCCTCGTATGTACCGGCATCAATAGTTTCAGTTACATACTCAGGAACTCTCTGCTTTGTGAGCACAGGCTCTGTTTTGAAATTCGCCTCAAAGCCCATTGCATCAAACAAAGCATTGACTTGGTCAACGGTCATTCCAGCATCTGCTATCAACTGTTGAGCCTTGGTGAGGAATTCTCCATCATCTAGAGAAACACCAACATCGATATCTGGAATTAAGGCCACAAGATTTTGATAATCTGCTAAGATTGTAGCCGTTTCATCTTCGCTTAAGCCATTCTCAACAACGATTCTAGCAATGATGTCATTGCCCAGCTTACTCTTTAAGTTATCAATTGCAGTTGCACTACCCGTAGCAGCTTGCTCAATAAGATCAAGATTCTGACTAATAAAATCATTAGACACGTAATCTTCACTAACATCAAGCAAGTTAGCAACAGCAGTACGGCAATCTTGCATCGCTTCCGCAAATTCTTCACTATCTTCAGACGAGTTCTGAATAATATCAGACCAGTCTTCGAAGTTGTTGGACAAGTCCTCAATGGCATCATTCATTTTCATGATACCCTTGGCCACGATGCGAGCTTCGTTATCGCTCATTTCATCGTTAAGACCTTCCATTTCATCAGCAGAAGTTCTTAGATAGTCCGCAAAATCTTCCCATTCTTCTGGGTCAAGCATCTCAGTATCAGATGCTCTATCAAGATTAACAGCAGCCTATGTATAAGCCTCAGTAGAGATGATACCATCATCAAGAGCTTGCTTCAAATCGTCTAGGTTATCATAAGAACTTGCAATAGCAAGATTCCATGCTCGAGCTTCTGCCTCATTCGCAGCGATAGTGTCACTCAGTCCATTAAAGGCTCCGCTACATTCGCCAACCATTTGGGCAATTTCATCAAGACCATCGTCGAAAGAGCCAGCCGCCAAATCTTGATACCACTCATCCAACTTCATCTTGGTTTCATCTGTCTGGTCTCCCAGTAAACGAATTATATCAAGCTGTTGTTGAACAGTGGTGTGGTCATACTTCCAATCACCATTTTCATCTTGGTAATTAGCTTGCTTAGTTAGATTATTGAAATCATAACCTTGCAGATTACGATACTCCTGGTTTCGAGCTTCCAGGGTATTCATACTTTTAGTGGCTTCATCCAACAAGGCTTGCTGAGTAGCTTCCTTAAACTCGGCCGCGTTAGCGGTAAGTTTATAGGTGCCATCAAGCATCATGGTGAAGTATTGCTTAGCGCCTTCTCCAAGAGTATCATAATCCTCTTTAGAAATTGTATCACCAGTGGCAATACCATCCATTACCTCGCGAATAGCCGCATACTTAGTTTGGAAACTCTCTAAACTACTTACTACTTCCTTAATGCCTTCTGCAAATTCCTCTAAAGAGCCTGCTTCATGGGCAGCGATAGCTTCATCAAGCTTGCCATAGGCAGAAGCAAGAGCAAAGATATCCGCAACATCTTGCATTTCAGAAAGTGTAAGATTACTTAAATCAGCATCCTCAAGAGCCTGCTATACAGAACGGGCATACTCTTTTCCGACATTATCCATGTCATCTCGAGTATTCTCAGCAGCATTGACAACACCATCAACAAACTCGTTAACAAGTTCTTCTCCAACCTCATCAATACCAATACCTTCTTGAGCAGCAATAATAGCCTTAATTGCTTCTTCTCCACCGAACTGACTAATCACTTCATCAGCAGTGTCATAATCAGCAAGAGCATCTCTTAGGGAATTACTAAAATCACCCTGGGCAATATAATTGAGTGCGCCTTCATCAAGGTCTTGCAATTGTGTCTTGGCACCCTGTGCGCTATCACCAATTTCGTCAAGGGCTTGAGCTGCTGCAATCATGGCAGCAATTTGCTCAGCATTATATACAACTTCTTGTCCTTGAGAATTTAGGAACACAAGACTGCGGTTATTATCGGTACCACGAACTGCATTATCAGTTTGAGCACTGACGTCGTAGCCGGCATCCCGCAAAGCGCGTAAGGTCTCTTGATAAATGGAATTTCCAGAACTAGAGGCTTTGTTGATACCGCTACCAGTAAGCTTATCTTCCCATTCATCTGTCAATTCTTGAGTAAGCGCATCAATTTGACCAGTAACCATGGTTTGAACAGCTCTATCAAGAGTGGTTTGAGCCACGCCAAGAACCTGTTCAACTTGCATCTGAGTGATAAGATTAAACTTCTCACCCGCGGCGACCGCGCTATCGGCCATGCCCTGAATAGCAGTATACCATGTATCGATGGTATCTTCGGAATCAGAAATTGAGAATCCAAGCTTTCTTAGAGCAGGCACCAACTCTTGTTTGGATAGCTTAGCCAACTCTTCATAATTAGCAAGGAGTATATCTCTATCGCCACTGTCGCTTGTTTCATCTCGATAGCTATATGCCTTACGGCCTAAGGCCATTGCATCAGCACGAAGCTGCATATCTGCGGCATACTTTTCTGCGGCAGATGCTGCATAAGTGAGATTTTCAGCACGTTGATCGGCGCGATCTTGCAAACCGGTAAGAGCGTCTCTATTTAGAGTACCATCACTATTGCGCAGATTTGCTAGATCTTCAGCACTTAGCTTACCAGCATTATTGAGAACCTCAATGGCTGCTTCATTAACCTCTTTAAGGGCATCACGCCACTCTTGAGTACCTTCAGTACATTCTTCTAGTTTCTCTACCGCACTATCATAAGCATCAATAGAAGAACGGAGTTCATCAGCTGCCCGCTTTGCTTCATCTGCGGCCTCCGCGGTTTCACGCGCTGCTTCAGCTGCCTTTTTAGCCGCATCGGCATCGGCATTATAGGCCTTAACCGCTGCATAAATCGCAGCTGTCAATGCGGCTATGACTGCAACGGCCGCGAGAAGAATAAGATTATTGGCATATTTAGCTGCCGTATTAGCAATGGTTTTAGCGGTGTCATCAGAAGTCGCTTTAGCAGATAGTTTCTTTGCTATTGCACTTGCCAATGTAGCAGATACTGTCTTTGTTTCAACCAATGCTGCTTGGCCACCTAAAACCACGCTTATCTGTCGTTCTTTATTGAGTGCTCCAAAAGCCATGCTAAGAGTGGGTAATAGCATACTTAAGCTAGTAAGAATAGTTACGAAACGCTCGGTATTAGACATATCTTCATCGCTAAATACTCGTCCAAGACTCTAAAGAGCGTTAATTCCCATGGTTACTTGTGACAAGACACTACCAGCATTTACCAATGTTTCTGCCCAATCCTTAGCTTTTAGAGAGCCATTACTCATGGCGTTTTGAGCTTCCTACATTTTTCCTTCCATCTGTGTAAGAGCATCATTAAAGGCTTGTTCAGATACTGCTCCGGCTCTGAATTGTGCTACCAAACGTGTTAAGTCGTTCTAAAAACGTACATTGTCCTCACCCAAAGCCAAAATCACCTGGCGAAGTCGGTTAACTCGCTCTGTAGACGACTGAAGCTCTGTGTTGAACTTGCCGTTGGCAGACAAATATCTTTCCACCTAATCATCAGGCATGTTCTGGGCTACTAAGCCAAGAGAGCGTGCTAACTCGATACTTTCTTGAGATATTCCGCTTGTACTCTAACTTAAAGATCTTTGTAGCTGGCGATATTTTTCTGATTGAATTGCAGCCTCTTTTAATCTTGCGATAAGTGCTACTAAAGCTCGTTCATTAGAAGTAACACTAGAATCGTTAAGAACGGCATTTATATCTTTTTTAATAACGCCCATGCCTTGCTGCACTCTATTCGTAAGATTACCAGAGGCATCGCGCTGGAATGTAGCTCCTCTAATTTGGTTCCGCCAGTTTTGTTGAGACTCTTGGTTCATATGCTCTGTCAGTCTTTCGGTCAGTATTTCTGCCTACTGTCGAGCCTGATTTGTTTGTTGTGCCATTGTGTTCAAGATGTCTTGACGCACCGCAGCTTCTTGCACCAAAGAGCGCAATTTCTCTGCTTGGTAACTACTCAGCTCTAATTCATAGGCGTTCGCCTGTCCTTGCAACTCGACTAACTTGGCCTCTTGAGATATTCTTTGATTGTCTATGCTATTATCGGAGTTCTGCAAGCTAATCAATCTAGCCATGTCGGCAGCTTCTTGTCTTAATGCTTGCGCTCTCTCCCATTCCTTCTGCTGCATTAAACCAAGGTTGGTAGCCATAGCACGCATACCGCTGGCCATTTGGTCTCCATATACTCGATTCATTAGCAACGCTAATCCCGCCAGCACACCCTGCATTCCACCCAAGGAGTCAATTACATCGGCTGTACCACTTAGAATTGGAGTAACTGCATCATCAACACTAATAAAGAAGTCAGGATTGATTAAACTGTCATAAATGTCTTCAGTCGCTGCTCTAACTCTATCACGAGCGCCTTCCCAAGACTCTGCATAAACATCGGCTTGTTCATTTAGTGCACCAGTAGCACTTGTTGCAGTAGCTAGATTATCTTGGAAATCATCCCAGTTCTCCATTAGGTTAATAAATTGAGTATACTGACGTACACCAGCCACGGTTTGAGCGAGTGCCATTTGCTATGCCTTAGTTAAAGTGCTCCATCTCTCAGCGGTATCATCCAAGATGTTATCCATCTGTTTAAGATTACCATTAGCATCAAGAATCTATACTCCAACCTTAGCAAGGGCTTGAGAATATTTATTTAGGTCTACTCCATCTTCTAAGGTTTCACCTAAAGACAAACCTTGGAAACGAGTAAATAAAGTACGAAGAGCAGTACCCACAATACTTGCACTTTCGCGAGTATTAGCAGTAAGTGTTGCAAGAGCGGAAGCGGCATATTCGTAACTTAAACCTACCGTTCCAGCTACGGCGGCAAATTTCTGCAAGCCAGTTGCAATTTCATCAGAACTGGATGCAGTAGCAGCACCAAGAGCTACCATTACATCGGCGTAATATTCAAGAGATTTTCCGCCCTCTTCATAGAAGTTATTCCATACGGCGGTAAGCTGTTCAGAGACCTCTTCTGCAGCCTGTCTTGAAACATTGGCCATCTTAATAGTGGTTTCAGTTCTACCTTTAACCTGTTCATCATCAAGGCCTTGCTGATAGTAAATTAAAGATGCATCAGTATAGTCAGTAGTAGTAGTGCTTAAAGCCTTCGCGGCCTCATTTGCGTATGCCGCAAACTCTTTCATTTCATCAGTGGACTTAAGGGTAACAATACGAATATTGTTGAGCGATGTGTCAAGACTCTTGGCATAACCATATGCAGTTTCAAGCTATCCCACAAAACCGTGCAAAACACTAGAAGTTAATTGCCAACGCATAGTATTCTTCATGGTTATCCATAATTCATCCATTAACTTACTGGTTCTGCGTAGAGGGGTCTCAGCTTTCATTATAGCACTAGCTACACTAAGGAAAGCCTCTTGACCACTTGGTCCCAATGCCTCTAGAGTACGATAATATTCTGTCAAAGTGCGATTACTATTTTTTAAGTTATCATTGAATTTCGTTAAGTCAATAGAATCTCCTTTAACATTCATGGCGCTTTCCAAGTTGCGCTTCAATTCCAGCGCCGCTGTTGAAGCTTGCTATAAACTTGGTACCATGGAAGATTGTGTACTAAGATTGCTCAAAGAGCTTAGCGCTTCTTTGATAGCAGCCTAAAATTGGTTAGTATCGGCTGTAATACCAATCTGGTAATTCAATCTTTTAGCCATGTCCTTTTCCTCCTTTGTCACATATGCAAATAAGGCTCTTGAGAATTAAATCCCAAGAGCCTTTTCAATTCTCTACTTAATCTGACTTTTCTATTAAATAGATTAACCTTTTCCAACCACATCTTTGATGACAGATAGCTGCTCAAGACCTTCACCATTCTTGATTTGTTCCAAGATGGTGGTAATCTGTTCATCAAGACCGGTAGCACTATTGCTCATGCTCTGAATAATACCGGCCGCAGAAGTGTTGTATCTTGCAATGTCTGCAACAGTCTCTTCCACCAAGTTCTTAATGAAGACCAGTTCGCCTTCAGGAATAGCATCCAGAATATCCTCGATTAGACCATTGGTATCAAGAGCATCATACACTTGAGCCACATTCACCATATCCTCTTCGGTAAAAGAAATGCCCGCATACCATCTACATACTGCGATGGCAAAATAAACCTCTACACGCAGAGGACTAAAGGTACCAGTAACCTCATCGAGAGCACCATTTACCACAAACTGAAGCAACTTAGTCTTGTCATCAATAGGCAAATAACTTTGCACTTCAATAGCAGTATCTCCACAATAAATGCACTGGGTCTCGATGCAGGGTTGAATATTCAATTGATTAAAAGCAATCTCTTTCATGCTCAAAACTCCTTTATCACTTTATATTTATATAATACCAGAAAAATTCTCTTATGTCAAGCCTAGCATATTCATGTTAAGGCTGGCAGAAATCGTCAGCCCGTTAATTATACCCTAAACTGTACGACTACGAGTTTCTGCATCATCCCAGTTATTGCTTTTACCTACCCACTGGTTTGTCTTTGATGTGATACCACCAAAAGACAAAGAAACTGGGGAAGCAACATCACTTACCTTGCCATAAGGAATCTATCCAGCTATCTTCTTAATTATGCTAGTAATGGTATATAGCTTACCATTTACCATTAAAAACTGCGCTTTATCTACCTCACCGGTAGACATTAATCCACCAGAACCGCTAATCCATTCATTGAGAAAAGTTGCGGAAATGGTAGACTTAAGTTTCTAGTAACCATCAGGATCACCCCATTGGTGTCCAATAATGTTATATGCAATACCACGAGGAGCAAGCGCAAATTCTCCTAAAATTTCTCCCATATTCATGGAACCAAGCGACACATGAGGTACAATACCTTTAGTATTAGTTTTATACCATTTAACCGACACATTGGTGGCTATCTCTATATTAGTAGTCTAGCCATTGATTGAAACGGTTAAAGATAATGCCTTGCTATTAAGCAAGTCAACCTTAGCGGTCTTACCCTTGGTCTTCTGAGCACCAGACTTCTTAAATGAGCTGCTAACAAGCTTAATGTTACCATTCTTTCCAAGAACCTAATCGCTTATTTTAAGTATCTCATCATCCAAGTTTGGCATGGCAGATTCTAGCATTTGCTTGCCAATCTGCTCTCCTAGCGCGCCAGAAAAGATATTGGTCATAGTGGAACGCAAGCTATCAGAAGCAAGAGTCCCTTGAGTGCCAAGTTTGTCTGCTGCATTATTGAGCCAAGTTAATATGTTATCAATCACTTGCAGTTGTTCTTTTGTAACTGGTGTTGCTGTTTGATAGCCTTGGCTTGAATAACTAAAACTCTTAGGCCCCATCTTTTTACCAATCTTGGTTAATTGTGTAAAAACGTGTTTTGGAACCGCTCCACCAGTCATAGACTAAATACCCTTTACCACAAGATCAAAAAATTCTTGAACTTGTTTAGCTTTTACACGACCATTCTCAAATAATCCATCAAGAGAGTGTGAAGATTGGAGAACCCGCGCGAAACTAGCTGGGTCGCTCGATGACCATGCTGACTGAATGCCACTATCCAGGGCTCCCGCAATTCCCTCTAAAAGTTCTTCCAATAACTTGCCATCTTCAAGCGCTTCCGCAATTTCAAGTGGGCCTGCGGCCTTCTGACCTTTTGTTTCCATGGCCTTGACTATTGCTTGCACTTGGCTAGAAAGCATATCCTCTTTCATATTGCTATTATTCTTCTGCCAGATTGGCGATAAATATTCATCAGTCCTACCTGGCACGATAAGGTTGTAATGGTCTAAGTGGTAAAGAATATACTCTTCACGCAATACTCTATGTACGCTTTCAGTAATGTTTGCCATACTCCGTTACCTCCTTAAAACAAAGAAAAGGGAGGACTAATGTCCTCCCTTTTGTATATTAGATGTAATCCTCTTCGCCATCAAGATCGATCACAGATGGTTCGGTATTATTAGACTCCGCGTTTTCCTCCGGAGTGATTATTCCCCCGCCTCTTCTACCACACAAGCAGCGCGAGAATCCTCGACTTCATCACTTTCATCAGTGATAATTTGGATAGCAGCCAGGACCTTCTTAGTCTTGTCGAACTTGGTATAGTCGGGGAATGCATCCATTACGAAGGAGAAGGTGGAAGGATCGCCGCTAGCAGCCATAGCGAAGTTGAAGTTAGACTGAATCTTACCATTAGGAATGATAAACTCAGCAGGCATATCAACACCGTCAGACTCACGACGGAACAAGGTAGAAGCCTCGAGATAGTAGTTACCAGCGAACTTGTCGGCGGTAATCTCAATCATCTTAGCATTACCAATCTTCTTGACGTAGTAGTCAACAAGAACGACAGAGCCGACCTTTTCGGCTTCAACACAGGTGATGATAGTCTTGCCGTCTGCATACTCAACAGCAGCAGGAATGCAAGGTTCAACCTCAATTTCACCAGCGTCATCGAGCACCATGCAGAAGATGTCAGCGCTAGCATGAGCATACTTGGCAGCATCGGTACCAGTAGCCTTAGCAGCACCAGCCTCATCAGTGGTCCAGCAAGCGATTACAGGAAGTTCAATCTTGTTGGCTTCCTTAATCTCAACCTGGGAAGTGGTGTGAACATAGATTGGAGCGGCTTCGGTTGCCTCAACCAGGCCAGCACCAGAAAGGATTGCAAAGCTCTCAGGAGAGAGAAGTGCATCTTCCATATTGAAGGTTAGAGTACGCTCGCCTTCCCAAGCGATCAAACGAGCATTACCACGGCCACCAGTAGCATAAACAGTGGTAGCAGCGCCTTCAAGGCTGGAGGTCTTCAAGGTATCGAAGTACAGAACAGGTTCGTTCTTGTAGAAAGTGCGATTACCGAGTTGCATCTTTGCCTTAGCGCGAAGAACAACGTCGCAAATTTCACGAACACCAAATTTCATATCGTGTTTCCTCCTTAATTTTTCTAGGATAAAATCAGTACACCTTTATCGCATCGGACATACCACCGCTATTAAAAGCCGTGGGACTCATGGGGTGTAAATCCCTCATCCATGATTCAACGGGTTTATCAGGCTTACCGCCCGCGAGTCTAACGCGCAGGTCAGTATCCCATTCAACATAACTGGTATATCTCTCCATTAGGTCAAACAGTTGGAACAGATTGCAGTTTAAGCACTGCTCGAGTGAAACCACTCCTGCTACTGTCAATACAGATATATACCGAGTCAATACGCTTTCATTGCTTCCCTTATTTTTCAACTCAGCCACTTTGCGGCGGCCTCGCATGAGTTTATCAGCTATTTCTTTAGCCCTTTTGTTGACCGGATTATAGATAATATTCTCACCCTAAAAGATGCTGTTCACACATAAAACATCTTTTAGTACCGCCTAAAAATGATCAAAGTTGTCGTTATCTATCAAGATAGTGTCCTACCCGTCAATCAACCTTAGGATAACACTATTCTTGGTTAATACCGCTGAATGATTTGGGAAAAGCAACTTCAGCAAGGTAATTATAGCAGCCTTCTTGGTTTTGTCCTAAGACTGCTCTAATACTCTCACTAATACTTGAAAATTGCTTAAAGATGATGAAAGACTTTCGTCCTATATTAAAGACTCTTTTTCTAGGCACAAGTATTGTACCGCCATAAAGTAATCCGACTCACCCATAAAAGCTATATCTCTTATGATGGGAGGATGGACAGTGATTTGTAATTCAGGAATAGGAATGTCTACTCCCGCCATAAGAGGTAGTCTATAATCATTCGTCAAGCGGATTCACCTAATCCTCATGACCACGAATGGCTAGGTAGGTCAAGGTAACCCCCGCAAACTCTTCGTCATAGACATATGGCACGGCAGAAACAAACATCAACTCTCCAATACCCGTCAAATGAGTCTTATCAAGCATTGCATCTATCTCTCCCGCAATACGATAAGGACGTAGCTCAAAATCCCCCAAATCCCAGTTGTCATAGTGACAAATGATGTCAATACCGAAAGTGTTATCTCGATATTCGGGGTTTGTTGCATTACGCACAATATTGCCATAAATCAAGCGAAGATAAGTCTTTTCTGGTGCGTCTATCTTAACTTTAGGCACAGATGAAATCTGCTTAGTCTCAAACATTTCCTTAAGCATTTCACCAGTTACTTCTGGTTTACTCTTCCAGTCTCTTGAGTTGTAGCACATCAACTTCAAGACATTTTTATTCGACAAGATTCTATCCATAATCAATGCAGCATCCTTGGGCATACCCAGCAAGCTTGATTTGGGGTACTCAAACGTATTCTTTTTCATCGCTTATCACCTCAATACAAAGACTCTACCACAATGGTTTTTTCCAAAGACATACTGCCCTTAGTCCATTGCAATGTAAATTGTCCGCTCACCATTTTATTCCAAGTCACTGTCACTGTATTGGCATCAATCTGACAAATAGTAACTGGCACATCTTCAAGTACAGTCCACTTACCATCCGGTTCATCGGCTTTGTAAGTTTCTGCAATTTTAGGCTTGATAAATCCTTCGCCTTGAATGCCATCCACATTGGGTATGACTACAGGCTCGATAATCAGGCCTCCTGCAATTTCGTTTTCCACATCATCGGTTTCCCTATTGATGTAGTACTCCTCTGCGTTAACCTCGATAATGTTCTTCATGCTAATGCTATCTGGAGCCTCTACGCGCCAAGCTTTCCCGGCGAATAGGAATTTGCTGTATCTATCAAAAGCTTGAAGAGTTTTTTCATTTCGAGGCATGAGAATATTTAAACTTAGATTAGGTTCATCTATTCTCTATTGGTTCTTCTGGATAGAGGTAATCTGTGTTTCTACAGGACCACGAATTGCGGCCCAGGTAGAGCACCAATTACCCTCTTCATCCTTGAACTTAATCTTATATCGACAACGCCGAATTTCTCCCCTAAAGTAAGCGTCCTCGGTAATCTCTTGGGTGTAGATAATCCACTGTGTGCCAGTCTTTACCCACTCAAACACATCACCTGGCTGATATTGATGCTCATAATCAATAGAAATGATTTTATCATCATAATCCTACTTAACTTTATCTGGGTTAATCAGCGCTCTAGCAATAGGAAAGACACTCATACCAGGATCCATCTGGTCAAGTTCAGCATTTAATACTTGTGCATAATGCTGAACCATCTACACAAAGCAGCCTTGATATGAGTATTTTAACGCACGTTGTAAGGTGCGCCATTTATCTTTAATCATGCGGTCTTCTTGGTGGATACCACCCTACCACTCAAGTCTCGCACGCATCAGGTCTAGATTATTCATCCTTAAGTACGTGCGCGAGTAGGTCAATACATCTAAAGACCGTTTTGCGGTAAAGCATGAAATCTTCGCAAACCTGGGAGGTTAAGCCCTCTAGCTTAGACAACAATACAAGTCCTTCGGGCTTGTATTTGTATATCTCAACGAGGCCACTGATTTCTTCTATTAGAACAGCCAAATGGCTGGCCCAATCTTCACCATTCTCGCGCATGGGGATAAGTTTCCAGAGCTGATTGACTAATCTTTGTAGGTCTTGCTCTTTCACTCGGTAAGAGAAGCCAATTCCATATTTATCGTCAAACATCGAAAGTACTACTTTCCATAAGGGTAGACCAATTAGACTTAATGGAACCCTTATTATCAATCAGCTTTCTACGTTTATACAGGCGTTGCATATGATGTGCTTGTCTTTCAGCTTCTCGCTTCAGCTCCATCAATTTAGCAAGGTGGTTCGCCTGTGATGTCATCTTAAAATCGGCACCCGAATACTTCATTCGAGTGTTTTCAATAGACGCAACTTGACGCTACAGCCAAGTATTATACATCAAGAGAGCAAAGATGTTAACCTCTTCTGACGTAAGATGACACCCGAATGTTTCAGCATTCGGGTCGTAATCGTAAAGAGGGAATCGCGGAAACTCGAACCCTGGAATTGCGTCCAGCAAGATATTTTTCATATCTTTTAGAGTATCCTCGCGTGTCCACTCAAGATACATATCATCTGTAATCTTACCTAAAAATCTATCGTAGATTTCTTCGAAGGAGGTTGGTTCACCCTGAATTGGGTAATTATCCATGATTACTCCTCCTTTACGGTAATAGTGTTCTCCTTAGTGGTTTCTGGCACTACGATTGTGCTATTGGCGCGACGGCCTGCGGGAACGCTAGGTTGTACGCGTCTTTCGGCTTGCTTTGAGGCGCCGTCCGCAGGTTCATCGTAAGCGTGAGACAACTCAATAGCTTTCATAACGTCATAGCCAAGCTGCTCTTTAATAGCAGTAATCTTATTGGTGTCGGCCAGTGGCAACTCCACAGCGAATTTCTTAATCAAGTCCTTTGTGCCGATGGGTGCGAAATCAAGCGCATCCTGGAACTCTTCTAAAGAACAAGACTGCATCCAGCTAGGTAGCTTATCTGCTGTTAACCAGTATTCAATAGGTGGATTGCCATTCAGCAAATAGTTGATAATCTCAGGGTCTTGCACCTGCAAATAATTGAACAGGGTATTTCGTCCGCCTGGACGTTGAGACAAAGCTTCAAGCTCTGCCACGGGGATGTTTTTCTTTACCTCATGTGGCATAAATTCACGACGGACAGCCATTGGACCATCCTTAATGGTATAACCGACACGGCCAGCACTCTTGTTGGCAACAACACAAGTCTCTTTCATAGTTTTTATCTCCTTTTTCTCATATGACAAAAGGGGATAGGGATAAACCCTATCCCCTTTGATAGTTTATTTAATTAGCCCTCTACTGGAGCGATGTTGTCCAGGTGACCCTGGAGCTCGGTGTCAACGTAACTGAAGATGTTGTTAGTCATCATCACACCAACGCCAACCTTACGGTAGACCTGGATGTCACGAGACCAGTCATCATTATCGTTACGCTCACGAATGTGAGTAGTGCCCTCGAAAGCAACCTTTACAGGCTTATCGTTGGCGCCAGCAGGAATAATCCAGCAGTAACCGGGGTCGATAACCTTGCGGCTGTTGGTTTCATCCTCAAGAGACTGAGGAAGAATAACAACGCGGGTGCCCTTGTAGTTAGCGAGGTAGCCCTGAGCCCAACGCTCGTCCTTCATGCGGTCAGAAACCCAACCATCTTCAGGAACGATTTTCACAGCAAACTCACGAGTGCAGTAGATGGTAGGAGTACCATAAGCACTTGCAGTGTTTACGAGATAGTCAAGAGCAGCCTCGTCGAAACCAGCCCAAGATACCTTGTTAGCAGCGGGAAGCTGAGTTACAGCAGCCTGGAGAGCAGCCTGGATCTCACGATAAATGAGTTCCTGCATACCTTCCATGACGATCTGGGTCAGCTCAGCGAAGTTTACACGACCATCAAGATACTCCTCGAAGCCGATGCGAGCGGCTCCGCCGATAGCACTGGTCTGTACTTCGAAGCTCTCAGAACCGAGCTTGAAGGTCTCATAGACACCTGCAAGACCAACGCGAGTAATGAACTGCTTGGCACGAGCATGGCCGGTTCTACGAGTGTAAACAGGGCGGTCACCCTGACCAAAGGTCTTAATCTCAGCGAAGGAACCATACACGTTCAGTAGGCGAGTAGGAACCAAATCATCCATAGTCTCTGCCATCAGAGCGAAGACCATGCGCTTATTCTGTTCGTAAAGTTCATCGGTAGCAGTCAGCTCTCTCAGCTCATTCTGCAGGGTTGCGTCCATAGCAGCATAGGTGAGATTCTCTCCATTGAAGGAATAGTTTCCAGAAGGAGTGCCGTTAGCCACGTTCTTCATGAGTTGAAGCAAATTAGCTCTATCTAATGCCATGATTTATCTCTCCTTCCTTATTACGCTACGCGTCTTACTTTAACACCTGGTTGCATATCAGGTGTGGTGTAAACCTTGTCAACCACGAAACAAGGATCGAGATCGCCACCGGCGCCCTCGCCAGCAACAAGATAGCCATCAGCGCCAATCTTGAGCAAGTCACCCTTGTTCAGAGAACCAATTTCTGCCATAATAGTATTGGTGGTCCAATGATCGCCAACACTGATGTAGAGAACACGGGGAACCATCTTTGTTCCTTCGGGCATCATCTGAGGATAGTTGAAAGTACCAACCTGCTTCTGATAGCCAACGGTAGTGCCCTCACGGACTGCACTGTCGGAATAATCAAGAACAGTCTGCATAGCAGAGCTATCCTGACCAACAGGGCTATAAACACGAGCATTATAATTCTGCTTAATCATAGCAAAATCAGCTTCGGTCTCACGGTCACGATAAATCTTGACCTCATTGAAAACCATCATCCAAGCGCCTGCGGCCTTCTCAGCGGAGAAGCTGCAAACACCATTGCTGTAATCATACTTCACGAACTGGCCGTTCTCAAGCAGGTCGATGTCTGCTGCAGCGGGAAGCTGTGCGTAAACCTGACCATTACGTGGAGCAGAAAGGTGGTTAGGTTCAACCTGACCATAACCATACTGGACATAAGTCGCCTTACCAAGGCGAGTACCACTTTTAGCCATGTGTAATTTCCTCCTTAATTTTTCTTAGCAGTATTGCGTACTGCCTTTACCCAATCTGGAGCATTGTCTTGCTCTTCAGCACCGTTAAGATTGAACATACCGGTGGGAGCATCAGGTTTCTGCTCCTCTTGTTCTTGTGGCTTATTAAGGTTGAAATCAACCTTGTTACGCACACAGATAACAGAGAGTTTAGCCTCAATGTCATCTAGAGAATAAGTATCAATATGCTCAACGACTTCCTTCTTGTCTTCGTCAGTCAGCATATAGAAACTATCAATCATAGACTGCTTATCCTTACGCTCGGCCTGTAGCTTGAACTCTTTCAAACCACTAACCTCTGCTTCAAGATTAGCTTTATCCTGCTCAAGAGCACTATACTTACCCTGGAGCTCCTCATACTGAGCTTTCAGCTCAACATACTCGGTAACTTCCTCAAGAGTATAGTTCTTCTTATCTTTCTTATCATCTTCAGCAGGCTTGTCTTCGGGCTTATTGTCCCCATCTGCAGGAGCGGAAGCGGGAGTTTCCTTCTGCTTCTCTTCCTCTTGCTCAGGAGTCTTCTTTTCGAATTCATTCTCTGGGTTTAGAACCAGGTCTTTATTCTCTTCCATAGGACCCTAAGAACCTCCTTCATTCAAAGTATTTTGTAGCTCGGTTATCATAGAGAACATGGTCCGCTTGAATTCTTGGAACTCAGGATTGTTCTCTAGGGAGAATTCGGTTTTGAACTGCGCGCCTTCGAAGCAAGGCTCGACGTTCTCCCCAAGGATACACAATTTTTCTATCAATGCTTCATTGTAAATGAAAATTCTTCCACGCGAATTATCTGCTTCTGCCCAAAAACCTTCTTGAAATTCTTTGGACAACTCCATAGAGTGATTATTACCTTGAGTAATGATACGCTGGGACTCGGGATAGGCCCCAGTCCAAATGTAACATTCAGTCACAAGATACTCTCTCTCAACGCCATCATCATCTCTGAATTTCTGAAACCAAACTCTTGCATTGGGAGGAACAAAACCATAGGGTCTTGTCACATCCACAACTTTAAGTTTGCCTCCACCTATCTGGACTTCTCGGTTATGTCCTTCAAAGTCTTTTAAGCTCTCATTGTAGTAACCCACAACAGGAGAACCAGGTAATTTCTTACCAAGCTTATAGGCTAATTCCTTTGTGATAACAGTATTGTTTCTGTTAGGTTCTTGACCAACATAGCAAACTTTCACGTAGCATTTACTGATCAAAGGGGATACTTCTGTCGCACTGATATACTCCATAGTATCAGAAGTTGGAATACTGATATGCAAGTTTAGCCCCTCCTTTATTGTGATTCGCCGTTGATAATGGTCTTGTCAGATTTTTCCTGTTCGGGTTTCTCTGGACGACCATTCTTCTTTTCGCCTACCACAGCAGTTTCCGCCTATTTATTTTGAGTTTTATTCTTAGTATCCTAATTATTCTTGTCCAAGTCTTTTCCACTCATTGTACTACTCATCATTGGAGGTATCATAATATCAGCAAGACTAAGAACTTCATTCTCAAAAGTCAAGGTTGCCAGAATACTTGACTGGGAGTGACCAAGAGCAATTAAAGATAATAGCTTTGGCCCACCAATTTGCATTTGCTCCTTATACATCTTCGACAAGTCTCGGTAATTAAACTGAGTAGTCTCCAACATACTTACCCTAAACTCATAATGATTTTTACGGTTGAACCGTTGAATTACACGAGTAAACATGGTAGCAAACTGCAACGGTAAATCTCTCATGTGCGCTTCGTCAACCAAAATTGCATTAGTGGTTGCCAAGTTACCATCCGCATTGAATAGATTATGAGACACACCAGCATTGTTATACACGGTACGCTCCACTTTTTCAAGGTCGTCGGTACTGGTTGCAGAATTTGCATCCTTAGTGTCAATCTTCTCAATATCAGCAAAAGTAGTCAACACATCAATGCCAATCGCGCGTTTAAGCATGGCAACCGCATTATTGTGAATATCTTTTGCTTCATCTACATCGAAAATCAAGTCACCATTCTTATCAAGAGGCAACTTCTGAACGATAATCTTGAGTAACTGCTGCATTGTTTTTTGTCTATCAAGCTCTTGAGCTTGGTCAAGGTCAATAATAGACGGAATCACGCTAACAAAAGAAGGGAAGTCACAATCATTCAAGCTAAGTTTTACAGAAACCTCCGGGTCTAACGGATACCAACAACTGCGGTCGCCGGGGTAATCTCCCTTTAACCTACCTTGTTTATACAGTACATAAGCCTGTTGGATATCCTTAGGGAAGGTCTTTAGAATCGTTGCTCTGTATTGCCAGTTTGGGAAATACGCATCAAAGAACTGTAGATTTAGCTCAATAATTGGGGTAATTCCAGAATAGTAACGACTGCGGCAATAGGTGGCTGGCAGCTTTTGGACTCCAAAACGATCGCCGAAATCCACGATAGTGGCATAATAGGCTCCTTCTTTGATGATATCCAAAGCTATCTTATCGCACATTCGCTTCACGTCAGACTTATCCAAATAAGAAAGCACTTTAGAGAAATCTTTCAAGACTTTGTTTTGATTTTCCTTGGATGCATCATCTACATATGGAGTTACATACCAGTCATAACGATAAAGCTTCGCTAAATAATTGCACAGTCTATAGTAAATACCGCTTGACTCATAGAAGTAATTAGAAATCTCTCTAAGCGTACTATAATCATGACGATAAATAGCATTTAAGACAAAGGTCTTATTACCATAGTTCGCGTTTACCTTCTTATATGAACCAAGGTTAACGAGCACATCATCGGTCTTCCGCATACCAATTCTCAAAGCTGCGAAGTCTCTCGACGTATCGTATTCTTCACCATCGGCGGTAATATCCAACTGATAAGTTGTGTTGGGTTTTTCTGTCATGTCAAACCCTTTAGGGTGAGCACTACGTTGTCGCTGTTTTAGCAAGATTATCACCTCCTCGTTTAAGATGGCCGGTCTTAATAACCAGCTTTTTGATAAATATAGTCATACGAAAGGATGTTTTCATCCGTGTATGGAACTTCTATCAAGGTGATACCATGCAACGCACAAAAACGACGTTTGAGATTATCATTATACTTTTGTTGATACAAACCTCTGTTGCCGCCGAATTTTGCTACAGCTTCATAATGCTATTTTCCTTGGTATTCAATCAAAAAATCAAGATTACCTTCATCATCATAGACAGCAAAATCAAAACGCAATGGTCTTCCAGAGGGGGCTTTTAAGCCAGTAAACTCGACCTCTTCTTTGAAGTTCACGTCATTACTTTCTAGGATTTCGTGTATCTTGATCTCACCACGACTAGATTTCATGCTCTCACATCCTTTATTATTCTTAAAAGTTTCAATAGATGTATTATCTAAAAGTGTCCAATCTCAGCCAATAAACATAAAATCGGAGAATTTGCGGCTTCTCTTCTTGCGCTTACTTTCTTCTTCTATCTTGATATAATACATTGCATATTCAAGTGCTGAGAATTTATCCTTCTTGATACCACGATTGGCTTGCTTCAAGATAATATTAACACCCTCATTCTCCTCACGAAGGTTCATCATCTGTTCTTTTAAGATAGATGTTAGAACAAAGGGTTTCAGGTATTCATTACGCTCTTCTGGACTCATTGCCTTACCTTTCTGGGTATTAAGCAATTTGCTCTTTGCAATTTTCTCTTCAATCAAGAAGCGAATCTTACCAGCATTTAGCTGTGTCTGCAAATTAGCATGAGCCTCAGTATTTAAGGGTGCGTTGGCTTTGATTAGATACATGGCATCATATTCGGTATTTTCCGTGCGATACTTCTTATACTCACCATCTTCATCATTGATAACACCAAAGTCTGGCAGTATTTCTCCATCATCTGACTCTTGTTTCTTAACCATATAGTCTACCAAGCCAATACCAAGACCATTGGCGTCAATTACCAAAGCCTTGGCTTTATATTTATAGTATAGACGTTTTAGCGCAATCGCCTGGTCTTCAAAGTGTGCATCTTGCATGGTAAACATATTTACCACGCTTTTGATTGCTGGACCCTGTGCCTGCGGAATTACCTTGATAACGACGCATTCACTCAAGTCTCCTCGACGACCAACGTCTACGCCTATCACATAATAGGAACGAGTTGACGAGCGCCCCGAATAACTATATTCAGGTTGCAAATTCTTGCGACACCGATCAAAAGCATCACCATTAAAGAACGCATCCTCAACTGTACCGGACCACACGGACTCATACTCACGTTCAAACGAATCTTCATTGAAAGTTTCCTCTTTCTTCATATCTTCCACGAACGTACGCGGCAATAAGCGCATAAGTACTGGAATCTTATATGTACCACCAAGAATAATAGATTTTTCCGGCTCTACGACCATGCGAACCAATAGCGTGATAAGCTTGTGATACGGGAACGAATTTTTGTATCCCGCAGTCGTGACATAAATCTGCGACTGATTAAGAGTTTCAGATTCTTGAACCGTGCCGTCCGCACATCTTCTTGAAACGTTCATGGTAGGAATAATTACTTCTTGCAGAATCTTACCATCAACGCCCACACATTCCTCGATTAGACCACCATGGCGGCGCTTACCTCTCGAGGTTTCACGCGCTGCGATATTGTCAAACCAAGAACCGTTCTTGAAAACATACTTGGCATAGTCTTTACCTTCTTGTGTGGCACCACGAGACCAATCGATCTCGCGCTTAAAGGCAGGAACAAGAGCGCAAATCTCCTGCACCTTTTCCTTAATAATACCTGCGGCCTGCTCCTTACCGCCCGATGTAACAAACAAGTGGGCGCCAGGATACAAGATGCAACGTATCATCAGTACCATGACAGATAGGAATGACTTGGAATACGCACGAGGGAATACCATGTAAACATACTGGTATCTCATTGCCGCTCTCATGAATACACGTTGATAATAGAAGAACTTAAACTTCTTCTCTTTCTCAAAGTTGCCCCCGGTCTACAAGAAATCAACAAATAAATCTGGATATTCTCGCCAGAAAGCAATATATTCTCGTAGAGCAGGCATGACTGCTCGAATACGTTCCTCAGATACACCGATCTTTTTACGGTCGTCCGCAATATTTAACAGGTCATTCAGTGCCATCGAACTCACCTGCCTAATCGATGTCCCTCATTTCATCTTTGAACTCTTCAAAGTCCAAATAGTCTTTTACAGTAATCTCTTTTTCGTCAACAGCAAACAAGCTAGCTTCAAAGCGCGCCTCTTCGTCCATGTTTTCCTGGTCGGTTTCCATGATTTGCTCTCTTGCTCTATCAGACTCAATCTCTTTAACAGCTGCTTCAATCATGTTACCAAGATTTAGCTCCTCTGTCACCAATGTACGGGTATAAGATTGCATATCTTGTAGAGTTCTATCCACGTGGTCTTTTGGAGTATCCACATAGTAGCGAGGAATAAAACCTTCCTTTTCGCACAGGGCAACCAATTCGCCAATCGAGTCTACTTCATCAGTATCCTCGCCTTTAATCTGCGCGGCCGTGAGTTTAGCACTCTTCATTAAGTCATTGTAAACCTTTGACATCTTCTGGAAACCTTCAATGTCTCCAGTGTCAATCAGCTGATTAGCTCTAAAGCTGGCTTTACAAATCATGATAAGAGTATCTACCATACCAGCGCCTTGAATATCATACGACTTTTCAAAATCTCGATATAGCTGTTCCAATCTGACTAATTCACCAGCCATATAACTGGCGCCCCACTTCATGCGCAAAATCAACTTATCCTCTGTTGTTAGCTAATCCTCAAATTCGTCAACAACAGCAATAGGCTCATATTGTGCCGTACCTACGGGTGACTGCGGAGCTGCCATGCTTGCAGGCTTCGCTGGGGTTCGATCGGTTGCTAATTCAGCGTCGATTTCATCCCCACTCATTCCTTGAGCTTTCATCTGATTTATCTTGAGAGCTTTGCGCTCTTCTGCAAGTCTCTCGGTATCGGCAAAACCATATTGGTTCCACTGTTTGAGCTTCATCTTAGAAAGATAGCGACCAAGGATAGTTACACCAGTAACCTTTCTTGGGTCTTGGCCGTACTTCTCTAAAATGCCGTCCCATTCTTCCTTGACATATGGCACATCGGTTTCTTCCAAAATCCACATATACGTATCTGGGTTCCAGTTGTCGACGTGCATAGTAAGGCATTTCTTGCACATATCCAGCTTTCCATCTGGAGGATATTTAGCAATGTTTTTAGAAGTGTAGAACTCCTTATCATCCATGGTCTTTCCGCACTTCTTGCAAAAATGTGTAGCCATTCAATCAACCTCTTTTCTTATTACGACAAGATTTACAGACAGAATACCATCCATCTCTACTCGTCTTATTTCTTGAAAAGAATTGGTTATGAGCTGGCTTAATTTGCCCACACTTAGAACATTTTTTCATTGGGTACCCATTGATTTTATATTTCCAAGTTAAGAAGTCTTCAGTAGCCTCGGCCGCAATCAGCTTTGGAATCTTGTTGCGCCACAGGCTAGAGATATACTCTACGCTATAAGTCTTGCCAAATTCTTCTTGGAGGGCAGCCTATATTTCCTCATTTTGCTTCTTGTCAATTTTTAACTCGACTATTCTTAAATAGATGGGATAGTCCTGTAATACACGATAACTAATCTCATCGAAAGTCTCCATTAGGTAATATGTATCTCCATCAAAATTACCCCAGCTATCTTCTTTAAGTCGCGAGTAATCGCACAGAATAGCAGACACCACTTTGGGGTCCATCAGAGATACACCACTAACTACAACCTCTTGACCGTCGGGAGTTGTCTTCAGATAGCTCTTATCTTCAAGAGGGACATAGGAGCGGCTAGACCGAGTAAGCTTCGTAGCAATGATTGGCTTCTGATAAGCTTGTTTGATGATATATTGGTCTTTCCGCATTTCAATTAAGGCTTTCTTCATCATGAAAGCCTCTCTCCCGGAAGTGCGTTTCAACGCGGCTTCCCAGGTGTTAATAGTATCACGCAGTTGTTTTAAGCATGGTATTGTATCCAAATCATGCTAGGTAATCGAAATCTTAGGTTGGAAAATTGTATGTTTGCTCTCGTTAATTAAATTATAAATACCATCTTCACCGTTCTCAAACTGGCTAACAAGACCCTCGAAAGAACACTCTCGTTTATTAACAGTACTCATGCGATTATCCGTTAATATCTTGCGTTCTTTCCGCTCTTGCTTTTCCATACAGAGAACCAGATAATCCGCTAATACCTCTAAATATTGTGGTGTAATGTCAGGTGTTTCCGCGATTATCTGTTCGACCAGCTTTTTACGCTCTTCGGGAGACTCGATAGTATAATCTAATTTGGTCACTGTTCTCATCTCCTTTACCAATATAATACCAAAAAAAATCCAGCTTGTCAAATCTGTTTTGACCCAATTATTTTTATATGTTATTATATAGTAAAGATGGTAGAAAGGAGTCCTACTGGTATGCACTTCTTTGATATAAACCCTAATCACCTACCTCATGATGGGCAGTATTATTTTAACGTGCTTGTAATCACTATCGCCCTGAATCTTGAAACTTGGCAAGAAGCAATAGGAGATATGAGTATTGAAGGGTTGGAAAGCATTTGGTACACAGACCAATTAACTTCTCCACGTCCCACAGCCATTCATGTCTATTATGAAGAAGAGCTTGATGGTGAAGAGGGGTGCGACTTTGAAATAACAGTCTATGAACATAAGGTTGTAGAAATATCTAGCAATGGGATTGCGTGGTATGACATGATAGATTGGGATACAGATGACCCATGGGATTTTGATGGGTACATAGAGGAGGAAGAAACATGATTGTAGTAAGCGAAACTGGCGGTAAAATTATGAAGATGGTGGAAGATTTCGATAAATATGCCGAGGAAGAACTCCATCTGGTGAACCCATTCGCCATCTGGTTACGTTCGCGTCTATCCACCGTGCGCACAAGTATTAAAGATGGCCCTATATGTATTGACATTGAAAAAAGTAGAGAAATTGACCGAGCAACAAAAGCAGACAAAGAAAAATGGATACGACTAAGAGATAGATATGTAGCCGAGCGCATACTGCGGGAACTTGGGTATGAAGTGCTCGAAACCACGCGTTATGCAGAATGTATGCCAGATGCAATTCCCTGTGAAGGTCTAACAGGTCAATGCAGTTTTTATTGTCCAAAATATTTTGAGTGCGGGCTATAAAAGTCCACACACTTTATTTGAAAATTAAGGTAGATGCTTTATCTACTTTTGCCCAACCACACTAAAAAATTTTTCCGCAGGAGGAAACCGAAATGGCAGACAAAGCACGGTTCAGCGCAGACTTGACAGCAAGAGCGCATGAATGGTTAGACTATATCAACGACAAGTACCCTCAAGAAATCTATGATGCTATCCGTAGCGTCATCATTTATAACCCCGACTTCCACCACGAGGCGCCGGCCGCAGTCACAAGACGTATTCGCTTAATGGATACCGATAGCGTCAACGCTCTCTTTGCTATTGATGGTGAAGCAACAGTCTTGAACTTCGCCAGCTACAAGTATCCCGGCGGTATGTTCCTTGATGGCTCCACCGCACAAGAAGAGGCTCTGTGCCACAAGAGCACACTCTTCCCCGTGCTTAATGCTTTTGATGGAAGTTATTACACTCCCAATCGAGCAGAGCTTAATCGAGGACTCTATACCAATAGAGCCATCCTCAGTAAGGACATTTTGTTCGAGCAACCGGCCGGAGAGACGAAAACCGCAAGCGTTCTCACTTGCGCATCTCCTAACTGGTTAACCGCGCAGAAGTATTGCGGAGTAAGCAAGAGTGAGAATAACAAGGTGGTCAGAGAGCGTCTTAAGTGGATGAACGAAGTCTTAGCCTATGAAGGCATTGATACATTTATCGCCGGTGCCTGGGGCTGTGGTGTATTCAGACAAGACCCCGAGTTTATGGCAAAGGCCATGATTGAGGAATTGACCTATCCACAGACTCTTGTTTTTGCAATTCCAAAGGGCAGAAACTACGACGCCTTTGACAAAGTGCTGAAGGAGGTTTATTATGCATGAAGCAAGTGAATATTAAAGAATATTTTAATCAAGAGATGCAGAGATTGCGGGACGCGAGGTTGGTCGCGCCATCACTCATGATTGTAGATGCGACAAGCGGGGACGCCGCAAATCAAATCTACATCCGCAATAAGATGAAGGACTTTGAAGCTCTTGATTGGAAAGTCGAAGTCCGCAAGGCCACAACCACAGAAGAATTAAAATCTCTTATCGAGAGTGTGGAAGCTGAAGGCTGGAGCACTCTCATTGTACAAATGCCTGTGGCACCGCATATCGAGTTTACATATGATATGCTGTCTCCCTTAGTAGATGCCGATGGCCTGGCTCCCGCAAGCAAAGTTATGCCTGCCACAGTAAGAGGTATCATTGACTACCTTGATGATTGCGGATTTGAGTATGAGGGTAAATCCGCTGTTGTTTTGGGTAGAAGTGATATCGTTGGTAAGCCTATGGCAAAGGCGCTGCTTGATAAGAATATGACTGTAAGTGTGTGTCATAGCAAGACACATGAGCAGGATAAGATGTATCTGTTAAGAAATGCCGATTTGGTTATTTGCGCAACTGGGCAGCCACAATCCGTCTATCGCACTCAATGCCCAGATGCTTTTGTTGTGGATGTGGGCATTAGTCGCGTGGATGGCAAGATTGTGGGAGATTTTGTCGAGAACGGAGGACCGAACGAAGTGAGGGCCTCCACGCCCGTGCCTGGCGGAGTAGGGTTGTTGACGAGACTTGGCTTGATGAAGAATTGTCTGGAGCTTGCCAATGGATAAATATATTAAGACAGATGATGGCGTACAGGCCATTTACGACTGGATGGTTAAAGGTGGTATGAACCAAGCACTTGCGGAAACCGCCTATGCGGGCGACCAGTCATTCTTAGCGGGTGCTATGTGGGGAGCTGCTATGGCTGCTATTCAAATGAGCACACAAACTGAAAAAGCTAGAGTATTGGAAACTGAGCTTTTGATTCAGGAAGTACGGAAGAGGATGTTTGAAAATCCTCATACTGACCCTAAAATAAAACACAACCACTTACGGGAGTGGGAAAGTATGTTGAATATGATTTACAGGATGGTGTAAAGAGATGTGCGAGAAGAAGTATGAAGTATGGGCGCCCGAAGGAAAGCTAGCGGATAATATGACACTGGAGACTGCCCTGCTTTTGATTAAGGCGCTGTGTATAGAGTATTATAACCAACCTGCCGATTACCAGATTAAAGAGATGGAGAAATGTTGCGCGGCGGATTGATACCGTAATCGAAATTGAAAATGCGTTTTAGAAAGAGAAATGGCCAGGACAAGATGATTTGTGAAATTTTTATCAAACTTTCCCGAAACACCCGCCCCCCTTTCGCGCGCTAAAGTGCTAAAGGGTAGTCGGTCACTTCACTACGCTAAATCGCTGAAGCAAGAAGTGCCGTCCCTAAAGGTTCGTCAAACTGCACAAAGACAGGGCGTGAGGTTTGTGCAAATCTACCACGCACAAATTCACAAAAAACTGTTGACAGGTGGCTTGCAAAGTGCTATCATGTAGTCACAGGGGCAAGGGAAACCAAGCCACAACAAAACAAGGTCTTGAACCTGCACAACCAGAAAGGACGGTAAACATTATGATGAAACAGAACCAGAGAGCGGCTTTGATGCGTGCGGCTAAGGCGGCGAAACTTGCGGGCGATAAGTACAAAGCCCTCGCAGAGGAAATCAAGGCAGAGATGAGAGAGAGCAACCTTAACGAGATGGAAGCCGGCGGTTGCAAGGCAACCATTAAGGAAGTGAATACCACTTCTATCGACTGGAAGAAGTTCCAGGCAGACCATCCCGAACTGGCAAGCGAGATTGCCAAGTATGCGGTCAACACTTCCAGCACTCGCCTTTACTTGAAGTAACCATCACGGCGCCCTGCTCAACAGGGCAGGGCGCCACCACAGAGGAGGGCAAGCCATGAGCAAGTATATGCTAACACTGCACACGCAGAACACTCATACATCGCAGGACATAACGCACAGTGACAACTTGCAAGCACTCATTGATACAGCAGATTACATGAAGAACAGGCTGTATAAAGACCAAACCATTACAGTTGTAGACACAACAACAGGCGAACTTATGCACAGAGTAGAAAGGTGGTAACAAGATGTATATTATGCACTTCATAGAGATTGCCGAGAGTGGCGACAGCCAGACGGTAGAGGTTATCAGCAACAGCCGACACGAGTGTGTTATGGCGTACCTCAAGCGGAACGCTTGGAACGGCAAAGCACCGAACAGCGTGGAGCGATTGACCGATAGAAGATTGCTCGCAGACTATGACGAAGAAGTATGTATCATGCAGGCAGTCACAGAGCAGGTGGTCACGGCACGCTGGGTGTGGAAAGCTGACACCATGTAACCACAAACAACAGCACAAGAGAGGGTCAAACCTCTCTTGTGCAAGACATAGAGAGGAGTACATACAATGAAGAAGGTAGTTAAGGGCATCATCTATACAGTTAGTGTATTGTTCATCGCATGGTTTGTTCTGTCTTGGGCAGACATCGTAGCAGATAACACCAAACCAAATCCTCAGCACAGCGAATATAATATGTTTGTCATAATGACACGGGAAGCCGAGCAAGAGCCGGTCGGAATGTGCGGCAATCCGCTTGAAGGCACGGACAGAATTACTTTCGGCACGGTATATGAAATCACTGAGAACAGTGTAATATTTGAGACTATCGAGGGTGAGCTGTACGAGACGTATGTGGGCTACCCAAGCGAGTTCGAGGAAGAGGGCTTCTACTGTCTGTTCTTCTGGGGCGACGAGATAGTGAAAGCGTTCGTTGAACGTTGGTGATTGTGCAAATTGCACAAAAGCAAAATGGCCAAGCATCTTTGTGCAATATGACAAAGATGCTTGGCCGGCCCGGCGGCGCTCGCGCCGGGCCGATTTTTGTCAATAGTTAGGTTGCACAAATTTCTCCATAAGATTTTGTGAAAATTGACGAAGAGAAAATCTCCCAAAACTCTTGACTTTTGGCTTTCTGGATGTTACAATGGACTTGTCCAAAGGACACGAGGACAACACATTGAAACAAGAGAGGTTAGAGCTATGAGTATTAAGTTGATTGTCACCGACACCATGACCGGCAAAGAGCGTTCCTTCCCCAGCTGGATGGGCATGGCTTCCCATGTTGTGACTGTTTCCGAGCGGGATAATGATTACGCCCGTTACTTGCCGGCTTGCAACAACTGGAATCTGGACTATCCCGAACGCGGCGAAAGCGCAGAAGATTATCGGGCACGGATGATTGATATGGCCATTGGCCTTCAGCTTATCGGGTGAGAGGGGCAACCCTCTCCCCACCAACAAGAGAAAGGATGTTTGAGATGACTATTAACGAGAAGATGTACCTTGTAACTGCCGATGATGATACCACTATTATCGGCGTGGCAACCACCGAAGCAAGCGCAAGAGCATACGCCCTGGTTTGGCTCGATAAGCAGTACACCGCAGAAGAATGGGAGACCATTCTGGAAGACGAAGATTATGCCAGCAAGGAAGACCTGTGGCACGACATGATGAATGGCATGGAAGACCTGTGGGAGAAGTTCAGCGTGGACATTCGGGAAATTCCGGTGCTTGACAAACTCATTGGCTAATGATATAATAGACCTGCGGGAATGGAGGTGGGTAGCCTCCATTCCCCAAGATAAGACGAACATACAACCTGCGTTTCCGCAGAAAGGAAGTAGAAAAATGAAGTGTATGGATTGCGTTTGTTGGTGGCAAGATGAAGACGAAGAATATCCTTCTTGCCACGCTGACCCCAACTGGCCTGCTCCCTGTGAACATGATGATGATTATGAAACGGAGGATTATGACGATGAGTATTGAGCGACTGCCCCATAAGTACCCGATCGGATCGACCTGCCGCATTGGATGGCAGATAGGCACTATCATCTTTCGCATTGGCTTGTATCACCTTATTTGGTGGAATGAAACCTCTGTAAGACCGGTCTAACAGGCCGGTCTTTTCTTTCTCTTGCTTTATTCAAAAAATTTTGGTATTATAATTATAGAAAAAGTGAGAAAGGAGAAATCTAATGACCTTGAAAGTGCTGAAAGCCCTCGTGGTCATCTTGGAGTTCTGCGCAAATCAAGACTCTTGTGAGACTTGCATGCTTGCTCAGTTCTGTGGCAAGATGCCCTGTGAATGGGACTAATCAAACTCTCCGGTTCGTGACAACCGGCGGTCCTCGTAGTAGGGTCGTTTTTCACGAGCGCAAGGTCAGTAGAATTTAGAAAGCAAAATGACGCACACACAGTTTTCAAGGAAATTAGATGAAAGTGGCCGGATCATGATCCCGGTGAAGCTGCGTGAACAGATGCAGCTAAAACCAAAGGAAACCTACCACTTCTCCACCTTAGAAGAGAATGGCCGCAAGTACATTTGCATTGACTGTGGGCCGATTATTTCAAATGCCGACTTGGACAAAGCTATGCAGATTGTACAAGCAAGCGGGCTGAAAATTGTGCAACCTGACGATTGACATCTACCCTGTTTTGTGGTATGATTAAATCACAAAGGAGGCAGAGAGTATGTGGGAATTTGAAGTGATTTGGAACAACGGCGAGAGAGACATCATTTTCGGTTACAATCTCAAAGATGCTTGCCGCCGCAGTAAGCGAGATACGAGCGAAGTCCAAAATGTTTTGATACAAGAATACATTGACTGAGATGAGCCGGCTGAGAAATCAGCCGGTTTCTTTTTTATCCCAAAACCTTGGCAGGCCGCGCACGCTCGGCGCGGCCTGTTTTTATGCTATTATTCATCCTGCACAATTTTCGCTATAAAGATTTGTGCAATTTGCCCACTTGACTTTCTCCCGAAACCATGCTATACTTTAGATACAATCAAGAGAGGAGAGAAAGCCAATGACCACTTTCACAATCATCATTTTAGTCCTGTTTGTCGGTATGCTCGCCTATCAGTTTGTGGCGGCTATTGACCGTGAGTGCTACGGCTTGTCCGTGATGTTCGCTCTGGAAATCATTTTCTTCGCTTACCTCGCAAAAACTTTGATGTAAGGGCTTGACAAGCCGCCGCAAGTGTGCTATAATCTAATCAATAAAGGGTGACACCCTTAACAGTCAGAAAGGATGTTGAGTTATGAGAGTTACCAAGACTATCAGAGAGTTTATCGAGCGTGAGGTATCTACCCGCCTTGCTCCCAAGTATGAGGCAGAAAAGCAGGAAGCACAGCGTCAGAATGACATTGAGCAAAAGGTCTGGGAAGATGCCATGACCGCCGCTCAGGAAGCCTATGACAAAGTCATGGCAAAAGCCTTTGCCGATTATGACTTTCTGGAAAACCTGCACCATGATGACCGCCGTTGTGTGGAACTGCGCAAGCATTGCGCCTTTACCATCAAGGACAGACAGAGTTATGCCAATGTTCATTGTTGGCAGCGCCGCATGACTGCTGAAGCCAAGAAAACCGTTGATGAAATCATCGTGGAACTGGAACTGGGCGGCACTAAGGCGGAGCTGATGGAAATGCTGGACAAGGTTGGGCGGGTTTAATACCCCGCCCGCCGCAGGAGGTGTAATATGAAAGCAACAGGTATCGTTCGTCGTGTTGATGACCTCGGCAGGGTTGTCATACCCAAGGAAATCCGCAAGAGCTGCGGCATCAGAGAAGGTGACCCTCTGGAAATCTATATCGAGAAGATTGAAGGGATGCCGGCGGTTTGCTTCTGCAAATATGAAACCAGTTTTGTCGCTTCTCTGGCTCGTATGGCTGACCGCATTGACGATGAAATGATGGACAGCGCAACCAACAAACAGCGTGGCGAAGTGCGTGACCTCTTCAACGAAATCGCAAAAATTCTCAAGGAGTGGGAAGAAAGCTGAGGGGCAACCCTCGGCTTCTTTTTTTTGCTTTGTCGGCTTCTCGGCCGACCGCGCACGCCTGTGGCGGTCGGCATTTTAGACAAACATTCTTCCAGCAATTTCCAATTCCATTTGCTCGTCAATTTGCACAATCACTGGCTTCCTAAAACCTTACACTTTGTGCAAAACGCCATGTTGACATTCTCTATTGTTTGTGGTATTATTATTACAGAAAGAGAGAGAAACACCACTACACAACACAGAAAGGATTTGTTACTATGAACTTCTTGATTACCTTTATCGTGCTATCCATCATCAACGTTATCTTCTCCACCATACGCTCCATTACCACTATCAAGAGTGGTAAAACCCTTGCAAGCCTTATCTCCGGCGGTTATTTCGCTTTCTACAATGTCATGCTCATCTATACCGTGGCAGACTTCCCCATGTGGCAGAAATGCCTTATCACTTTTGTTTGTAATGTCATAGGTGTGTGGATTGTCAAGTATGCAGAGCAGAAAATGCAGAAAGACAAGTTGTGGAAAGTTGAAGCCACGGTTAAGCCTGCCGAAGCATACGACATTGAGTTGTATTGTGCCAAGAATAACATTCCCATGTCTTATATTGACATTGAGAAATACATCATCTTTAACTTCTACTGTGCTACGCAGGAAGAGAGCCGCAAGGTGAAAGCAATTCTTGACCAAGCCGACGCAAAATACTTTGTAAGCGAAAGCAAAACTCTCACATAAGGTATTGACAAGCCGAAAGGTTTGTGATATAATACAATCATCAAGAGGGGAGTAACCCTCCCCTCTACACAAAGAAAGGATTTGAATGTATGAATATTCCCGTCAAGATTTATGTCAACCACGCCTATGAAGAGGTGCTGACCGAGGAAGAGTACAAGACCAAGGTCGCGGAAGAGACCGCCGAAATCTACAAGGACAAGGAAGCGCTGGCCGAATGGCTCGATGATAACTTCGATGAAATCGACATCTGGGACATGACGCCGGAACAGCGGGCCAAGGCTGAGGCCGACTGGGCAGAGTACAGCAAGAGACACGCTGAGGAAAAGCTCGATGATGATGGCTGGTGCCAGTATGAGCTGATGCTGTAAACGCTTCTGGAGGGGTTGAGCGCAATTCAGCCCCACCCCACTAACCTCCATCCTTTCTATCCTCTCTTCTCTTGGCAAAAGGCTCCAACGAAAGTTGGGGTCTTTTGTCATTTTCTTTTATCTGCGGCTGCCGGCCCGCTGGCGCTCGCAGCGGGCCGTATTTCTCTTTTGTGCAAGCTGCACAAATTTTACATCAAAACTTTGTGCATTTTGACAGTTGACTTTTATCCTAAAAGGTGGTATTCTATACTTGTCAAGAGGGAGTGGTCCCAATGGGCGAGGGTAATGCAATGTAAGTCCCACAGTTTAGATTGAGTCGCGACAATTTGACAAGCTCTCTAAAGCGTGATATACTAATACCATCAAGAGCAGAAAGGATTTGAGAGATTATGATTGACCATCGCAAGCACTATGTTCTGGTAGTTGATACCGAAACCGCCAATACCCTTGTGACAGAGGACGGCAAAATGGATATGTCCAATGTCCTTGTCTATGATTGCGGCTGGGCGGTAGTTGACACCAAAGGCGTGATTTATGAAACCGCTTCCTATGTGAATAGGGATATTTTCTGTGACGAGCGTGACCTTATGCGTACCGCTTACTATAACTGGAAAATCCCCCGTTATGTTGAGGAACTGCGAGCCGGTCAGCGCATTATGGCAAGCACCTATGAAATCCGGCAGGCCATGCTTGAAGTCATCGAGAAGTATGGCATTAGAGAGGTAGCCGCCTATAATGCCCGCTTTGATGATAACGCCCTGCGTGTCACTCAGCGATACTGCACCGCTTCCAAGTGGCGTTACTGGTTCCCCTTTGACAGCGTGGAAATCTGGGACATTATGAAGATGGCGCAAGATGTTATCTGCAAAATGCCCACCTATAAGAAGTTCTGTACCGAGAATGGCTACATCCTGCCCAACGGCGCACCTCGCAAGACTGCGGAAATCCTGTGGCGGTATATCTCCGGCAACAATGACTTCGAGGAAAGCCATACTGGTCTGGAAGATGTGCTGATTGAAGCGGAAATCATGTGGTACTGCTTCCGACAGCATAAGCCTATGAGAAAGGCGCTGTATGAGAACAAGCGAGAGTTCCCCGAAAGCACCCCATTTCAGCGTGACCTTATGGCAAGCCTGAAATCCACTCCGACCTTGAGGGGATGGGCGTAAGCCCTCCCCTTCCGCAGGAGGTTTTTATGAAAACTTTACAAGAAGAAATCCAGCGTATATGGTCAGAAGTCGCTGAAATTAGCTCCAATGTATTTTATGGCAAGAGTATCGCCGCCAGGGTTAAAGAGCGTTTCCCCTCTATCACTCCTTTAGAGTATGACGCAAGTGAGAAAATTTGGGACGAGCTCTACCGAGAACGCAGAAAGCTTCAAGAAGCTTTGGAACAAAATCGTTATCAAATCAAAGCTATTGAAGCGATTATTCAACGAGAAATCCAGGAGGGATAACATGAAAACTAAAACCCTTTACACAAGCTGTCTTTGTCCCGATGCCGTTTATATGGTCATTCAGGTTATTGAGCGGATGGGATGGGCGCATGATGAACCAGATGAATTTGGGGATATTTTGGTAAAAGTCCCTATCGACGAGGAACACCTGTTCGACTTTATCGACAACTGCATGTGTCAGTAAAGAGGGCTTCGGCCCTCTTTTTGCGTTTCGCCGGGCCGCCAGCGTGCGTGGCGGCCCGAATTTTAACCTTTAATTGTATCACAAAATTTTCGTTTCGTCAAGTGGGCAAATTGCACAAACCTATACTTCCTAAAACCTGTTATTTTGTGCAAAATCCCATCTTGCAATTCTGCTTGCCTTGTGCTACAATTAAGACAGTAAAGGACAGGACAACGAACGGCGGACAGCGACAGCGTTTGACCTCTTCGATACGAAAAAAAGTTGAAAAAACCTCTTGACAAACTCCGGCAGATGTGCTACAATAAAGAGGAAGTCAGGCAAGAACAACGGTTTTGAAACGGCGAGTAGCGACAGTCAAAAAAGTTGAAAAAAGGCTTGACAAACTCCGCAAGGTGTGGTACAATAGAGGTACAGTAAAGGTTATAGCATACCAAGCCAAGTTTGAAAAAAACTTGAAAAAGGGCTTGACAAGCAAGGCAAGGTGTGATATAATAAATACAACAAATGGGTGATGACCTACATCAGAAAGGAAGTATTCCTATGAGCGAAAAGAAAATCCGTATCACCAAGTCCCAGCGTTTCGAGGACATTATCGCCCTGCTGAATGGCGAGCCTGTCAAGTACGGCACTGATACCGCTACTGCGGTGGAAGTTCTGGAGCATGAGATGGGTCTGCTCGCCAAGAAGAACTCCGGCGATAACAAGAAGCAGACCGCCGCCCAGAAGGAGAACGAGGGCTATAAGGAGCTGTTGGCTGAGTTCCTGGCTACCAAGCCCGAGGGTGCCACCTGCACCGAGTGCCTCAAGGGTATCCCTGCCCTGTCCGAGTATTCCAATCAGAAAGTCAGCGCCCTGCTCCGTCAGATGAAGCTGGCTGGTCGTGTGACCTCTACTGAGGTCAAGGGCAAGACCTACTTCTCTCTGGCATAATCCCCACGGGCAGGGGATAGCAATATCCCCTGCCCTGCCCCAAGGAAAGGTGGTGTAAGTTATCGCAAGCCGTATCACAGACGCAGAACGCCTTGCACGCTATGACAAGTTGGGCTTGTCCGATAAGGAAAAGCAAGACTTGCTTGCTTATGACAAGGCGGTGGAGCGTGGCGAAAAGACCGAGTTTGACCTTGCCCCCGATAAGGCAAAAGCCGCTCAAAAGTTCGCCCACGCAGGAACGCGCAAAGCACCCACGGCGTACAAGTTTACGCCCCGACAGCGCAAGCCTAATGCCACTAAGGGCGGTATCATCGCAGAGTTGGCGGAGTTTCTGGAAAAGCATAGTCAATTCTCTATTGCTGAACTGGAAATCACGAACAAAGAGCGACAGATTGCCTTTAAGATTGGCGAGGACGCTTTCGAGCTGACGCTGGTGCAGAAGCGCAAGCCTAAGAAATAAGGGGACGGGCGGGGAACGCCTAACCCGTCCCCACCCACCCCATACAGAGGGGAGGGAAAGTTATACCCAAGACCGAGAAAGAGTTTCTGTATGTTGGGCACTATGTAGATGTTAAAGGTCGATACATTCTGAAAATCGGCACTACTAACAATCTGGAACGCCGAGCCAAGGAACATACCCGAAACTATCGCCGAGCACCGGACTATACCATGCCGGAAGATGAAGTTTTCCACTATGACTGGTGGTTGCCCTTGTCCAAATACAACACCCTGCGATATGAGGACTTGAACCGGGCGCTCTGGCAGGAAATGGAAATCGGCCACTTTATCCGAAACGATAGGTTTTATGTGACCGATAAGCTCGACATGGTAACTGTCACAATTCGCAAGACCTACTTCATTCCTTTAGCTTAATAAAGCGCCGCTCCAATAGGGGCGGCGTTTTTCGTCATTTTGCACAAAGCCTCGGCCGGCCGCTTGCGTTCGCAGCGGCCGGAATTTTCTATTTATCCACTTTCCACAATTTTTCCATCGAAATTTTGTGCAACTTGACGACTTGACTTTTTCCCGTATGTGTGCTATACTTTAGTTACAGTAAAGGGAACGAGAAACCCTGACAAGAAAGGACTTGACTTCTATGATTTTCTGTTTTGACATGGATGGTACGATTGCTGACCTGTATGCAGTCCCCAACTGGAAACAAAAGCTCGAAAACGAGGACGCTTCTCCCTATCGCTTTGCTGCTCCCATCTGGGATATGCGGGAACTGAATGAAGCCCTCATGCTTCTGGCTAAGGAAGGACATGAAATCCGCGTCATCTCTTGGCTGGCTATGGACAGTAGCGAGGAATATAAAGACGCCGTCCGAGCCGCCAAAATGGAATGGCTTGAGCAGTATGACTTCCCGGTTGATAAATGCCATTTCGTAGCCTATGGCACAACAAAAGCAAATTGTGTGCGGAAGGCCGCCTGTGAGAACCCTGCCATCTTGATTGATGATAACGCCAAAGTGAGAAATGGGTGGCACTTGGGCGAAACCATCGACCCCACCGCAGTTGATGACCTGCCCGCAGTTTTGAGAAAGTATTTGAAGGAGGTGTGAGATATGGATTTCGGAAATATGAGCAACGAGGAACTGCGCCAGCTTGCTTCCGCAGTTGAAAAAGAAATGGCTATCCGCCGCCAGTATAAGCAGGAACAGCTTTGGGGAGAAGTTCGTGAAGCTATCCGCAAATACTGTGAAGAGTTTGGTAGCATTACTTTCTACCTCGAATATTCTGACTCGGTATATCTGAACGAGAGATGCGATTTTTCCTCTATCGGAGAGATTACCACCGAGTAAGAGAGGCTTCGGCCTCTCTTTTTTTGGCTTCGTTTCAAGCCCTATGTCGGGCCGGTCGCGGGCGACTCGGCCCGTTTTACCAAATTTTTTATCATATGGCAAATTTTCGTTCAAAAACGCGACCCTATATCGCCACACCCATTTTCCCGAATCATAACCCGATCGGATTGACTCTCATATCGCCTCTAGCTCTTCAAAATTAGTCGGCTTAATCTGGTTTCGAAAATCTTATCCGACCCCATATACAATTAACTACAGCCTAGCTGTAGCTCTGCTTTTTCTAATCCAGAGAGAAATTTTATTGCGGCCCGATCGGATTTTCTGGATTTTTAGTCATTTTTTATCAAGATTCATAGCATTTTATACCTCGCTGGCCGCATTCCATCCACTTTTATTTCATATTGGTTTGATTTTATTATAAAAATATGTTATTATATAAAAAAAAGAAAAAAAATCGCCGCAATCGAAGCAAAAACGGCATAAAATGCCCTCTATTTCTTCAAAAATAGTAAAACTACCTTCGATTCGTATTTCCTATTTGATTACATATACCGCTCAATACATCCTACCTGTTGCTAAGCAAAAGCAGTAACTGAGAGAAATTTTTCCTGCGCGACCGATCGGATAAACTGGCTCGCCGCAGGTTTGCAATATCATAATAAATATATTATAATAAATATAGAAAATGAATAGGAGGCAAGTAGCTCCTAAACAAGAGGAGTGAATACGAGATATATGGTTAATTTTGACGAGATTATCGCCCTTGCTATGAAGGAAGGCAAATCTATCGAGGAGATTGCCAAGGAGATGTCCAATGCTCTCAATGAGGCATCTAAGCCCAAGATTACCCCTCGTGATGCATACCTGGCCGAACTGCAGGATCAGGTTGAAGATGCCATGGACGACGAAGAGTTCGACCTGTCTGACTCCATCGCAGTCCTGACCCTGTGCGTGGTAGAGAACCACGATGACTGGTCTCTGGAGGGTATCAAGGCATTTGTGGATGGCATTACCGAGCAGGTCGCCATGACCGAGAAGACCATCGACTGTGTCGAGCATGGCGGCAACATTGTGGAAGTTCTGATGGGTTCTCTGGCCGATGCCCTGAAGAGCAAAAGCAAGAGCAATGAAGATAAGAGTGGCTGTACGTGCGGCAGCCAGTGTCACCGATCTGATGACGAGAAGTTGAATATGTTTCTCAAGAACCTGGGGATTTAATTCTCCAGGTTTTTTCTTTTATATAGGTAGGATAACGGAGACGATGACGGGAGGTGAGAGCGAGGTGCTAGTGTGTCCGATCGGCACCACACTTGCCTATTTTCATGCTATTTTACTATTCCACACCATCACTCTCACCTAATCCCGTTCTCACCACAGTATTTGAATAGGCTTACCCTCTGGTATCTCGTATATCCCCATGTCTCTCAATACCTCTTCACCTATCCTATAATCCTCAAACACATTCCCTTTTACTCTACCAATGTTCTTCCCATTCGCGTCATAAACCTCTTCCCATTTCTCGATATCTTCCATCAATATCCATTCATCACTCACATAAACATATACCTCTCCCTTATCTGATATTCCTACCATGCCATCTACCGGATTTTCATATGGATATCTTACAACTTTGAAATGAGTTTGCCGAATACTACTCTCCATTTCAAGTTCCCTCTGCCTGAGTTTCCTTCAACGCCTCATCAAATAGCTAATATAACCCCTCTTTATCCATCTCACACCACCAATACTCATAAGCTTCGTATCCCTCATATTCAAATATTGTTCCATTGACCGCTTCCAGTAGAATTACATGTTCTAGCTTGGGAAACCAAGATATAAAAAGACTGCTAAGCAAAATGGGTAGCAACCCATCGGCTATTACATCTAAATCAAAACTAATTTCTCCATCTGAATATTTATCCCACGCACTTCTATACTATGCATATATCTCATAAAACCTATTCCATAGTGCTCTATCTATCATGTTTTGTCTCTCCTTTATTCCTATTCGGCAAGCTTAAAAATCTTGTCACCATTTCTTACATACCCGCCCTCTAAGTATTCTGGGTTCACAAATATCTGCTCCGCCACCTCTCGTAGAATAGACGGATATGTACTATCTTCTATTGTACTATCATGTACTATTGTATTATTTCTCTATGCTTTTTCAGACTAACTTGTCTGGTTTTCAGATAATGTTGTCGGTTTTTCAGACATTTCTGCCACTCCGATCGTCGGCTTTTCAGATTTTCCGCTTTCCGCAACAATCGGTTTTTCAGATTGAATCTGGTTTTCAGACAAAATGCCTGTTGTCGGTTTTTCAGACAAAATTGTCTGAAATTCAGACTCCCCGGCCATCCGAGGATTTTCGTAGAATACTAAAATATTGCTACCCTCGCTCACTGGCACTAAATAGCCCAGTTCCTACATCTTCTTCTTTGCGCTCTGGTAAGCGTCTTTCTTCAAGCCCCAATCTGCCAAAACTTTTTGGCTTAACTCAAACTGAAATCCGTCTTGATTTTTATTGCAATACAACCAAAGTTTCAAAGACTCGCCCTTGAGATTACGCATAGCCTCTTGCAAGCTATCTAAATGCATCAATGCATAAGTATTATTTTTATTAAAGGGTCTTCTAGGAGCTATCTTTACGATATACTGATTACTTGCTGACATAATCCTACCCCCCTAGAATTATATCCAAGTCTCTCTAAAACTTCTCTGTAACCTCAAAAATCCAGCAACTAAATTGCGGGAACTTGGGGTTTGGCATCGTAGAGATAGGTATATTTCCCTTCTCAACAAGCTATTCCATTACCTTAAGGGAGTAAATAATTTTGTTCATTTGCTAATTTGCCTCCTTACTCCTAGGTCTTAATATATTCTTTCAGAGCCTTTCTAATAACCTAAGACATGGTTAAATCATGCTCTTGAGCAAACTGCTCCAACTCTTTCTTTTCTTCTTCGGTGAGTCTAACCGATACAGTAGAATACTCTTTAGCCACGAATATTCCTCCTTTCATTATAATATACAAAATGCGATAGATACTTTAACCTGCGTTGTCCTAAAAATTTTTATCATTTATAGATAAATAATACTACATTACATCTCTTATGTCAACCTGCGGACTGGGAATTTTATTGGCATTTATTTTCCCATCTCGCACCTAATAGCAACCTCTTTATTTTTATAAATATATATATTATAATATAAATACAAGGTAAGAAAACACCACAAAACATGAAAGAGGGTGAACAAGATAGACCCCTACACCATAGTCCTCAAGGTGAACGGATTTTCCGGCGCCGCAGTTAATGATTTCCTTTGCCGACAACTTATGAGTGAGATTGGCAACGTGGATATCCTGACCTGGAGTGTATACAATGAAGATGATGAAGAAGTTTCTGACGAGGGTCCTCTCAACGACTATTCTCACTGCTAAAGATTATGAAAGGAAGTTATGTAGCATGAACTTCAAGATTGGTGAAACCTTTAAGATTAAGGATGTTGAACTCCTCACTCTCGATATCATCGACGGCAATCCTTTTGTCATCGCTCTTGATACCGGCATTGAGAGTAAGTTCGCAGAAGACAGCAACAACTACGATGGCTCCACTCTGGAGGATGTTGTGGACGAGTGGTTCGAAGAGCTTGGTGTACCTGCCTTCTCTCGTGTACTCGACCTCACCACTATGGATGGCAGCAAGTGCTATGGCGCCCTTGAAGTTGAGGCTGCTCCTCTGACTTTCGACGAGTTCCGCAAGTATGCAGAAATTATCATTCCCAACATCAAACACTGGTTCTGGCTGGCTACCGGCTGGGCCGACCCTAAGTGGAAGAATTGGGGCTCGACCTACGTGTGCTTTGTCTACACTGGTGGTGGTGCGAGCTCCAACTCCTACAACACCGCGACCGGCCGCGTGGCCCCGGCTTTTATTCTCGATAAGAAGTTCTTCGAGAACATCCAGCCTCATTACGGCAATAAACCTGACCCTCAGATGCTGGCTGGCTTCACTACTGATGAACTGCTTGCAGAGGTGTCCAGACGTGTAAAGGGGGCTTAATAAAAGAACTCCGCATTAGCGGAGTTCTTTTTTTAGTATCAAAAGTGATTAAGTGACTTAGTGTAAAAGTTATATATAATAGAAGAACAATAGGAGGGAATTATATGCCTAAGAAAATAGATTTAACAGGTCAAACTTTTGGTCGCTTAACAGTCCTATATGAGCTACCAGAAAGAAAGAATGGGAAAGTGTAGTGGCACTGTAAATGTGAGTGTGGTAACGAAAAAGACGTGATATCTACACAGCTTACTGGTGGGCGCACTTAGTCTTGTGGATGCCTACAAAAAGAAAGAACTTCAGAGGCTAACTCTAAAGGTATAGATTTAACAGGATAGACCTTTGGGCGTTTAACCGTATTGCATCGCAGTCCAAATAGTGCTAAATGGGTATGTTAGTGTGAATGCGGTAATAAAACAGAAGTAACGACCACCCACCTAAAAACGGGCCACTCTAAATCTTGTGGTTGTTTATAGAAAGATAAAGCCTCGGAGACTCGTGGTATTAATCTAACCGGCAAGCGGTTTGGTATGTTAACCGTATAGGGATTAAACCTAGAAAAATCAACTACTCAAGTAAAATATTGGAATTGTTTGTGCGATTGCGGCAATTCTACAGTTGTGCCTACAGGCGCATTGCGCTCTGGCTCAACACAAACTTGTGGTTGCAAGAAAATGTCTCATGGAGAGATTAAAATAGCACAACTATTAGATGAGTATAATATACCATATGAAAGAGAAAAAATCTTTAACTCGTGCATTAACCCAACTACAAATCGCCCTTTACGCTTTGACTTTTATGTAAACAATCAGTATTTAATCGAGTTTGATGGTAAGCAACATTTTGAACAAACGAACTGGGAACCACTAAGCGATGTGCAATATAGGGATGAATTGAAAAACAAGTGGTGCAAGGAAAATAATATACCCCTAATTAGGATACCCTATACAAAACTAAATGTTCTTGACATCAACGATCTTCTACCTTAATCAGAAGCCCTCTGTATCTTAATACAGAGGGCTTCTTTTCTTTTGCAAAAAATTAAAAATTATGATATTATGTATATAGAAAGCAAGAGGATAGGCAACTTCTACCCTCACGATATTCGTGTGGGACGATTTTACGGAAGCGAGGCCATTTCTTCCGAAACCACCCATTTATTTTTAGAAAGGGAGTATTTAGGATGAAGACGGTTGATATTTATATCTCTATTCGCAACCATTCCCATCATACGACGTTCAAATCGGACTGTCCAGAATATGCAATCGCCGACGAAGCCTACCGTTTGGCACTTTTGTTTGCGGAAACCTGTGTCCTGGCGGAGTATGGTCATGCCCTATCTGGCTATGAGTTTGGTCTGTTTCTGAGGGATATGGACTACAGCTACACCATTTCTTAAGGAGGTAAGAAGAATGGCATGGTTTAAGATTTATGCCGGTTCGTGCAACAGCGCCACTTATATTCGTACCGCGGAGTTCGCTGACGAAGAAGAAGCAATGCAGGCTGCTTTTGAGGAAGCTGTTGAAGACTACAAGTCTTACGAAGGATATCATGGCTTGCTCGACAGAGAAGAGTGCCGCGAGGATTTGATTGAATCTTTCGGTGAAGAGCCTACCGAAGAAGAGGTTGATGAACGCTATCAAGAGGAAATCGAGTCGTGGATTGAATACTATGTGCGGCCGGCCACCTCTGAGCATGACACTGATGACGAGGAAGCATGATTTAACACGCTTTCCGCAGTTCTTGCAACACCTATAAATATATGTTATTATATTTATAGAAAGTGAGAAAGGAGTAATTCATTGTGAGTCGTCAACTCTCCGCCAAAGATAAGGCGTTCCTCGCTGAAAAGCAAAAGCTACAAAAGACGATTTCGTCTCTCGAAGTTACCCTTGCAACCCAAAAAGCCGCCAGTGACAAGGCAATCAAAGAGCTGATGGAAGAAATTAAGCAGTTGCAAACTGTAATTGCGGGATTCGAGGCTCATAGCCACCTGTCGGCAAGCGAGATGGCAGCTCATGTTGAGCGTGAACAAAAGGGGCTCAAGCCCTCGACAAGCTATTGAGTCTACCTAACGCATTGTATGGAGGTATGTTCTGATGTGTCATTCTAATCATTGCCGTTTTGACCTGTGGGCACCTGAACAGCGTACCAAGATTCACAACACGGCTTTCTCTCAATATACCAACTCTTTCAACCTTGCGGCAATGGAGCTGGCTCGCCACCCCGAATCTCAGTATGACGAGGATTTACAGGAAGCTATCTGCCGCAGATATGGCATTTTCCTTGACAGTATCACCAATGATGAGGCAGAGCATCTCTCTCGCCTTGTGGAAGAATATGCAAATGCTTAAAGGAGGTCACTGATATGCCCTTAGCACCTAGTTTCGCAGAGTTCGAGCGCCTGAGTGAACCGTTCTATGAGAACGGCAAATACTACATGAACGTTCGTAATCCCAAGACTGGGACCGAGCGTAAGGTTCGCTGGTACACCGATGCAGAGTATGCCAAGAATTATGGCAAGAAGCTGTCCACCGATGACGGTTTCGACGGCTTGAAGCACGCTCGTGGCTTTGATAACGGCCCCATTCTCGTTATCCGCGGCAATCGTGCAGATGATGAAGAGTGGCTGCGCGCTTCTATCGCCAGATATGCTGTGGGAATTGGCTGGTACATCGTATCTACCGACACTCTGCCGGAGGATGCTCCCAAGCATTTCAAGTATCTGCTTCTCGGTTGGCAGGAAGCTATCATCGACGAGCGTCATATGAAGAAGCCCAACGATCTCAACGCTCTTCTCGCCGAGAAAGCTCGTAAAAGAGAGTGGGTAAATTTTAACTCTTAATCCAGTCGCCAAATCTTTACCGCTGGCTTGAGGCCGAAGTTTGCAAAACCATGAAAAATATTGTATAATATCTTTAGAAGCTAAGGAAAGAATTTCCTTGAACCACTGCCGGAAAGTTCTTGACGCAAGCTGAAATCATCAATACAATATGTAAATAAAAGAAAGGTAGGTCATCACAATGACTAACACTGCTAAGAAAATCACCAAGAAGACTCACTACAACGTTATCTCCGCTATCCTGGACTACGCCGAGAACCAGGGCGCTGCTATCGACGCCGAGGGCGTTACCTACGATTCCATCCGCGAGTTTATCGCTCACGAAGTTGAGCTGCTGGACAACAAGGCTGCTGCTGCTGCCAAGCGTGCTGCTGACAAGCGCCAGGCTGGCGACGAGCTGCGCGAGAAGGTTTTCTCTGTCCTGAGCACCGACGAATTCATGACCATCAACCAGATTGTCAACGCCCTGGGCGACCCCGACATCTCTGCTCAGATGGTAACTGCTCGTCTGACCCAGCTGGCTTCTCCCGAGGTTGCTCGCGTTGAGAAGAGCTCTGTGACCGTTTCTGCTACCACTGAGGGCGGCAAGAGCCGTAAGGTGAGCGCATACCGCGCCATCTAATAAATCCTCCCACTTCAAGGGCTTGGTCACAATGACCAAGCCCTTTTTCTATGAAGAAAATAACAAGAGGAATAAATCCACTGGCAATCAAAATATAAAATACATCTAGCATGGCTATTACTCCTTTTCTTTGTCTTATAAGTACATTATAGCAAATTTAATTAAAACTGTCAAACTGGGAATTTTAATCCTTGACTTGTCATTGCTAAAGAGATATGCTATAATATAGTTATAAAATAAAGGAGTTGAGAAAATGTTACTGAGCGTAAATAGCCAATCACCATATAAAACTGCGGCCGGGGAGGTACGATGCGCCTCAAACCAACTTGGTACAATCTTTGACTTTGTTAAGAACAACCCTAACAAGAGATACAATGTACTGTTAAGGGAAGAAGAAGAAATTGGTAAAGCAATAGAGCAGATTGAGTTTATCAAAGCTGTGGCAGAAGATTATACCATTGAGTGCGGAAACATTACTTCCTTAAAGGCGCTTCTTGAGCTTGGATATAATGCCTATCTCCGCTTTCCTGTTTCCGATTGGGAGACATATCAAAGCCTGCGGGAACTCAAGGTTAGTGACATCTATGTTGATGGAGCTTTGGGTTTTAGTGTAGACCTGCTCACTAAATCAAAAGAGAATATCAAGTTGAGAAGCACCCCTACTATCAGTCCTAACGCAAGCTTAAGCGCGCCCGCCGCGAACCATTTCTTTATCCGCCCCGAGGATATTGATAAATACGCATCTGCTATTGACGTGCTAGACCTGCGGCAGCCCACCCTTGAGAAGGAAAATGCCTTGTTCTCTGTCTACCAGAGAGGTACCTTCAATTTCGATATCGACAACCTCATTGAAAACGTTCCGGCTGGTATAAATAATGTGGCACTTGTTGATTTCGCAGAAAAGCGTTTGAATTGTGGGCAGCGTTGCAAGATTCCTGGCAATCATTGCAAGTGGTGCAACACACAATTTTATTTCGTAGATAAAGCCACTAAATACGGGAAGTTAAGGACTAATTGATTTATATTTGTTTATATTGTATAATATAATTATAATATAGAAGAATGTAAAAGGAGTTTCTCTATGAGTAAATGGTCAGAACTACTACCCCAAGAGGCTCTCAATCTCAGCGTGCAACTCGCTAACCATGCTCAAGAGGAGCGAGATAAGGGAAAAGTCCTATTCCCTCCGCAGGATTAGATTTTCAGAGCATTGAACTTAACCAAGCCAGAAGATGTAAAAGTATGTCTGGTTGGACAAGACCCCTATCATACACCCGGCTAGGCCAACGGACTCGCATTCTCGGTCGCCGCAGGAAATAAACTTCAGCCCTCTCTGGTAAACATCTTCAAAGAGTTAGAGGATGACTTAGGCATCCCGAAACCCGCCAATGGAGATTTGACCAAGTGGGCTGAAAATGGCGTCCTGTTGCTGAATACTAGCTTGACCGTATATGAGCATCAAGCAAACAGTTGCGTTGGCTGGGGATGGAATAAATTTACAAAAGCAGTATTACAGGCTGCTACAAAGCTACCTCAACCTGTTGTTTTCTTGCTGTGGGGTGCAAACGCGCAGGATTTGTTGAAAGATTTGATTTCATGCGCGGCAGTTTATGAAGATGGCGGACACGTTGTTAAGGAAAGCCTAATCAATAAGGCTTACGTTCTATCTTCACACCCAAGTCCCTTTAGCGCAACAAAACAGTGTAGAGGCACTCCTGCTTTCAGAGGAAGCAAACCTTTCTCTACGGCAAATAATCTATTAGTAAGTATGGGTGGTGAAGCTGTTGATTGGAGATTATAAAGACCTTCAAGAGAGCATCGAAGAGATTATCGTGCGTTCTCAAGATTATCCTTTCGATGTAAATTGCACTGAACTAATGAATAAATGGCAAGAAGCGAAAGCGCCATTTATCACTCTTTTTGGGGGTAGACTAATCGTTCGTAGTGAAACTCCAATCACGGTTACACTCTCCGAAGAGCAGCGTTCCCGCAGATTCAAAGAATTTCTTTCTGCTCTTGATGAAAATGACGTGTTGAATGAAGACCTAGAGAGTTTTCTCTATATCAACAAGGACGGTTTCTTTGATAATAAGGTTGTACTACCTTACCCATCTAAGCATATCAGTGCAGGCTCCAAAATCCTGCGTTCGTTTAAGCATTTTATCTCAGCCCCAGAGGTAACAAGATGGGCACAGGATACCGCCTCGAGATACATCCAGGAGAACAAAATAGAAGGTTATTTATACCTATCTGTTGATCCCCGAGATTTCTTGACTCTCTCCGAAAACAATGCAAATTGGTCTTCTTGTCATTCACTCGATGGTGATTATCGAGCTGGCAATTTAAGTTACATGACAGATAGCTCCACAGTTATTGCTTATCTTGCTAGTGAAAAACAAGAGAAGTTGAAGTGTCTGCCCATGGGAATGAAATGGAATAGTAAGAAGTGGAGAATGTTGGTACACACCGACTTGAAAAATTGTATCTATTATAATAGACAGTATCCATATGATTGCTCCACCTTGGTAGATGCAGTACACGAAATGATTGCGGCCATGCTGCCTGAAGTGACTTTTAGCGAGCCTAGAGATTTTGGCTACAAGATTGTCAGCTTCCCTACCGCAGGGCAGACAATGCTAAATTACAATCAAATCAACGCTGGTGGTCGTTCTTTTGATATGCGAGATGTCATAGATGCCAGCGATTATCGAGGTTATTGTGACCTCATATCTTCAAGTACTTACACCCCAATCATAGCTGTAAATCAGCCGCTTCTTGATGAACATAGTGATATCTATGCCACAAATGCTAGCTCGCTGTTTGAAGAGTTGCAATCATTTAGGAACATCTTTGGCCTTAAGGTAGGAGGCACAGTTCCATGCCCCTGTTGTGGCGAGAATACAATCAAGAGAGAAGATTCGCTGCTATGTGAAGAGTGCATAGCAGTACATGACGCGGATGAAGACTTTTTCTTGACTTGTGATAGTTGTTATCATAGAATATATGAAGAAGATGAAATTATGTTTGTCAATGGCATCCCGTATTGCAAGAGCTGCTATGAAGCAATGTTACGCGAGGATGAAATAACTTTAGAGGAGGACGAAGACATTGGCTAAAAGAGGAGATACCGCACGCGAGGCGGTCAAGAATAAGATTATTGAAGCATTCGGAGAAGATTTCGTCGCTTTTGTTGACAAGAAAATCTACGTCCAGGCAAGTGATGGCGGGGAGATGATTCAGTTTGCTATCGCCATGACCATGCCCAAGAATCCCGTCGAAGCAGGAAACAATAGCAATGTGAGTGCGGCCGGCGGGTCTGTAGCGCCTGTAGCCACGCCTACTGAATTGTCCACCGAGGACAAGGAGAAGGTCGCCGGACTTATGGCAAAACTTGGCCTTAACTAAAAATTTTTGGTCAAGGTGCTTAAATAAGTCTTAAAGAATTTTCATAATAAGTACAACACCCTTTATCATAGGAGGCATGATAGTGTGCGGAAACCACATTCAAGAGCATATAATCGTGATGTGAGTCGTCGCAAGGCGCTGCGCAAAAGACGCATCACCAAACAGTGGTATGGTTACAACGATCCCGAATTTGAGTATTATAAGAATTTGCATCAGTACTCCAAGGGAAAGATCCATTGCTCCTGCCCCATGTGTTCTGCTAAAACCCGTAACAAGGGTAAACGCAGATATTTGGCCGGCAACTATTCTCCTTCTATTAACTATAAACATAGCGAACTGAAACGTCAGATTGCGATGGATATGAGTGAACAAGATTACTACCTCTCTGCATAAGAGGGGTAGTAATTTAATCTTTTTGCAAAAACTTAAAAATCATGGTATAATATATATACAAGGTAAGAAAAGAAGGGAAGTTTGAGCATGAAGATTTATCTGGATTTGGAAGCTAATGCCGTCACCAATGAGGTTATCTCTATTGGAATGGTGACCGAGAGTGGCGATGAGTTTTAAAGTCTGATTCGTCCTCATACCAAGTTGGACCACAATATCAAGCTGTTGACGAATATCTCCCAGGAGGAAGCTGACATTGCACCTACCCTGGAAACAGTTATGTCGTCTGTCCGCAGATTTTTGTGTGTCTGTACTCCCCTCGATAAGATTACTTTTATCCATTACGGCAAAGGTGACAGAACTTTTCTGAGAGCCTCTAAGGGCTTCACCGAGAGCGAAGCAACCAAGTGCATTCTCGATTACATCATCGAGCGGTGCGAGAATGTTGACAAGCGTGTTTCTCGTCACTTTAATCGCGATTCCATTGGATTGCGGTCTGCCTATCTGACCATGCGGCTTTCGTCTAACGAGCCAGCCACTCAGAACCACAATGCTCTGGAAGATGCTCAGATGCTCAAGTGGGTCTGGGAGAACATTGACGATTATATCCTTCCTGAGGGTATTGAGCCTGTAAAGGTAGCTCGTATCAATATGCGTTATGGCAAGAAAAAGAAGAAGTCTGTGGGAACCCAGCCTAGTAGCGACAAGAGAGGCCCCAACTGGGTACTTACCGGCAAGAGTTCTACTACCAGACACCATCAGGCCGCAGCTATCATTCCTGCTATTGATAGCGAAAAGTTCAACGTTGCTATTGTTGCGAGAAAAAAGAATCGTGTGGTAACGCAGGAGAAGATTTACCATGCGATGAACCTCGCCAAGCCCGGAAAGCTCAAGACCGCGCAAGAGATTTTCGATACTTTGAACAAGATTTACGATGCTCTTGATACTGGTGTCGCCATTCATGGCTGGACTTTCGAGAGAGCTTGAAAAACAATAAAAAATATTATATAATATATATACAAGGTTGAGAGATACCTTGGCAATGCAAAGGTGGTGAAAACCAATGGGTCATATTCCTAGTAGTTGTGCCACCTGTCCTTTTGAGAACTCTTGCAATACGGCAATGAGCTTCTCTGATTGCCACTTCTATTATACGAGAAAAGAAGAGCAGTCTTTTATGGCGCGACTAAAAGAAATTCTTGGTAAAGTGTTTCATTAACTCTTTGCCATAATCCATGGGCCTTTAGCTCAGTTGGTTTAGAGCACGCGGCTCATAACCGCGCGGTCCCGGGTTCAAGTCCCCGAAGGCCCACCATGGACGCTTACAGCAAATCTATCTGAGATAGTCAAATGGTTAAGACATTGCTCTGCAAAAGCGAAATTGCGGGTTCAATTCCCGCTCTCAAAAGAAGCGTCCAGTATATAGGGTGGTCGGTTAATGGCTAAACCAACGGTCTCCAAAACCGTGACTCCTGGTTCGAGTCCAGGTCGCCCTGCCAGTCTTATATCATGTTTGCAAAACATTAAAAAATATGATATAATAAATATGTAAGGTTGAGAAAGAGAAAAGCCTTGCAGATAATCTTGGTAGTACCCAGTAAAGTGTCGGGCATTGGGAGACGGGACCAGAAGTACACAGAGTCCTTATAAAGCGTAGACACGCCAAGATACATATTGCCCTGTAGTCCAGTCGGTAGAACGGCGGACTGTTAATCCGTATGTCGTGGGTTCGAGTCCCACCGGGGCAGCCAAAACTCCCGGTTTGCCGCCATCCAACAGGAGTATAAATAACGATGTAAGACCGGCGTCAATGGCTGTTAGTGACGCAAAAGAAATAACGCAAGAATATCGCCACCACTAATGGAAACGGACGCGCGGGTGGCTTGGACAACCGTAAGAGCAATCTCGCTTCCGGGGCGAGCTGGTATCGACATGAGACGCGCGGAGTGAATTATGTTGGTGAAATTCCAACTCACCTTATAGTCTGCCTAGCGGAATAGCGGAGTAATCTGTGACTATAAGGGTAGCCGCATGAGCGGACGAATTAAGGGCTAGCGTCCGAACCACGACACGGTTCTTTATGCCGGGGTGGTGGAACTGGTAGACACAGGGGACTTAAAATCCCCTGGTGGTGACACCGTACGGGTTCGAGTCCCGTCCCCGGCACCAGATATGCGCCCGTGGTGGAATCGGTAGACACGCCAGCTTGAGGGGCTGGTTCCCGCAAGGGAGTGCGAGTTCGAGTCTCGCCGGGCGCACCATATACCGGTTTCGTATAATGGTAGTACAAGGGACTCTGACTCCCTTGGTGGTGGTTCAATTCCATCAACCGGTGCCATCGGTGGAAGCAGCATATGGAGTCTTGCCACCAACCGACCTTGTACGGTGTTTGCAGGGCGAGCGCTTCGTGACAGCGTGACTTTCAGATACACCCGGTATGCTGAGACTAGTTTCAAGATGAAACTTAAACGCCGTGTACCCCTGGTTCGATGATAGCGCCCTTCCGACGGTGAATGAAGTGGAGCTTAGTAGAGGACGGCCGCCTCTGCGAAACATTTGCAAAAAATTAAAAATCTTGGTATAATGTATATACAAAGATAAGACACAGCACAGCAAATTTTTGGATAACAGATTTGTTTTTTGATGACAGGTTTAAGAATGGTTCAAATCCTTCGACTGTGTCTTGAGTATCCACCGGTAGTTTAACGGCTAGAATGTCTGCCTTCCAAGCAGAGGGCGAGGGTTCGACTCCCTCTCGGTGGTCCATAAGACGGTTACTGCAAGCTTTTCTATACAAGATAACTTGAAATTATTGCCTGTATATCCCGTCTTGAATATGGTGCGTTAGTTCAGCTGGCTAGAATGTCGGACTGTCTCTCCGAAGGTCACGGGTTCGAATCCCGTACGCATCGCCAGGAAGTTGTGGGCGCATAAGACTAAAAACCCTCAGTCGTTCAAATCCTAGGTGGACGCATTTCAAAATCAATGAGCGCAATTACCGCTGCCATTCCGGAACAGGGCAGAGAGGATGAAATTTCCTCCCATTGATTTGAATATGGGCCAGTAGCTCAGCTGGGAGAGCACCTGCCTTGCAAGCAGGAGGTAGCGCGTTCGAGTCGCGTCTGGTCCACCATTCCTCGGTAAAGTGAGTTGAAAGAGACTCCCTGGGGCAACGGTTCATTTTCAAAACTTCTTCCCCGTTGTAAAATATATCTGCGGCCGCAGAGAATAAGAAGCAGAGGGTCACCGGTCTCGAGAAAAACCCGACCAACAGGGATGACAATGCCGCCGGTTCATTGGCAAGATGCTGTCATGTAGCTGTAAAATCATGAATACCGAGCAGGTAAGGTAGAATCCTGCGTTATGCTCCCATCGACAAGCGGTCTAAGTCACTGGCCTTTCACGCCAGAGTCACGGGTTCGAATCCCGTTGGGAGTACCAGCGGCCCTTAAGAGGTCGGCTTCACCGCTAACATGGATTATGGAGTTAAACTACCACCGACAGACGCTACGAAAGAAGACCGTAGACTGGTATGTGGCTTAGTGGCAAGCGGAATATAAAAAGGCAAAGTAAACTCCACTCAAAAACTTTCTTTGGAGGTCAAAACATGGAGAGCAACAAGAGCGAAGTCAAGGTTCGCGAGGTCTGTCAGAACTGCGGTTCTTACAATCGTTGCACGAAGAAGTGTGCTGACGGCAAGCATGTGCCTCGAAAGCATTCGTGCGAGAAGTTCAACGAAAAGAAGAATTAAGGAGGAACATGCCATGAAGAATATTTCTGAAATCCACGGTCGTTTCAACAGTTTTGCCGCAGTTGCGGCCGCCCTCGGTATGAAGCAGCCCAAGCCCAAGGCTGAGAAGCCTCGCAAGTGTCCCAACTGCGGTGGCGAGCTGCGCCGTGTCGGTTCCAGCAACGTCTGGGTCTGCGATTTCTCCACCCTGGAGGAAGCTGAGTACAAGAAGAATGGCGAGACCGTTCAGGTCTATGTCATTCGGAAGTGCAATCATCGCGACATCGACCCTGTGTAATACCTGCGGCTTCGGCCGCTTATGGCCCCTTCCTCTAACTGGTCTAGGAGGCCGGCCTCTCAAGCCGGCAATGCGAGTTCGAGCCTCGCAGGGGTCACCAATGTGGTTGTTAGTCCCACTAGTTGTATACGACTTTGACTAACCGTTTGCTTGGTTGTGAGAAGCCCTTCCTTCAGCGTCAAAATGGAACGGCGTGTCTCCTACAGCTGCTTGAATGGTGAATTAGTAGCGGTCTGGTAAACCATAATACCCAAGACGAGTGCGCAATCGTCTTGAATATGCCCGTGTAGCTTAAAGGTAGAGCGTAGTCTTCATAAGACTAAAGATGATGGTTCGATTCCATCCATTGGCACCACGCTGGCGGGAGGTCGATATCTCGGGGAGTCTCATAAACTCTTTCAACTTCGTTCGACTCGAAGGCTTCAGCAACCAAATACATCCAAAAGGATGGGTCAATTTTGTTCAAGATGATGTGAATAAAAATCATATTATATAAAGGAGATGAATAATATGGTTGGCATTTACAAAATCACCAATGATGTTAATGGGCACAGTTATATCGGGCAAAGTAGTAATATCCAATAGAGATGGAAAAATCACAAGATAGCTGCTTACAATCCCAATGATAAAGGATATGAGTATCCTCTTTATCGAGCAATGCGAAAATATGGTTAGGCAGCATTTTCTTTTGAGGTTTTAGAGGAATGTCCGCAAACCGCTCTAAATGACCGAGAAGTGTGGTGGATAAATCAGCTGCATCCAGCATATAATCAAACGGTTGGCGGTCATCATGAAATTACTGGCAGTAAACTTACTGTTTCTCAAGTGGAAGAAATAAAAACCATTTTACTTAATGACACAGAAGGCGAGATAATTCATGCTAGTCTGGCAAGTAAATATGGGGTTCACAAAGACACCATACGAGATATAAATGTTGGTCGCGCTTGGTTTGATGAGACATTAAACTACCCACTACATTACTCCAAATTTGACCCAAATAATCCGCATAAAGCAAAAAATTATTGCTGTGATTGTGGTGTTGAGATAACCAAAAATAGTATGCGGTGTAGCAAATGTGATGGCATTCACAAAAGAAAAGAGTTGCCTGTTAATCGAGAGGAATTAAAACTTTTAATTCGCACAACACCTTTTACGACCATTGGTAAGCAATTTGGCGTATCTGATAATGCTGTTCGCAAATGGTGCGATAGATATGGATTGCCGCACAAAACAAGCGAGATTAAAAGAATAAGTGATCAGGATTGGTTAAATATATAAACAAGATGGCATATTCGCCATCTTGTTCTTAACTTGGAGGTATGGAGTAATTGGTATCTCAACGCCCTGCTAAGGCGTCCACCGTGATGAACGGTGTCTGGGTTCGAGTCCCGGTGCCTCCGCCAAGTTCTGCTGATGTGGCTCAGTGGTAGAGCACTTCCTTGGTAAGGAAGGGGTCACGAGTTCAACTCTCGTCATCAGCTCCAGTTAAGTGAGGTTTAATGAGGATTGAACAAAGGATTAGCCTTTCAGGGATAAGTGCCTGCACCAGTTCCGTTTAGCAGTACCGATGCCAAAGTACACGGTGTTCTCGCTGCCTTTTATGCTTCGGTAGTTCAGTTGGTTTAGAATACACGACTGATAATCGTGAGGTCACTGGTTCAAGTCCAGTCCGGAGCACCATATGGAGAGGTGGCCGAGCCTGGTTTAAGGCACCAGTCTAGAAAACTGGCAACCCCGCAAGGGGTTCGTGGGTTCGAATCCCACCCTCTCCGCCATGAAGAATATCGGATATCTCCCGTACCTGAGTCGCAATCAGGTTTGGACTTCCATACTGCCATCCAACAGACAGTATGTTCAAAGCGGGATGAAAAGCAGGCGTTAATAGAGTTGGCAACATTAACGCTAAGGTTCCCACCTGGAGCAACAGGGCATAGTAGTTCTATGATAGAACAGTACCTCACGCGAGAATTCCGGCTATAAAAGTAAGAGGAAGCCGTGCAAGAGAACCTTCTTTTCAAAACCTACTTCCTTTCTGTCTTGAGCATAACCTCCAGCGAGATAGAATCTAGGTTTGTTTTCTTACAGCAAAATTGCTGGAGGTTAATACGCTGGCGTGGCGCAATGGTAGCGCAACTGACTTCGTCGATTAGTTTAACGGGTAAAACAACCGAATCCCAGGTAAAAGACCTCTCGGAAGAGAGAAGATTTGTAAGTTCAAGTCTTGCATCGGCGTCCAGTAATCAGTAGGTTGCAGGTTCAACTCCTGTCGCCAGCTCCATGTGTTTGTAGCTCAATAGGTAGAGCGTCGGATTGTGGTTCCGATGGTTGCGAGTTCAAGTCTCGTCAAACACCCCATAGACCTATTCAGCAAAATTTTCAATCGTATGTTTTTGGGTACATAAGAAGATAGAAAGGGGTCTAGCTATCATGAATGAGCTTGATAAGCGCATCTTTAAGAAGAATGACCAAGAACTGCAAGAGTATCTTCAGTTCAAGCGTCGTGGCACAGTCGTACAAGCCAAGAAGGGCAAAGGATCATATTCCCGCAAACAAAAGCATAAACATAAGTCAGGGGAGGAATGAGTTATGTCTAGGTCATACCGGAAACAACCAGTATGGAAAGATCATAACCGTGGCATGAAAGCAATAGCCAATCGAAAAGTGCGGCGGGCGCTTAATCGTGACCATGACCTTGATTTAAGGTACCGCCTCTACAAGAGATATTTCTGCTCTTGGGATATTTGCGATTACTGCTCTCTTGTTGCCAAGAGTTTTGAGGAGTATTATCGCCAAGAAGTTATTCGCTGGAAGAACCGACGCCACTATTGGTGGCACAAGGATGAACCATTTCCCTCTCGCAGAGAGGTTTACAAAGAGTGGCTAAGTTATCGCAGTAAATAAGCCCCATTAGCTCAGCTGGACAGAGCACGCGCCTTCTAAGCGCGGTGTCAGGGGTTCGAGTCCCTTATGGGGTACCAGAAGCGCCGGTTATACTAGTTTATACCGGATAACCAAAGAGGTGTTCCCAATAGTGGTTCGAAACGCTTGCGGTAAATAGCCTCCGCTTTGCCAATATGGGGCCGTAATGGTTTCGACAGGGCATTGAGAAGCTAGAATACACGGGCAGGCGACCGCCATAGGCGCAACAAACAATTAACTGACAACTCTTATTTCGAGAATCATCTGGCAGCTTGAGCATAAGCTCGCTGCTTCCTAATCTCCTGGTTTTCTCTGTTTCCCTTCAATAAACAGAGTGGTGGAAGTGTGTATCAATCCGGTACGCCCCTTTGAAACTGAATGAGATTGTTTGCTTCTCTCTGCCAGTTAAAATGCAGTAAATCGCAAACTATCGTGTAAGAATGTTCTGGTTATGTAGGTGTTTTGGACAGGGGTTCGACCCCCCTCGGCTCCACCAAATATGGGTCGCTAGCTTAACGGGCAGAGCAGTAGGTTGAAGCCCTACGGGACGAGGTTCGAGTCCTCGGTGACCCACCATCCGCAAACTTGCAATAATAGAAATATTATTGTATTATAGATACATAATCAAGAGAGGAGATTGAGTATGGAGATTGAACGTAAATGGCTACTCAAGAAGTTGCCGCAACAGCTGCCGAAAGGCAAGTATTTCATCGAACAATTCTATCTGTCTCTTGAACCGGAAGTGCGTCTGCGGAGATGCGTGCCTAATGGCGACTACGCACCGAAAGTTCCGTATCGCATTGCCATAAAGGGTAGCGGTGATCTATCTCGCACTGAAATCCAGAGTCCGGTAACTGAGGATTTCTATGCTCAAGCCAGAGAGTTTGTTAATCTGCAAACCGTAGAAAAGCATCTGCTGGAATATGAGGTAGATGAACATGAGCTGTCCATCGCCGTTGTGCTTACGGGTGAGGGTTTCATCTATGCTGAGGTCGAGTTTGAGACCGAGGAAGAAGCCCTGGCTTATCAGTTTCCTTGGCCCGAACTGGTAGACAAGGAAGTCACCTATGACCGTGAGTACAAGATGAAAAATGTGTGGAGAAAGCTTTACCACAAATAACTCAAAGGCTCTTGCAGCAAATATGCTTGATAAAAAGAAATAAATGTTGCTTTGAAACGATTATTGCTTGATTAAGGAGCCTTGAATATGCGCCTATCGTACAATGGACAGTACGCAGGTCTACGAAACCTGTAATATAGGTTCGACTCCTATTAGGCGTACCACTCTGAAAGGAGCTGAAAGAATTGAATGTCGTAAATTCCGGTTCTGTCTACCAGATTTATGATGAAGGTATGCAGACTTCAAAGGTACTGCCATCTAAGGTTTTTGATGTGCAGTTCTCTAAGTTGCAGGGTTTCTTCCTCGTTGCTCGCGCCGACATTAAGGCCGAAGAGGATAAAATCTATGGCAACTATGTGCAGAAAATCAACAAGGTGTTAAGCGGCTATAAGGCGGTTGATCGCAATTTTGGTGTAATCTTGTCCGGTCCCAAGGGTGTCGGTAAGACACTATTCACCAAGCTGTTAAGCATCGCCGCACGTGAGCAGAACTATCCCGTGATTATCGTATCCAACTATATTCCTGGTATTGCTCACTTCCTCAGTTCGATTGACCAGGATGTGGTTGTTTTATTCGACGAGTTTGAAAAGACTTTTGCCGAGACCGACGACTGCACCCCGCAGGATGAAATGTTGTCCCTGTTCGATGGATTAGATAGCGGGCATAAACTATTCATCGTTACCTGTAATGACATGGGCAAGCTGAGTCATTATCTGCTCAATCGTCCCGGTCGCTTCCACTATCACTTCACTCTTGATGTGCCAAACGCAGAAGAGATTCGTGAGTATCTGGAAGACAAGCTGGCGCCTCCTTATCAGGGTGCTATCAATGATGTTATCAACTTCTCCAACATCGGCAAGATTACCTATGACTGCTTGAGAGCTATTGCTTTTGAGCTTAACCAGGGATACTCCCTTGAAGAGACTCTGAATGACCTCAACCTTGTCCGAGACAAATCCATCTCTTTCGATATTACCGCCGAGTTCATGGATGGTGCTATCTACAAAGTATATGGAGTATCTCTCGACCTAATGAAGAGCGAAACTTGGGGCAGATGGTTTAACTGTGCAGTTAAGGACAATCCCTCTTTGTGGATTAGCTTTAGTCCTCGTGACGTGAAGCCTGACCCCAACCATGCCGGAGAGATGTATGTGTCCAATGACGATGTTGTTGACATCCACTACGATAGATATGACTTCGAGGATAACGACCCCAGAAAGGCTATGATGGATGCTCGTATAAGAGCTGGTCTTAAGAGCCTGCGCTTAACGAAAGAAAGCGTTATGGGGTATAAGTACCTAGTTTAATTAGCCGGCTGCTTCGGCAGCCGCATATCCGGGTGTAGCTCAGTTGGCTAGAGCGCTAGATTTGGGATCTAGAGGCCGTGAGTTCGAGTCTCACCACTCGGACCAGTGCCGTGGTATGCGGCATATGTATCACTCCTTTCTGATATAAAGACCTATACAGCAAAGTTTTCTTTTCTGTAACAATGATTTACAACTACTGGCTCGATTTCAAGAATTAGAGGGCAGAAACGAGCTTTCGATGGTGCGCCTCGCGCAACATCACTGGCCCTCATAGGTCTTGTTGCAAAAACTTAAAAAACATTGTATAATGTATATAGAAAGTTGAGAAAGGAAGTTTTGAAGTATGAAGAAATTCGTTGCTATGGGATGCTTTTATCACGCAAATCCTTACGGCTTAGTTCGCACTGTCTGTCGTGCTACTGATGTGAACTCCGGCGATGTTATGATTGCCTATGTGAATGTTGGCCCCGGCGGCTTCGCAAGCGAAGTGTTTCTGATGCCCGAGAACGAGTTTATGAATATCTTCCTCTCATAAGCGGGATTAGCTCAGCTGGTAGAGCATCTGACTTACATTCAGAGGGTCAGCGGTTCGAGTCCGTTATCCCGCACCACAAGACACATACAGCAATTACACACTTGTGTAGCGTTGGTTCGATTCCAACTCCGCCAGCTTTTGGCAGATAGCTTAGATGGTTAAAGCAACAATAATGTGTCTTGTAAACAAGAGGATAAAGCACTTAAATAAAATAAAGACGCTTCACTGCAAATCTCTTTCTGGTTTCTAAAAAAACAGGATTGGTGATGTATTTCTTGAAGAAATATGGTCTTTGACCGTTGGTTGGTAGAGGAAGAAAGCAAGGCCATCGGTAGACTAACATTGCTTGTGCTTCTAAGCGTCTTGAGTTCAAAAAAAGTTGGTCAAAAATGGTCAAAATACTTATCTTACTTTTCATATAATATAGAACCAAAGGAGGTTATTATATGGAAACAAAGGTATGCACCAAGTGTGGAAGAGAATTACCATTAGACCAATTTAATTGGCGCAATAAAGCAAAAGGAACAAGACGTGCCGATTGCAAAGAGTGCCACAATGGGTACATGAAAGAAAAGTATAAAGAAAAGAAGCTCGAAATTCAAGACCTGAAGCAAGAGCTAAAGTGTGCAAAATGCGGCTATGACAAATGCGGCGCAGCACTAGACTTTCATCATCTTGACCCAGTAGAAAAAGACGAGCGAGTAGCTCAGATGATATCAAACAGATATGCTCTCGATAAGGTGCGCGAAGAAATCAAAAAGTGCGTTGTGTTATGCGCCAATTGCCATCGAGAGTTTCACGCAATTGAACATGAAAATTCTGATTTTACAATAGAACAATTCCTGCGAGAGTGATCTCGCAGGTTCATAGGGGGCTTGTGTAAAGGCAGCACGAATGGCTTTGACCCATTTAGTAGAAGTTCGAATCTTCTGCCCCCTGCCATGGAGATAGTAGCTCAGTCGGTAGAGCGGCGTACTATGGGCCTTGACAAAGGCCGTGACCGCAATGATTTTGGCTGTTAACCCGCGTGTCGTAGGTTCGAGTCCTACCTATCTCCCCGTGAAGCAAGTGGCCAAATGGTAAAGGCGGCGGTATAAGCGTAGTCTTGTTCAAGACTGTGACAGCAGCCATTTCTTACAAGGGAACCGCTATTTGTGGGTTCAAGTCCCACCTTGCTTCCCAGCCGGCGTGGCGGAATGGCAGACGCGCGTGGCTTAGAACCACGTGTCTCTTGGCGTATGGGTTCGAGTCCCTTCGCCGGCACCACGTAGAGTATCCAAGTATTAAAGGAGCCTCGCCTAGGCGCTTGAGGGTTGGTAACTCAAGTGTAAAAGAGGTGCGACACCATCGCTTCGCAGGTGAAAATCCTGTCCTCTACAACCAATGGTATTTAACCGCGCTGGTACGCCCGCTACCAGACAATAAAGCAATAGCTTTGCCGCGGATTATATACTTTCTATATGGGTCGGTATCCCGTAGCAGGTAGCGGTCCTGACTGTAAATCAGGTGCTTCACAGCTCGGTTGGTTCGAGTCCAACCCGGCCCACCAAAAGGTAAGTTGTCAATACCTTGCTTACAAGTGTGCACGCTTTGAGCGAAACTTGACCGCGACCAGCAGCGAAAGAGTCTGGTTGAAGGATACGATATAAGATATTGAACGACCGCTGTGGGGTTCTTAAATTAAATGAACAACAGCAAGAGCTAAAGCGACCATCTGCGTATCGGGTGGGCCACAGATACAACCGAATAGTCTTGTTGGGGAAGCCGGTAGAACTGGTAACATCAAACAGCTCCGAGGAGAGTGAGAGGAGCGGCGCATGGGCAACGGAAGTTAGCGATATGCGGTGTAGGAGCTGTGATGTTATTAAGCTACCGGCTTCTTTTTTTGTGCGGGACCGATCGGAAAATCTAGCATAACCGATCGCTAGACGGCCTCCCGCAAAGTTTGGGCAATTCAAGATAAACGATAACTCTTAAATTTTAAGTACCATAGAGAGGGTGTGTTATACACCTATTAAAACTCAAGGAAAGGAGCGAAACCAATGGCTATTAAAAGAGGAATCAATCGTTCCCACAGACCTTTTTATAACATGGCTGAGTTCTTGTGCGACTATGAGACAGACGTCGCTTCTTTACCCACTAGTTGCGGTCCAGGTAGCGAAGCCAAGGTAGTTGAGAACGGTAATCTTTATATTCTGAACAATCAGCGTCAATGGGTATTACAACCTGCCGCAGGTTCAGGTGGCTCTGGGTCTGGCTCTTCTGGAGAGGACGATATTACAATTCTTGGTGAGGCTTCTGCCTCTGACAACGATATTATTGTTCTTTAAGGAGGAAAGCGTCGATGGCTGATTTTAAGTTTAAGGTGGCTTACGCGGAAGACCCCAAAAAGATAACCCCCGCGTTAGAAGCTGGCACCATTAACGAAGGCGACCTCGTTATTGTAAATGAAAATGGCGTAGGTAGTATGAAGTTTATTACCGACAAGAAAGAAATTATTGGCATGAACGCCGAATTAACCAATGAAGCAAAAGAACAGATTGTTAATGAAACACTGACCGAAGCTGATAATCGTTATTTGGCAATCTCTGAAGGCACGCTTGTCTTAAACGGCAATACTTCTTTGGTTGCTGAAAATGCGGCAACCGCAGATTCTAGTGACGCCTTTGCAAGTGCGATTGCGGATGAAAGCGTGACTGCAATTGCCCTGGCCGCAGATGTAGTGGTAGAAGAGCCAGTCATTATTACCGAACGTGATTTGACCATTGATTTGGCAAATGCTAAGATCGGCAATGAAATCCCAATGTGGAGCGAAGATGGCGGACAATGGTCTGTTCTGAGCGTTAAAAATGCAACCCTAACACTTCAAGGCGATGGTGTTGTTGAGTCTCCAGAAGGTGACTGTTATGCTGTTGATGTTCGAGAAGGCGGAACTGTCTATATTCATGGCGGAACCTATAATGGTAATATTTCTGCGGTATACCTTAGAGGACCTAACTCCTCTTGCTTCATCACTGGTGGATATTTCAAACTGCAACAGGTCAGTGATGCTTCTGTGGGTCCAAATGGATACCTTATCAACATCTATGACCAAGAACGCGATTCCGTACAGTGCGTAATTACTGGCGGTACTTTTGAGGGATTTGACCCTGCACATCCTGCGGAAGGCGGTATGACTTTCCTGCCTGCAGGCTATGTTGCGCAATATGACTCTGTGAATAACACTTATACTGTGGTTAAGGAGGGCTAATATCTATGGCTACAAATACCCAAATTGTAGATGTTATCCTTCAATTACGCAGGGATAATGATTACAACTACAAGAAAGTTGAAAACACCTTTGTTCCAGCAAAAGGCGAAGCGTGCTTCGTTGACACTGCCAGAAATGGTTTGCGGGCGAAGGTAGGTGACGGCGTAAGAGCTTGGAAAGACTTGCGCTATGTCGATGAAGATATCGCCATGAACGTGATTGTTCGCGGCTATCTTTCCAATAATCAATTTTATTCTGATGCCGAGTTAACAAACCCAATCGAAGCATCAGTTAATAAAATATATATTGATGCGGCTAGGAGTGTTGTATATGTGTATAGTAATTCCAAATATACACCTATTACACAGTCCGTAACCGCTGCAACAGCCACTACAGCTGGCGTCATGAAACTTTATGATGCTCTTGGTCAGAATACCGATGGTACAATGACCTAGAAGGCCATTACCGATGAGCTAAATGAAAAGATTGAAGCTAGTGTTGATGTAGACAATGAGCTGTTGACACTAACCACTGACTAATTTATTAGGAGGAATTTAATTATGGCTTACGAGTACAAGAATACCCCTGTTCTTTCTAAAGTCAAGATTGGTGATAGCATTTATTACCTAAAGGATGCAGAAGTTCGCGCTCTGCTTGACACCTTTGGTTCTGCTGTCACTTACAACGTAGACGCTACTGTTGCCGAGGGTGGCGCAGGTCTGATCACCGCTGGTGCCGTTCACCAGTATGTCACTCAGTATGTTACCGATATTACTGGTGGCGCAATGACCTTCCTTGGTATCAAGGATGAACTTCCTGCTACCGGTAACCCTGGTGAGGTCGTTATCGTTGGTACCGCTGAGTACGTATACGCTGATGGTAAGTGGAATCTCTACGGTGATGAAGGCATCTATGCTACCATCGCTGGTGTTGAGGCCGCTTATGTCAAGAAGACTCTGACCATTGCTGGTATCGATCTTGCTGATGCCATCACTGCTGAAGAGCTCAAGACCGCTCTTGATCTCAAGGCTCTGGCTCACAAGGAAAGCGCTTCTGGTAGTCTGAATGTTGTGACCGGTGTTCAGGATGCTGAGTACACTCCTGAAGGTTCTGTTGAGGTTAAACTCAACCATGCTTCTACCGCCATGTCTTCTACCGGTACTTTTACTCCTGCTGGTAATGTTACTGGTAATGTAACTGCTGCTGGTACTGTTGCTATCGCTCGCGATGATGCAAACGGCGTTCAGGTTTCTGGTACTGTTTCCGCTCCTAGCGTAACTGTTACTCCAACCACCGCTCAAGTTCAGCATATTTCTAGCGTTGGTTCTCTGCCTTCTTACACCGCTGCTCAGTATACCGCTCCTTCTGTGGCTGAGGCTAAGGCTCAGTTCGCTTCTGAGGGTGTTGTTGCTGCCATCGACGGCGAGGATGCTGAGATGCTCGTCTTCTCTGCCGCTGGTAAGGCCGAAGCTCTGACCACCACCGGCTTCAATGCTGGTTCTTATACCGCCGCTCAGTTCGATGCTGGTGCTCTTCCTGAGCTCGGCGCAGCTCAGACTGTTGTTACCGGTATTGAGAAGGCTGAAGCTTCTGCTCCTACCTTCACTGGCGACAAGTTCGGCGCTACCTTCGCTGGTACTCAGGTTGCTATCGCTGCTGAGTTCGCAGGTACCGAGGGCAATGTTAGCGTTTCTGGTAACTACGATAAGGCTGGCGTTGAGTCTGCTGCATTCGCTGGTACCAAGGCTACTATCAGCCACGAGGTTACCTCTGAGGCTAAAACTGTTACCGTTTCCTGATAATCTAGCACTAGCGGGCTAATTTACTAGCCTGTTTACAATAAGTAAAGGATGGTGAGTAAATGGCGGATTATTTATCTAAGGTAAAGCTCGGTAGTACCATTTACTCCCTTAAAGATAATGAAGCAAGAGCCGCGATTTCTGCTCTGGAAACCGCGGTTGCTTCTTCTCTTGTTTTTAAGGGCACCGCTTCTAGTGCTACCGAGATCACTGGACTGACCAACTACAAGTTAGGTTGGACCTATAAGGCAACAGCGGCATTCACTATTGCGGGCGTCGGTACTGTGGAGCCTGGTGACATGGTTGTGTGCATCAATTCCAATAGTGCATACAGCGCATCTGACTGGACTGTGGTTCAGAACAATGTAGATGTCATGACAGGTGCAACTACAAGTGCTAGCGGAACAAGGGGACTTGTTCCTGCGCCAGCAACAGGTGATAATGAGAAGTTCCTACGAGGAGACGGCACATGGCAAGCGCCGAGTGTTGTCTGGGGGAAGTTCTCCGAGTTGATTTAATTTAAGGCTCGTCTATGAGAAATCGTAGACGAGCCTTTTCTTTTTTGCCCTTATGTTTTTTATATGATATAATAAATTTATATTCTAAAAGGAGAGTTTAATATGAAATTAAAGAAAAACACAGAAAAATTTCTTAGTGAACAAATTAAAAGTGGGCAAAAGACCTTCCAGGTATCGCAAACCACTTATAGTCTATACAAAGATTTAGAGCGTGGTGGATATGCACGTCCCGACGATGCGATTTCGAACATTATGAATAGTTCAATAGTACAATGGTCTGCAGATTCATCTTTCAAAGCCGTTTTAACCGGAGATGGAGAAAACTACTTTATTAACAAAAGAAATAAAATTATTAACGATTTTGTTAAAGTAGTTTGTGAAATCGCAGCAATCTTTTTAGCATCTTATCTTGCTTAACCTGCGGCCGCCAGCTTAACCGATCTTTTAACGGACCTTCCGCACGTCCTTGCAACATCTATAAAAATATTATATAATATTTATAGAAAGTGAGGGATGAATGATGAACGAGAAGATTCAAGCTGACATCGCGCGTTTCCGTGGTATGCTCCAGCGTATCTCTGCATCCTACAAGCACATCAGTGATGAAGCTATCGAGGGATATGTAGCTGATATCGAAGCTATCCTTGTCGATCGCTGTGATATTAGCGACAAGTTCCCTACTATTGGTTGCGGTGCCTTTAAGGAGTGCTACGGCCTTAATGATGATTTCGTCATTAAGTTTGCTAGTGAGGAAAATGATACGGTCTCCGAAGAGAATCTACTCCATATTGCGGTGGAGGCCGATGTAGCAGAAATCTTCCTGCCGACATGGTATTGTTACCTTGATTCTCGTGGTCCCGACCTGCAAATGCTTGATGATAGGGCGTATAATCGGTATTATTACAGCGATAGCCGACATACCTATGTCGAGAATCCCGACTACACCTACCAGATTGCCAACTGTATCATCATTCAGCCTCGCATCCTTAGAACTGTCTCTGCGGGGAGTTATCTCACTCTTCCTCGCAATGGTCTGGACTACGACAAGGCTCCTATCGTCGATATCGAGGGCAACAAGATTGACTTCCGTACCGCCTATGATTTCTGCGTGTCCAGTCAGACCTGGTTGCAGGATATCATGGACGCCTATGGTTTCGAGTTCTTCAATCGTCTAGCGCAGTTCTTGACGGACAATGATGTATCCGACCTGCACACTGACAATATCGGCTATTACATCCGCGAAGATGGTAAGGTCGTACCAGTTATCTTTGATTGCTTGTCTGGTACCTGGTAAAGTTTGCAACAAAATAAAATAAATGATATAATATATATAGAAAGTTGATAAAGGAGATATGAGTATGTATCCGTTTGAGAAGTATCGCTACTACACCGCAGGAAACAAGATTATCGCAGTCTCCACCTATGCCGGCAAGACCGTCCGTGGTATCGCCAAGTGTGCCGAGGGTGACACCTTCGACATGGAGAAAGGTAAGCAGCTGGCCGCTCTGCGCTGTGCTGAGAAAATCGCTCATAAGCGCATCGACCGTGCGAAGCGTAAATCCCGTGAAGCCGAAGCAGCAATCGAGGCTGCAGAAGCCTATGCCGAGAAGATGGAAGAGTACGTCGATGATGCCTACGACGAGCTGGCAGAAATCGAGGACACTATCGAGGAGCTGCTCGAAGATATGTAAGGGGACTTTGTCCCCGATATGGCGGAGTGGCAGAGCCTGGCTTATTGCACCTGTCTTGAAAACAGGAGGCCGTGATGAGCGGTCCGTGGGTTCAAATCCTACCTCCGCCGCCATGCCCCGTAGTGTAATGGCTAGCACGAGAGTCTCTAAAACTCTAGGCCTTTGAAGCCGTCGGTCTGGGTTCGAACCCCAGCGGGGCTGCCATAAGACGCGAACAGCAAATTCTGAATGTCTTTCTTGCCATGTTTTAAGAAAATGAATTTAGCGTCTTGTGACAAATAGACCCACACAGCAAAACTTATGATTACTAAAAGTAATGCTATCAAATCGCCTCTTCAGGCTCCATTTTTCAAACATAAGGGTTCTTTGATGTAGGGTCGAGAAATATAAACATCAAACCACCCGCCCCGAACCATGGCCAGTTCGGGGTTATATGCGCCAGTAGCATAGTGGCTAATGCACCTGCCTTTTAAGCAGGAAACCATGGGTTCGAGTCCCATCTGGCGCACCATACATCCAGATTGGCATACCCAAATAAAAAATTTTTGGTCAATATTCCACAATTTTATTATTTATTTCTTCATATATGATAGAGAGGTGAATAATAAATGGCATTAAGAAAATACACAAAAGAATGGTTGGAAGAACTTTGTGCTGAGAGCACATCGGTTCGAGAAGTCTTGATTAAAGCTGGTAGAAAACCAGCGGGTGGTTCTACAGCAACTCTAAAAAAGAAGATAGCTGAATTTGGCATTGATATTTCTCACTTTTAGGGCAGGTAGTGGTCCAAAGGAAAGACCATGGCAGATGATCCTCGTATCGGTAGTCGTGAAAAATACCAAATAGAAGATATCTTTGTAGAGAATAGCCCGTATACAAGGGCTGTTGCCAGAGATTATATTCTTCGACACAATTTAATTCCATATGTTTGCGAGGGTTGTGGGAACAAAGGAATTTGGTTAGATGTTCCGATGGCTCTATAGCTAGACCATAAAAATGGTGTCAATAACGATCACCGTTTAGAAAATTTGCATTGGCTATGTCCAAATTGTCATGCTATTACAAAAACTTTTGCAGGTAAAAACAATAAAAAAGAAATTACTTTGGATGAAGTAGCTAAGGCTATCGAGGAAACAGGAGACTTTGGAGCCAAGAATATCTGCCTTTATCTTGGTCGTAGCTTAAATGGAAGCAATATCAATAAGGTAAAACTATTAACCTATCAGCTCGGTTATACCGATTAACCGAGCAATTATGCCCAAGTGGTGGAATGGCAGACACAAAAGTTTCAAAAACTTTCGTCGAAAGACATCTGTGGGTTCGACTCCCACCTTGGGCACCATTAAACAAAAGAGGGGAGCAACAGTATGAAGAAAAAGATTGTGGCTTTGATTGCGGCCGGCGTCCTTACGATCGGTTTGACTGGCTGCGGCAACCAGCAACTTCTCGACACAACCTATACCTTTGACAAGGCTATGATTGCCATGCCCAATGGCACTGTGGTTGAAGGCGAGGTTCAGTCCTGGAAAGACTGGGAGAACAGCGATACCGTCCAGGTCAAGATTGGCGATGTCACTTACTGGACACACAGCTCCAATGTGGTCTTGATGACCGATTAAGCATCAACGCCGAAAAAGGGTTAATAGTAGGCGAGATACAGACCAGTAACCCTGAGACCTGTAACAAGGGCAACAGTGATTGTGTAAGGCAACGAACACGCTGTTAGGTATCTCTTTATGCGAACGTAGTCAAGTGGTTTAAGACCCCGGCCTGCAAAGCCGTGTGCCCCGAAAGGGCGTGAGTTCGAATCTCACCGTTCGCTCCATTGTCCTCTTGCCTAAGAGGAACTCAATAATGAGAAAAAGGAGATTGATACTATGAATAAGTTGCTCAATGCTATGCAGGAAGTCAACAACTACAAGCTGACCGAGAATGGCGGAATTGCTCTCAAGTCCACCATGAACGGCCTGATGGATATGTTCGCCCTCGGCGGCTCCTATCGTAAGCGTAGTGATGCTGACTGCATTGTTCTGTTTAAGAACGCGCTCGCTGAGGACGAGGTCCTCGCACTGAAGTGCCTGTTCTATCTGCGCGACGTGCGTGGAGGTCAGGGAGAGCGTCGTTTCTTCCGCGTCTGCATGAAATGGCTTGCCAATGAGCGCACTGAGGCTGCTCGCCGCAACCTCAAGTATGTGGCAGAGTATGGTCGCTGGGACGACTTCTACCTGTTCGTTGGCACTCCTCTGGAGTCCGAGATGTTCGGTTTCCTCAAGCATCAACTGGCCCTGGATGTGGAGTGTAAGGCTCCCTCTCTGTTGGCCAAGTGGCTGAAGTCTGAGAATACCAGCTCTCATGACAGCCGCGTGCTGGCAACCAAGACTCGTGCCGCCTTCGGCATGACTCCCAAGCAGTACCGCAAGACCCTGTCCGTTCTGCGTGAGCGCATCCGCGTGCTGGAGCGCCTCATGAGCGAGAACCGTTGGGATGAAATCGAGTTCGATAAGATTCCTTCTAAGGCCGGTCTTGTGTACCGCAACGCCTTCGCTCGCCGCGACATCATCAAGGCAAAGTACGAAAAGTTTGCCAAGGATAAGACCGCCAAGGTCAATGCCGGAACTCTCTACCCCTGTGATGTTGTCAGCCAGGCCCGCAAGGAGTACCGCAAGGATATGAACGACCCCAATCGTTTGATGGTCAACAAGTACTGGGATAATCTGACCGATTATTTCAAGGGCGCTACCTTCGATGGTGTTGCTGTTGTTGACACTTCCGGTTCTATGACCGGCGGCTGGGGATGCTCTGACAGCACCATCAAGCCCATTGATGTTGCTATCGCCCTCGGTATGTACTGCGGTGAGAAGTGCGGCCCCAACAGCCCCTGGTACGGTAATTACATTACCTTCTCTCGCCAGGCTCGTCTGGTCCCCATCGTGGGCGCAGACTTCGTTGATAAGGTATGCCGCATCGAGGCCGCAAACCTCTGCGAGAATACCAATATCGAGAGCGTGTTTGACCTCATTCTGCGCCTCGCTGTTGCGAACCACGTTCCCAATAGCGAGATGCCTAAGAATGTAATCATCATCTCTGATATGGAGTTTGACTCCGCTCGCGGCGGCATGGGCTACGGTCGTGCCTACAACTCCATCGAGACCGTTATGGAGGGTTGCATGAGACGCTTCCGTGAGGCCGGTTACGACCTGCCCCACCTCGTGTTCTGGAATGTTGACGCTCGCAACGACACCATTCCTATGCGCGATAACGGCAATGTGACCTTTGTGTCTGGTTATAGTTCCGTGCTCTTTGAGCAGATTATGACCGGCAAAACTGGTCTGGACCTGGTTCTGGATAAGCTGAATAGCGAGCGCTACGCCCCTATTGGCTAAGATATAGGGAAGCGGTAAACCATTACCGCTTCCCTTGTGATTTCCAAGGAGAGGTAAGATAAAATGACCAAACAAGAGTTTATTGAGAGAGTAAAACATCTCTCTGTATATAACGAGAAAGAGCTTCAGCTGGAAGAGGCCTTTAATATCGGCTGTGAAAATCTCGTAAGCGATATGATTGCCGAAATGGGAGATATGCTGATTACAGCAGTTAACTCCAATCTTGAGGGCCTTGCAGAAGATTATTTCCACGAAACCTTCTGGAACAATCTCGGCGAGATTGATGAAAGTGAGTGGGGTACCTTCTACGATCTTCTGAGCGCGGGCGCCGCAGACCCAGAATATATCAAGAGATACAGTTAAGGAGAGATACCAATGTCTGATATGATGCAGAAAGATTTGGTGCTTGCACCCAATGAATATGCTTTTGTTCTCGACGAGACAAAGGGCAACGTATCCTGTAATGTAGGCCCTCACAAGATGAGCCTGTCTCAGAGCGACAAACTGGTTCGCTTTGATGCTACCACCAAGAAGTTTATCACCTGCGGGCAGTACAAGGATGCTATCCAGCTCTTTACTATTGCTCCCGAGGGTTGGTACGTTGCACTCAAGAACCCCGCACCCAACAACGCACATCCCAAGAATGGCACCAGTAATGTCATTCCCGATAACATGAAGACCGGTTGCAAGGTTATGATTCCCGGCCCTGTCAACTTTGCACTTTATCCTGGCCAGATGGCACAGGTTATCCAGGGCCACAGCCTTCGTAGTAACCAGTATCTGGTTGCCAAGGTGTATGATGCCGATGCTTTGAACACTCCTTCCGAGGGTGAAGAGGATAGCGGAAAGAGATATGTCAATGGCCAAATCTTGATTATCAAGGGTACCGAGACATCTTTCTACATTCCTCCTACCGGCATTGAAGTCAAGGCCATCGACAATAATCCCAATAAGGGATACATTCGTGATGCTGTTACCCTGGAACGCCTGGAGTACTGCATTTTGAAGGATGAAGATGGCAACAAGAGATATGTTCACGGCCCCGAGGTTGTGTTCCCCTCTCCCACTGAGAGCTTTGTGCAGGATGGCAACGGCCATATCCGTCGTAATGCCATCGAACTGTCCGACATTTCCGGCGTCTATGTCAAGGTCATTGCTGACTATGAGGACAAGACCGGCAAGCACAAGACCGGCGATGAACTGTTTATCACTGGCAAAGACCAGATGATTTACTACCCTCGTCCCGAGCACACCTTCATTACCTACAATGGCAGAGTTGTCCATCACGCTGTGGCAATTCCCAAGGGTGAAGGTCGCTATATTATGAACCGCATGACTGGTGAGATTAAGACTGTGCGGGGACCCGCCATGTATCTCCCCGATCCTCGAGTTGAGGTTACTGTCAAGCGTGTTCTGAGCCGCACTCAGTGCAACCTGTGGTATCCCGGCAATGCAGAAGTTCTGGAAGCCAATGGACATGGTTCCGTGTCTGTGGATGATTTCGAGACCGCCTGCAAGGCTGTTGCCACCTTTGCGGACAGCACCATGTGTACTTCTGCAAGAGGCGTATACAATGGCACTCCTACTACCACAGCAAGCAACAAGATTAACCGTACCAATACCTTCACGCCTCCTCGCACCATCTCTCTGGGTTCCAGCAAGTATGAGGGTGCTGTTGCAGTGGACGTATGGACCGGTTACGCAGTAAACATCATCAGCAAGGATGGTAGCCGCCAGGTAGTGTGCGGCCCGCAGACCGTCCTGCTCGACTATGACCAGACTCTGGAAATGCTGGAGCTGTCTACCGGTAAGCCCAAGACTACTGACCGCCTGGAGCGCGTAGCCTTCTTGCGTTATGAGAACAACCGTGTGAGCGACATTATCAATGTCGAGACCAAGGACTTCGTGAACGCCAGCGTTAAGGTTTCCTACCATGTCAACTTTGACACCGCTCAGATGGATAAGTGGTTCTCTGTGGACAACTATGTGAAGCATCTGTGTGACTGGTGCCGCAGCGCTATCAAGAAGGCCGCCAAGGAGTTCACCATCGCAGAGTTCCATGAAATCTACCAGGATGTCATCATTGATGCCATCAAGGACGAGGCTTCTGATGGAACCTACCTGCATCGCTTTAGCGAGAATGGTATGTTTATCTCCGATGTTGAAATTCTCTCTCTGAGCATTGAATCTCACATCCAGTCTCTGATTGACAAGCACCAGGAGAAGGTTGTCTCCCGTACTCTGGAGCTGACCGCCGCTGAGAGTTCTGCCGCTATTGAGGCTCAGATTCTGGAGCTCAACCGCGAAAAGGTCAAGCTGACCGAGGAATATGCCCAGTTTAAGACCGCCAAGGAAGCCGAGACCCGCCAGCGCGAACTCGATCTCCAGGCTGCTGAGCAGAGATTCCTGGAGGAAGAGAACAATCGTAAGGCCAACGCAACGATTGCTCTGCAGTCTCTCAAGGACATGATTGATGAATCCCAGCTGGCTGCGGCCCGCAAGCAAAAAGAGATGGAACTGGAGTTCAAGCAGAAGGAACTTGAGCTTGAGGCAAAGCGCGAGGCCGATGCTGCTCAGGCGATGAAGGAAGTTCTGACTGCTCTTGGTCCTGAACTTGCTGCTGCTATGACCAACGCAAATAACCAGCAGGTTGTTCAGGCTATCGCTGAGGCTATTTCTCCCTATGCTATTGCTAAGGGTGAGAGCGTAAGCGACGCAATCAGTACCGTTCTGCGCGGCACTTCTCTTGAGAAGGTCGTCGATGGTATGATGCACTAATTCAAGCAAAAGGGAAGCGAGTAACATCGCTTCCCTTTATTTTTGTTTTTATATATTGTATAATATATATAGAAAGTGAAAGAAAGAAGGTCTTATAGATGATTGTGATTTTGTGGACTTCAGAGAAAAAGTATTTCTCCAATAAGGCTAACTGTCATTGGGTAGAGGACATCAAGGGAGCAACTGTTTTTGGCTCTTTGGAGAAGGCTACAAATTATGCTAAAAATGGTCTGAAAGACAAGGTCCATATGCTTGAGTATATTGAAGTAGCTTCTAAAGACCCCGGTGTGCTCGCTGACAACACCCCAGTTTTAACAAAAGAAGAAGCTGAAAAGGCATATGATGAACTGCGGGCGGCCGCTCAAGCGTTCGGAAAGGCGGCAGAGAGTATTCCAGCAATCATGAAATATTATCAGGCTGTTCAAGAACAGCAGGATAAGCTGCAAGAAGACCTGCTTCATAAGTTTGAGTTTACTTCTCCCGGTAATATCATTTTTGTGAAACTTGGTCGTATGCTGAAAGCCTGCCGACTCAAGCGCAGAGAGGCCAAGGACCGATTAGGTTATTTGATTACCATTGATAATACGAAAGCTAGACAGCTTTTACAGGCACATAACCATCACGATAATCTCATTGAGACTCGTGAATATGCTCCTCGTATTGCTCCCGAATTATTTAATTGAAAGTGAGGTTAGAGACATGGCAACTAAGATTACCAAGCATAGTAAGCAGCGTATTATGGAGCGTACGGAAGGCGTTCAGTCTTTCGCAGAGGCAAAGCGTTTGGCGAAGCAGGCCAAGCGTAGTGGCCAGACGTTGAACGATTTCCAGCGCTATCCTCGTTTCTTCTCTTATCTCCAGGCTAAGAAGAACCAGACCAATACCTGTTCCATTCGCATTTATCGTGGCAATATCTATATCTGGCGCGGCAAGGATACTCTCGTAACCGCTCATCCCATTCCCGACCGATACCTTGAAGAAATGGAGGCTATGAATAATGAGATTATGGCATGAAAAGCTAATTCCCCATCTTGATAGACAGAGACTCCTTGGTCAGCATCGAGAATGCGCCGCTCTCCGTGGTAAGGGATGGGGCAAGAAGCACGCAACGGTAGACCATGCATTTACCCATGACCCCGACAGACTGGTTGCTTATCACTATCGAGTGATGGACGAGATGCAAGCAAGAGGATACAAGCCTGACCCAATTTGGCGTAATCCTAACTGGCGCGGCACCACCATTGGTGAAGCAGAAGACTGGGCACAGCAAGAGGCGGTTGATGTTTTGCTTGCGGCCGGCGGCATGATTTTCCCCGAGCATGATGATAAGTATCTCAAAGAGTGCATTGATATTCTGCGAGAGAAAGGCGTTGAGATTGATGAAAATATGGGTTGATGATGTGCGGAAGCCGCCTGGAGCAGACTGGTACTGGGCCCAAAGCGTTAATGATGCTAAGACTGCAATCCTTTATGCTGAAATCGGTCTTAAAGGAATAGACGGCCTGCTGAGACCAACCATTGAGCTTATTGATATTGACCACGACGCCGGTGACTACGCCCAGTATGGTGGAGACTACATCAAGCTTCTCGATTGGCTCGAAGAGACTGGTCGCAACTATCCCATTCGCATCCACAGCATGAACCCCGTAGGAGTCCAAAATATGAGAGCCATTATTCAGCGTAACGGTTGGAAGGAGGTTAAGTAAATGACTATCATAAGTGCAAAAGAAGTCCATGATGGCCTTGTCATGAAACGCGTTTACGACCACCTTGAAGAGTCATTCCAGCGCTTTGACCAGACCCAGGTTGTAGGCGTTTTTCTTCAGGGTAGCCAGAACTATGGATTGGAAGTTCCTGGTTCTGACGTTGATACTAAGCTAATCGTAACCCCTAGTTTTAGGGATATTGCGCTCAACCTAAAGCCTGTTTCTACTACCCATCACCGCGAGAACGATGAGCACATCGACTGGAAGGATGTTCGCCTCTATATGGAGACCTTCCGCAAGCAGAACCTCAACTTCCTTGAAATTCTCTTCACTCCGTATCGGTGGGTAAACCCGATGTATAAGCACCAGTGGCAGCGCCTTATTGAAGCAAGAGAGCAGATTGCTCGTATGAATCCCTATCGTGCCGTTCACTCTATGCGCGGAATTGCACTGGAGAAGTATCATGCCATGGAACATCGCTATCCAAGCAAGGTTGAAATCATCGACAAGTATGGTTACGACAACAAACAGCTTCACCATCTGCTTCGTGTCGAGGATTATTTGGCAAGATATATCCAGGGCGAAAGCTACGAAAGTTGTCTGCGGCCGTCCGACCCTGAGGCGCTACGATGGGAGAAGACTCACTTCAGGCCTCTTGAGGAAGCGCGCGAAATAGCGCTCGCCGCAAAGGAAAGCGTAGAGACGATGGCCAAGGATTGGTTCAGTCGAACCGAAGATGGAGAAGACCCAGAAATGCGCGCCCTGTTGCAGGATGTTCAGTGTGAGATTATGAAGATTTCTGTCCATACTGAGCTGGAGAAGGAGAGATTTGAAGTATGATTAAGCATTGGCTTATCACTGGTGATACACATGGTCGTACAGACCAGCGTCTCACTAATCTCGATACAAAAATTTACCCGCCAGACGAAACCGCGGTAATCATCTTGGGTGATGCGGGTTTTAATTTCTATTTTGGGGTTTCTGATGCAGACAAATTCCACAAGCGTCGCGTTGATAACACTGGATACAAGGTCTATTGTGTGCGCGGTAATCATGAAGACCGTCCGGAGAATGTCCCAGGAATGACAACAGTCTATGATGAAGAAGTGCATGGATATGTGTTCAGAGAAAGCGAGCATCCAAATATCAATTACTTCCTTGATGGTGGAGAATATACTATCAACAATCATTCTGTGCTTGTCATAGGTGGTGCCTATTCGGTTGATAAATGGTATCGTATTGGAGGTAAATCCAAAGCCACTTGGACCGGTTGGTTCAAGGATGAACAGCTCACTGAAGACGAAATGGACCAGATTACCGAACGGGTAGCCGGCCGCACCTACGATTTTGTGTTTACACATACCTGTCCTCTTGATTGGCAACCCGTAGACCTGTTTTTGCGCGGACTAGACCAGTCTACTGTTGATAATACAATGGAACGTTGGCTCAATGAGCTTAAGAATAAGTTCATATGGGACGTGTGGTTATTTGGTCACTTCCATGCCGACAGACTGGAACGCCCTCATGTAGAAATGTTCTACCGAGATATTGAGGATATGGATGTTATCTGGGATAGATGGCACGGAGAAAAAGAGCTTGATTGGTGGCTTCAAAAGAGCCCCAACTACGAGACGAGTAGCAACTAAGCTACTCGTCTTTTGTTTTATTGCCAGCTTCGTGCGGCTCCGAGTTCCAAGCAATTACCCGCTAGCAATTTTTCTCGCAAAAACATGGTTTGTAGATTTTTTGTATTTTTATTTTTAATATGATATTATATATATAGAAAGGATGTGACAACGATGATTGCTGGTTTGTACAAATGTTTTGACCACTGGCATAAGCAGGGTACGGTTTGGATTTATAGTGACACCCATTTTAACGATGCAGAACTTGAAGCGGGCCATCCTCGTCCTTACTCTAGCGAGGAGCACCTCAAGCGTATCAATAGCAAGGTAGGCAAGAAAGATACTCTTATCTTGCTTGGAGACGTGGGTGACATTGAATTGGCTAAGCGCCTCAAGGGATACAAAATCCTTATCTGCGGCAACCATGACGGCGGAAGAACTAACTATGAGGGTATCTTTGACGAGATTTATGAGGGACCTCTTGTGATTGGAGAGAAGTTCATTCTCTCTCACGAGCCCTTGGATGTACCTTGGGCATTTAACTTTCATGGTCACGACCACGCTGGAGCGAAGCGTCCGCGGCACTTGAACTGCTGTGCTGATGTTATTGGGTATGAACCTATCAACCTTAACCAGTTCATGAAGACTGGCCCCGCTGCAAAGATTGACTCTCTGCATCGTTGCACCATTGATAAGGCAACCGAGCGTAAGAAAAAGCGTGGAGGTAAAAGAAATGGATAACTATATCTGCATCAACGGAAAGAAAGCGCGTTTAACCCCGGAACAATTAGAAGCTTTGGGTATATGTCGCACAAACCGCTGGGTAACAGAAGTCCTATGCCCCAGCATCGGAGAACTGCGGGTGAAGTATACCTGTCCAAATTGTGGGAAGTTTTTCTATACTAGAACCGAAATGTCCGGTTCTATGCTCAACGCCCATCGCTATTGCGGGTATTGTGGAACGGAAAACGTTTCCGAAAGTCGTGATTGATATTTCTCAAAATATATGTTAATATGTATATATAAAACAAAAGGAGGAATACCTATGGGTACACCCTATGTCTGCGAGGGCACTATCGTTCGCACCAAGCGTGACAAAGAGGGCCGTATTATCGGCATTGACCGTAAGCACAAGCTTGCAACTATCCAGGTAGGTAAATCCGTTTGTTCTGAGAAACTGGAGAACCTGCGGGTTGTATCGTACAAGGGAGTGGAATAATGTTCATTGATTTTAACATGATAGGTGAAACCTTTGAGGTTATTTTCACTGTCTATCTCGGTAACAAACCCATCGAAAAGTTCTCTATGGCTGGACCGCGCCCAATGCTGGAAGCGCAGTTCATGAGTTTTGTCCAGCAAATTGCGAACCAAAAGCAACCAATGAGAGTTGTTATGGAGCGCACTGAAACTATCTGGGACCAGTTCGAGCAAGAGTGGCGTAAGCTGCCTCTGTCTGTTGAGTTCCAGAACTATGAATCTTGAAAGGAGAGGTGCATATGGCATACTTTGGTTTGGTCACCGCAATCGACAATGTGCGGAAGGACCCGAATAGCGATCGGCTGTATCTGGCTGAGTGTTTCAATGAGGGCGTAATCGTTGGCCCCGATATGACAACCGGCGATAAGGTGTTGTATCTTCCCACCGACGGCAAAATCGAGCGATGGTTCGGTAATGCCCTGGCTCTGTTCCGAAAGAACGAGGATGGTACTCCCCAGGGTGGATACATCGAAGATAACGCACACATCAAGGCCATTAAACTGCGTGGCAACCAGTCTTCCGGTGTGGTTATTAAATATGACCGTATTGTGGAGCTGTTTGGCGACCAGGGATGGAACGTAGGAGACCAGGTTGATAAAATCAACGGCAAGGTATTCTGTACCAAGTACATTCCTAAGACTAAGACTCCTCGTGAGGGCGGTCTGAAAACTTCCTACAAGGGCCGTAAGGCAGAGGGAGTAACCTATCCCGAGTTCTCCATGCACACCGATACCGCCCAGCTTGCATACAACCTTAGCGCTTTTAAGCCCGGCGATGTTTGTACCATTACCCTGAAAATGCACGGTACTTCTCAGCGTTCTATGAACACCTACTATGAACTGCCCAATGGTTTCCTGCGGCGCCTGTTCCGCATGAAGAAGCGAACCAAGCAGGTCTATGCGCTTGGTACTCGGCGCGTTGTAGTGACCGCCGCGGATGGTGGTTACTATGGAAACAATGATTTCCGTGGCCCTCACCACGAGGCTTTAGTACCCTATCTGGAGCCTGGTATGGAAGTTTTCTACGAGGTTGTTGGCTACTACGGCGAGGGTGAAACCGACACCATTATGCCTATTGCTGACAACAAGAAAATCAACGACAAGAACTTCGTCAAGGAGTTCGGTCCGAAGACTGTCTTCTCTTACGGGTGTAAGCCCGGCCAGTCTGCAATGTGGATTTACCGCATCACTTCCGAGAACGGCATGAAAGAGTGGAACTCCGCAGAGATTGCGGGCTGGTGCCAGGAGAAGGGTTTCAACATGGTGCCTTTTGTTGACCAGTTCGAGTTTACCACTCAGGAAGACTTACTTGAGCGTATCAACAAGTATTTCGAAGACCTGCGAGACCCCGTGGGTAAGACTCACGTCAAAGAGGGCGTTGTTGTCCGTATCGAGAACCGTCGCACCTTTACCGCTTTTAAGTCCAAGACTTATGAGTTTAAGGTGCTCGAGGGCATCATCAAAGAGGACGCTAGCGCTCCCGATATGGAAGAGGCTCAAGAATAACAAGCATAAAGCGGCGTGCATAACGCCGCTTTATTTTTATAAATTTATATGTTATAATATATTAAGAAGATAAGAAAGGAGATTTGATATTGTGTATCAATTTCATCCTCATTCAGAATATTGGCTATATACCGACAATGAAATTAAAAAACTCCCAACACGCCAGCTTCTAAAACACTATATATCAACACATAGTTGGTATCATGGAGAGGAAGATTGGGACCCTGTAGCGCGCCAACGCTGGCAGCTACATCGAGAATATGTTACTAAATTAAAAGCTGAATTAGATACCAGAGAACATATTCCTAATAAAAAGGAAAGTAAAGCTATTCGAAAAGCTCGCATTAAGCGTGGAGTATAAGAGAAAGGTTGTATCATTTATGCAAAAAATTATCGTGGTTGTAGATATGCAGAACGATTTCATCAACGGCTCTCTCGGTACACCTGAGGCTCAGGCCATTCTGCCCAAGGTCGCAGAGATGATTAAAAACGAGAGCGAAAACACTGATTTCGTTTTCACCAAGGATACCCATTATGAGGATTACCTCTCCACTCCGGAGGGAAAGAAGCTTCCAGTAAAGCACTGCATGAAGTATACCGAGGGATGGCAGATTCCCGAGTGCCTGGTCGAAGATTTTGGAGGCTCTCCTGTCATTATCGAAAAAACAACTTTCGGCTCCATCGACCTCATGGAAATGCTCGACATGATGATTGAGAACATTGATGATGTGGAAATCGTATTCTGCGGTCTTTGCACCGACATTTGTGTGGTTTCCAACGCTCTGATGGCAAAGAACTGGTTCCCCGAAGCTAAGATTGTGGTTGATGCCAGCCTGTGCGCCGGCGTAAACCCTGCTTCTCATGAGGCTGCGCTGACCACCATGAAGATGTGCCAGATTGATGTAATTTAAGGAGGTAGCATATGCTTAAACTGCATACTCTCAATCCCGATGATACCTCTACAATCGTAGAGGTTAAGCAGGGGCATTATCCTGATGGAACGCTCATGTTGCACCTCTCTGATACGCCCATCCACATGATTGAGTGGGATTATGAGAATGACGCTGAGCTGTTTACACTCATTTGCATCAAGAGACATTATGACCAGTATTCTGATGACATTGTGCTGGTTGTTCCATATCTGCCCCATGCCCGCATGGACTGACCCTCAAGGAGTCTCTCACCTTTCCCGACAACATCATGGTTAAGAAGTTTGAGAATGGCAAGATGTATAATCAGGAGAGCATTGATACCATTCGCCAGCGTCTGAACAAGGAGGAGTAACATGGGAAACGCAAAGCGAGTAGTCTTGTGGATTAAGGACTACTTCTTCAATAACGCAAGACCAGATACCAAGGTAGTTATCGGCATCTCCGGCGGCAAAGACAGCTCTATTTGCGCCGCCCTTTGTGTGGAAGCTCTTGGCAAAGAGCGAGTGCTCGGTGTTTTGATGCCGCAGGACAAGCAAAAGGATATTGATGATAGTATCCGACTGTGCGAGCATCTCGGCATTGACTACATCACCATCAACATCGGTGATGCTGTCTATGACCTCAAGAAACGAGTCATTGAAAACATGGCTCCTTCCGGTCGCGCGGATATGGAAATCAATCTTCCTGCTCGCATTCGCATGGCAGTTTTGTATGCTGTTGCGCAGAATCTTCCCGAGGGCGGTCGAGTGTGTAACACCTGCAATTATAGCGAAGATTTCGTAGGTTACAGTACCAAATATGGAGACGCTGCGGGTGACTTTTCTCCCTTGGGAGGATTAACGGTTACGGAAGTGCGGCAGCTCGGTCTGGAGATCGGCTTGCCGGAAGACTTGGTGTTGAAAACTCCGTCTGATGGGCTTTGTGGCCAAAGCGATGAAGACAAGCTGGGTTTCACCTATGAACAGCTTGACGACTACATCAATGAGCACTGGGACAAAGTGCCGAATGACGTCTGTGAGAAGATTAAAAAGCTTCATATAGCAAGCCGTCATAAATATAAACTCATTCCAACTTTTTGGCTTTACCGGCTTGGAGAGTAATCTCTCCAAGCCTTTCTGCTCTCTTGACCTTTTTACATAAATATGTTATTATAATAATAGAAAGGTGGTAAACAAGTGAAAGCAAGAGCAATAGGATTTCTATTCAAAGACGGTAATCCCATTCCGATAAACAGACCGGACATCTCTGATGATTTTGAAAAGGTTAAGGCACTCTTTGAAGATGCTGTAAATCAAGAGGGCAAGGGATATACCGGCTATATGTTCATTGTAGAAGGAGGTAAGACGAAATAATGGCAAGATACGTATTTTCTGACCTGCATGGCCAGTTGACGCTTTGGCACGCAATTAAGAATTTCGTTAAACCCGAAGATAAACTTTACTGCTTGGGTGACTGCGGCGACCGGGGACCCCAGCCTTGGGAAACAATTAAAGAGGTCATTAACGACCCACAGGTTGTATATCTCAAGGGAAACCATGAAGATATGCTGGTAGCAGCCATGGCTGAATACCTCGACCACCCTACTGCCCGCAAGTTCCATCAAAAATATCGCGCCCATAGTTTTCAGCAACTTCTGGCTCAAAATGGCGGGTCTGGAACCCTTCAGGGTTGGATTGACGAAGGTGCCGATTACACCTGGATTCAGCGACTGGATAACCTTCCCACTCTGATTACTCTTGATACAGGAAAGCTTAAATTAGCCCTGTGTCACGCTGGTTACTCCCCTATGGCAGATGATGAAATTCCCGATGATTTTGAGCTGCTTTGGGATAGAGGCCACCTCACCAACCCATGGATTCCCGGCACAGATGATAATTTGATTATCATTCATGGTCATACACCCTGCCCCTATCTCGCCAAGAAGTGGACACCAGAACATGGTGCCATTATTTATGCCGATGGTCATAAAATTGACATTGATGTTGGTAGCGTCTGGACCAATATGGCTTGTCTGCTTGATCTTGACACGTTTAACGAGCATTATTTTGCCTACGACCCCAATGAACAGGGCTAATTGAAATTGCCAAAAATTTTTGATATAATATCTTTATAAGGTTGAGAAAGGAATGATGCACAATGACGCAAGAACTCAGAGTAATGGTGGGTATCCCCGCCAGCGGAAAATCTACTCTTATTGAGAAAGAGGTCTCTTGTCTCGAGGAGGAGCGCAAGACTACGGCTGTTGTTTCTCGCGACGCTGTGCGTTTTTCCATGCTCAAAGAGGGCGAAGATTATTTCGCCCATGAAGATGAAGTGTTCGAGGAGTTCATCCGGCAGATTAACGAATGTATGGAACTCGGCATTGATGTGGTGTTTGCGGATGCCACTCATATCTCCCCTGGCTCTCGCTTTAAGCTGCTTTCCAAATTGCTGCCCGACCCCAACACCCATTTGGTGTTTGAGGTTATGAACACTCCTGTCGCGGAGTGTTTGAATCGCAATTTGCAGCGGGAGGGGCTTGCACGAGTTCCCAACAGTGCCATCAGAAACATGGCTAAGGGATTTCGTATCCCTACTGTCAGCGAGTTCCCCGACTCTTTCGGCTTCAAGGATGTTACCATTCACATTTACACGCAGAAGAGGTGAGAACTATCGCAGCAAAAATCTGGCTTACGAGCGACCTGCATTTTAACCATGACAGAGAATTTATTTGGAAAGCACGCGGATTTACTTCAGTTTCGGAGATGAATGAAGAGATTATTCGTCGCTTTAACTCAGTTGTAGGTGCTGAGGACACCCTATATATCCTTGGCGATGCGATGCTTGGTGGGCAGGACTTGGGTGGTCTGGATATGATTATGAAGCTGAACGGTAATAAGATTATTATTGCCGGCAATCACGACACGAACAGTCGAGCTGCTTCTTATCGAGCCAAAGGCCTTCAGGTATATGACGCACTGCGTCTCAACCATCGAGGATACCATTTCTACCTGTCCCATTACCCAACGATTACCTCTAACCTTGAGAAAGAGTCGCTCAAGCAATGTACCCTAAATTTGTTTGGTCATACCCATCAAACCTGCAACTTCTACAATGATATGCCCTTTATGTATCATGTAGGCGTTGATTCCCATGACTGCTATCCCATCGAGATTGATGCAATCATTGAGGAAATGAAAGAGAAAGTTAATGAGTGCGTAGCTCAACTTTGAAAACTAAATAACAAGACAAGGAGAAACTTATGCTTAATTTTCTGATTCCCGTAATCTCCACTGTTGGCGCAATTCTGCTGGCCATCGTAGCTGTTATCATTCTCATTAAGAGCTGCTGGAAGGTCGCTGGCACCAACGAAGTACTGATTGTATCCGGCATGGGCAAGGTGAAGAACAAGACCGGCGGTGGTATCTTTGTTATCCCTATGGTTCAGCGAGTTCAGAAGATGACTCTGGAGAACATCCAGGTAGACTTCACTTCTCGTAACGAAATTCCTACCAAGGACGCTATCCACGTTCTGGTGGATGCCGTTGCCAACATGAGTATTTCTAAGGACCCCGAGCGCCAGGCGATTGCGGCTTCTAAGTTCGCTGGTTACAGCGTACAGCAGATTCGAGACATTGTTATCCCTGTTCTGGAAGGTAACATCCGTGAAATCATTTCTCAGACCAACTTTGAGTCTCTGATTCGCGGCGACAAGAAGGCCTTCTCTGAACTGGTTATGGAGAACGTTTCTCCCAACTTGGCCGACCTGGGTATCGACCTGACCACCTTCAACATTCAGAACTTCTCTGATAAGAACGGTGTAATCCAGGACCTGGGTGTCGATAACATCGAGAAGATTCGTAAGGAAGCTTCTATCGCTGCTGCTAAGGCAAAGGCCGAAGTCGCAGTTGCGCAGGCTGAGGCCGACAAGCAGGCCAATGACGCTAAGGTGGCTGCTGCAACCGACATTGCCGAGAAGCAGAACCAGTTTGCTATCCGTAAGGCTGAGCTGCAGAAGCAGGCTGACACCGAGCAGGCTAAAGCTGATGCCGCTAAGCGAATCGAGGCTGAGAACCAGCGTCGCGAGCAGGAAATTGCTACCGCAAACGCAAACCTGGCACGCCAGGAGAAGGAAATCGAGCTGAAGGCTCGCGAAGTTGAAATCACTGAGCGCGCCCTGGAAGCTGAGGTCAAGAAGACCGCAGAAGCTCAGAAGTATGCTGAACAGCAGGCTGCCGATGCTCGTCTGTATGCTGTCCAGAAGCAGGCCGAGGCTGAGCTGTTCGACCGTACCAAGAAGGCTGAGGCTGAGCAGATGGAAGCTGAGAAGCGCGCGGCCGCGCAGATGGCACTCGCTGAAGCTATTAAGGCTCAGGGCGAAGCAGAAGCTGCCGCAGAAAAGGCCAAGGGTGAGGCTGAGGCTGCTGCCATCAAGGCAAAGCTGGAAGCAGAAGCTGACGGTCTGATGAAGAAGGCTGAGGCCATGAAGCAGTACGGCGAAGCCGCTATGACCGATATGCAGATGCAGGTACTTACCAAGTATTTTGAGCAGCTGCCCGCCATCGCACAGGCTATCGGTTCTGGCTATCAGGGTGTGGACAAGATTGTCATGCTGGGCAACGACTCCAGTAAGTTGGCTGGCAATATCATCAACTCCACCACTCAGATTTCTGAGGGTCTGACCGAGTCTCTCGGTATTGACCTTAAGACTCTGCTGACTGGCTTCCTTGGCGGTAAGATTGCCGCTGGCCATGGTGAGGGTATCCCCGCTCCTGTTGAGGAATAAAAAAAACGAACCCCTGACTCATTTGAGTCAGGGGTTTTTCTCATTTCCGCCAGCTTCGTGCGGCCCCGAGTTTTGGCTCATACACCCTAGCAAAATTTTTCTTGCAAAACGCTGAAATTGGATTTAACCCTAAAATAATGGTATAATTATAACAACAAAAGAAAAGGAGCATTAGTATGAGTGCTATTAAAGCTATCTATAAAGCAGAAAAACAGTTTGTTGTAGATGACATTTCATCTACCATTCATGCGCATATTTTCTATAATGGACAATGGTATCGGGGTGAGGCTCGTTTGCATCCCGAAGACGAGAACTTCTTCTCTGAAAAGGTCGGTAAGACTATTGCTTTATCAAGAGCAAGATAGCAAGCGCTGAAGGAAGTCCTACATGAAGCTACTATCATTGCTGATATTAAATACCAGATGTATCAAGAGGTTACAGCATATGGAAGTAAGGCACCTGCGGAAGTGGACCCCACTGGCGCGATGCTACTCAATACACAGCGTGCATTACTTAGAGTTCAAACCCTAAAAGAGCAGCTACTGGACGAGCAAGCCAATCTTAATGAATATCTTAAAGACCACGCCAAGGCACTTCGTGTCGTTAAGAGAATGCGGTCGGAAAAGGCCAAAGATAATTAAATTAACAGGCACTTTTTTCATGTATAATAGCGGTATAGATTTGACCGCTAATTTATTGGCAAAGGAAGAGAACAATGAACAAGGACCTACGATTTTACGACACCTGTTCTCTCCTAACTGCGGGAGAGAGCCTATTTGAAGAAGAGGCCCCAATATTCTATGTGTCATCTATCACGTTTAAAGAGTTAGAACGCATAAAGACTGCGGCTAATAAGGATGCTGATGTAAAGTATTCCGCAAGATTACTACTACATCTATTCAATGAACATCCCTCTCATTATCAAGTAGTGGTTCATAAACAAGAGTATGAGAGCCTTATCACAGAAAAGTCTCTTGATATTACAGATGATACAAGGATACTTTCCGATGCTATTTAGACAGATGCAATCTTCGTTACCAACGATTTAAGTCTTAAGCATATCGCCCAATTGTTCCTTGATGATAGTCGTATCGAGAGCGTGGATGAAGAAACTGACTATTATACTGGTTATAAAGAGGTAACCGCGGACGAGAGGACTATGGCGGAATTCTATCAAGATACTACGCAGAATCGCTTCGACCTATTGAATGGCCAATATCTCATTCTTCGCAATCCAGAGGGAGAAGTAGTTGACTTAAGAGTATGGAATGGAGAAGAATATAGATACCTAAACACCAAGCCATTTAATTCTAATTGGTTTGGTAAGGTAGAGCCATATAAAGGCGATGTATATCAGAAACTCTTGTTTGACAGTCTTCGTTCTAACAAGATTACTCTTGTCAAAGGACCTGCGGGAAGTGGTAAAACCCAAGTATCATTGAGTTATCTAATTTCACGCTTAGAGCATCACACTCTTGACAAGATTGTAATATTCTGTAACACAGTGGCAACTGCTAACTCTGCCAAACTAGGTTTTTATCCTGGCACAAAGAATGAAAAACTTCTTGACTCGCAGATTGGTAACTTGTTAGCCAGCAAACTCGGAGGAAGAACCGGTGTTGAGCAATTCATGGCCAACGAGAAACTTATCCTACTGCCATTCGCGGATATTCGTGGCTATGACACAAATGGTATGAACGCTGGTATTTATATCTCTGAAGCTCAAAACCTAGATAGAACTCTAATCAAGCTTGCTCTACAACGTGTTGGTGAAGATTGTGTATGTATCATTGATGGCGACGAGCGCAGCCAGGTAGACCTTCCTGCTTACCAAGGCGCCAATAACGGCATGAAACGAGTCTCTAAGATTTTTAGAGGCAAGCCAATCTATGGAGAAATCCAACTTAACAATATTTATAGAAGCCAGATTGCTAAAATCGCTGAAGCTATCTAATTACGCCGCGGTTCTTCGGAGCCGCGGCCTTTTATACCCCTAAAGGAGGTGTCTAAGAATGAGTAATGAACAAATTATCTGGAAATATTTCGCAGATAAGGGTATGCAGCCGGCCGGTATCGCAGGCCTAATGGGCAACCTATATGCCGAGTCTGGACTGAAACCAACCAACCTTCAAAACTCCTCTGAGAAAAAACTAGGCATGACTGACGCTGAATATACAGCAGCAGTAGACAATGGCACTTATACCAACTTCGTTAGAGATGGCGCAGGATATGGTATCGCTCAATGGACTTTCTGGTCAAGAAAAAGAGACTTATTGGCTTTCTGCCAATCTAAAGGTTAGTCAATAGGGTCTTTGCAAGCCCAATTAGATTTTCTCGATAAAGAACTAACTACAAGTTTTCCCCGTGTAAGAAAAGTGTTGATGAGCACAACTTCGGTTTTAGAGGCATCTAATGCAGTATTACTTGACTTTGAAAGACCCGCTTCCGTGTTAAAAGAAGGAGCCGCCAAGCAAAATACTATCAACAAACGTGCCGGATTTTCTCAAGGATATTATGACAAATTCACAAAACAGGAGGTAAGTAGTGTTATGACAAATAGCCCATTAGCAACATATACTCGAATCACAAAAAATAAAACTACCTTGTCCAGCAAAACACTAGAGCGTGTCTCCATCCACTGTTTTGTAGGACAGGTAACCGCTAAAAGAGGCGTAGACTATTTCGCAACAACAGATAGAGATTGTTCTTCTAACTATGTTGTTGGATACGATGGCTCTATTGGACTCTCTGTGGATGAAAAGGACCGCAGTTGGTGTACTTCCTCTAGTGATAATGATAAACGAGCTATCACTATTGAAGTAGCCAGTGAAACAGTAGACCCATACGCAGTCACAGATGCGGCTTATAACGCACTAATCGACTTGCTAGTAGACATTTGCCAACGCAATGGTAAGACCAAGATGATTTGGATTCCCGATAAAACAAGAGCTTTGGCATATAGACCAGCAAGCAATGAATTACTTATGACCGTACATAGATGGTTCGCCGCTAAGGCCTGCCCTGGCGAATATCTATATAGCAGACATGGACAAATTGCGGCCGCGGTTAACGATCGGTTAAACGGGGCTCCCGCACAATCTGAGGAGGATGAAGATATGACTCAAGAAAAATTCAATGAAATGATGAACAACTATCTTGCTAGCCTTCAATCTAAACCCGCTACCTTTGAGCAGGATGCACTTGTTTGGGCACAGCAAAATGGTTTAATGGTAGGCAATGAGCAAGGTCAATTGATGCCCAAGCGTTTCTTAACTAGAGGCGAATTTGCAGTAGTCTTAAAGAGATATGACGAGAATAAAAGAGGCTCATAATTGAGCCTCTTTTATTTTTAGATCCTCTATTGTTAAGGTTGAAAGCTTGGTATATGGAATACGCAATAGCGGTATTTTATGTTCTTGGCACCAGGTGTTCTTTATCCCATCTAGCTCCTAAATTTCACTCAAAGGAGTAGGGAAAAAGTCACTATCTTCAAAATGCTGTATGCCATCATACTCGATTAAGTAGGAGTTATTAACATAGAAATCAAAGCGTAATTCATAGCCAGTTTTTGGGTTTACACAATCCGAGAATTTCTATTCTCTTGTGTATGGTATATTGTGTTCTTTTAGAAGCTACTCGATTTTCTGCTCACCCAAGGAGCCAGAAGTGCATCCACACGATATGGCGTGACCACCGGTAAGATAATCACCTCTGATTATCTTATTATTCCCACAGCTACATTTGCACATCCAGTAGGAATGGTGGTCTGACGGTTTTTCGATCTCATGTAACACCGTAAGCTATCCAAAAACACTTCCAGTTAAGTTTTTGGCTCGCGAAGCGCACATTATAGCGCCCCTTTCCTTTCTTAAACATCCGCACGATTTGGTAGTACCATCTTTTAGATGCTTTCCCGATACTGTTTTAATGTTTCCACAATCGCACTGGCACTTCCAGTGTGCATCTTTAGCCTGTACCGAGAAGTCTCTTTCAAGCACTACCAGCTTGTGGAAGCGTTTTCCGGTTAAGTCAGAGGACTTATTACATTTGCCGCAGCTAGTTGAGCGACCTCTCTTTAGATTGGCTTCAGACACTTCTCTTTCAGTACCACAATCACATCTGCAATACCAATATGATGCCCCCTTCTTTTCAACAGGGTAGAGGGCTGTCCACTTTCCGAATTTCTCGTTTGTAAAATCTTTCATGGTATAATCTCCTTTTTATTTATTAGGCATATACTTGCCCGTTTCATTATTTATTGAAAAAGGAGACTTTATACTTAAATACTTCTGTCCAAAAAATTTTTTATTTGGAGGTGTCGTTTAATGTGGACCAAAACCAAACTTGAATTCTCCAAAAAGCTTATTATGGACATTCGCGCACTCTTGTGGATTGTAACTTTGGCCGGCATTGCGCTAGCCTTTTATTGTATCCACTTGGGTTATCTGGGTACTCTTCCCTGGATTTCAGCTCTTGTTGGGCTTCCTTGGAGTGCTCATGGCGTAGTATGTTCATTCTATCTTAACATGGCAAAATCCGACCATTCTCAAGGTGGAATCACCTATGAGCTAGCTATGAAAGATAAGAACAATAAGGGAGAAACTATTACTATTTAACCAAAAGGTCAGTAGGCGTAATACCTACTGACCTTTATTTTGTTTGTAGCTTGATTTTCTTGAAAAAATATGATATTATATACATACAGAAAGAAAAACGATGGAAATAACAAAAGACAATATGTGAGGTGATTATTATGCTTGTTATTTACACCGATGGTAGTGCCTTAAAGAATGGGGCAAAAGACGCCGTTGGCGGTTTCGGAGTAGTTGTGTGTTAGGGTAAACCCGGCCAAGACCCTAGTGAGTATGAAGTCGTAGATGCCTATGCTGAGCGTGCCGAAGGAACCACCAACAACCGCATGGAACTATCCGCTATTCTTTGGGCGATAGAACACTACGGTGCAAGACCAGGAATGTTCTTTCCGCCTATTGTTTATAGCGACTCCATGTATTGCATCAATAGCTTCACTAACTGGATTAAAGGTTGGAAAGCTAATGGTTGGGTAAGAGCTAAAAACAAGCCTCTGGAAAATAAAGACTTGATGCAAGCCTATGATAGACTGACCTCTAACGAGGGCATTAAAATCGACTTGCGTTATGTAAAAGGCCATGCTGGAGAACGTGGCAATGAACTTGCCGATGCTTTAGCAACAGGTCGATTGACTCCAGAGCAGGTTTTAAGTGGTGATTACTAATGGGATATAGAAGACTATTTATCATGCGCAAAGACTTGCAAATGTCCCCTGGTAAACTTGCTGCTCAAGTTGGGCATTGCGCAGAAGTATATTGGTTACATATCTTCCAAAATGGCACACCCTTAACGGAAGAGGATCGAGCCTATATGAATCAAGCGATCACTAAAACGATCTGCGAAGCGAAAAATAAGAACCAACTTTTAAAAGTAGTGCCTAGAGCGCAAGAGTTAGGACTCATTGAGGGCTTGGATTTTGGCTACATCCGAGACAACTGTTTAACCGAGTTGGAACCGGAAGATGAAGATGGAAGAACCTTGACTGGAATCTGGTTCAGACCTCTCTCTGATGAAATTGCACACGAGTTAAGCAGGAAATACCAGCTATATAAGTGAAAAGAGGAAACAGGATGGCAAATAATCTATATGATGAAAAAAGTATTCAATCACTTTCGCCATTACAGTTCACTCGTTTGCGGCCAGGCGTCTATTGTGGCAGCACAGAGACCCCTAATCAGCTTACAATCGAGATTGTATCTAACGCAGTTGACGAGTTTAGAGCTGGACATGGTAACAAGATAATTGTCACCATCAAGAAAGATGGCACTGTTATTGTAGAGGATAATGGCCAGGGATTTATCCCTAATGCTGTGAGAGAAGAGGATGGCAAGACCATTCTGGAAGCAGCTTTTAGCGTACTCAATACCTCTGGTAAATATACTGATGATGGTGTATATGAAGGTGTGGCTCTCGGTTTGAATGGTATTGGTAGTAAGATTACTACATATCTTTCTCATTGGCTTGAGGTCATTACCTATCGAGACGGCAAATATGAGCATATTTGGTTCAAAGAGGGCGAATTTGAAAAGCGTGACGTGGGCGCTTGGGATAACAAGAATAAGCCTTCTGGTACCCTTGTTCAATGGAAGCCTAGCGAGGAATTTTTTACAACTACCCAGCAAGATGTAAACGCTCTCACTAATCTGTTTAAGGTCATTGTCTGCCTCTGTCCCGGTCTGACTATTGAGCTTAATCAAGAAGATAAGGCCCAGGTGGTATTCGCTTCCAAGAATGGTCTAATGGATCTAGTGACTGAGACTGTAAAGGGCAAAGAACTATTAAAAAACCGTCTCTCAATTAACTTTGCCGATGGCAAGAACAAAATAGACTTAGCTCTAACTTATACAAATGCTTATTCTGCGACCTTCGTCCCATATGTTAATACTGGATTAACAGAAAGTGGACCTCATATTACGCAGATTAAGACCATCATAACAAGAGAAATGAACAAGTTCTTCCGTGAAAAAGGGTGGCTCAAGGAAAAGGATGAAAACCTTTCCGGCGAGGATTGCCAGGAAGGACTCTATGTTGTTTTCAACATTACTGCGCCCGGCGTAAGCTATGACGCACAAACCAAGTCGCGCATTGTCAAGATTGACATGAAGCCATTCACTCAAGCAATAGCTGAAGAACTTCAGTATTGGATGGCGGCAAATGAGAAGGATGTTAAGCAAATCGCGGACAAGGCGCTTAACGCGCGTAAGGCAAGAGAAGCTGCGCGTAAGGCCAGGGAGGCCGCACGTGGCATTAAACCTAAGAAGGAAACTGGCTTAAAGGCTAAGATGAAGCTTAGTAGTAAGTTCATTGATTGCACCAACAAGAATCCCAAACAGCGTAACCTATTGCTCGTTGAGGGTCTTTCCGCAGGTGCATCTGCCGTTGAAGCCAGAAATCCCAAGACTGATTGTATCTATATGCTGAGAGGTAAGATTATCTCCCCTCTCAAGACAGCGGTAGATAAAATCTTGGCTAACCAAGAAATGTCCGATATCGTGAATGTTATCGGCGCAGGTTTTGATAAATCCTTTGATGTATCTAAAATGTCTGTTGATAAAGTGGTTATCACCACCGACGCAGATAGTGACGGCGCCGATATTGAGTTGATGCTCATTACATTCTTCTATACCTATATGCGACCTCTGGTAGAAGCTGGTAAGCTATATCGCGCAGTCACCCCTCTTTACATTATTCGCCAAAAGGGTAATGAATACTACTGCTATAGCGACAATGAACTCGAAGAGTGGAAAAAGACCCATACGGGTTCCTATGATTTACTGCGCGCAAAGGGTCTGGGCGAATTGAACCCCGAAGACTTGCAGAAAGTTTGCTTTAAGAATGAACGCTTTAAGCGTATCACTATTTCTGATGCAGAGCAAACCGCTAAACTGCTTGATGTCTTGATGGGTAGCGCCGTTGAGCCCCGCAAGCAATATATCTATGATAATGCCGAAACTCTCGGTTTCAATTTTAACTAAGGAGGGTAACCAATGAAGACTGAAAGTTTTATTACTGAAGTTGATATTCTCGATGAGGCTAAAGAAACCTTCCTTACTTATGCAGAAGAGGTATTGACTGATCGTGCCATTCCAACCGCAGAAGATGGTCTGTTAAGCGCACAGCGCAAGATTCTGTGGACTATGGAAGAGCACTTGAAAATGGACAACAAGAGTAAGACCAAGAAGTGTAATGCTATTGTCGGTTCCACTCTGGCCACTTCTTACTTCCATGGCGACATTGCTTGCTATGGCGTTCTCCGTAAGATGGCACAGCCGTTCTTGATGCGATATCCATTGATTACAGGCCAAGGCCAGTTGGGTACACAAGAAAGTAACGAGATGTTCTCTTCTTCTCGTTATACAGAGGCAAAACCCGCCATCTTTGCTGACCTAATGATGAACGATTACAAGAAGGAAGTTGTTCCAACAAAAGAGACTTACAATGGTGAGTACATGGAACCTGTTGTTCTTCCATCTTTGTTCCCCAACGCTATCTGTAATGGTCGACAGGCTATCGGTATTTCCATGGCTCATAATAGCGCACCGCACAATCTCACCGAGGTATGTAATGCGGCTATTGCCCTTATTCAGAAGGGTAACCTCACTCTTGATGAATTGCTGACCTATATTCCTGGCCCCGATTTCCCGCTTGGTGGCACAGTTCTTAATGCTAAAGACGTGCGGGCGGCCTTTGCGGACGGAAAATCTAAGGTTTCGCTCAAAATCCAAGGTGACTATGAGATTGATGGTCAGAAAATTATCTTTACAACCATTCCCTACCGCACCTATCGTAACAAGATTAAGGAGCAGGTAGAAAAGAATGTTGACGCATTAAGCGAACTAATTGACGACTTTGATGACGAGTCTGAGATTGGTAATAACAGACTTATCTTCTATGTCAAAGATGGAGTGTCTGTAAGCAAGGCTCTTAAGCAACTGTTCTTGTCCACCGATCTTCAGAGTTCCATCTCTTACAATATGAACTATATTGTCAATGGTACTCCTAAGCTTTGCTCTATGCTTGACTTGCTCAAATTCTATGTCAACCATCAAGAAGATGTTTTGATTAAAGCAACAGAGTTCGACAAAGCAAAAGCCGAAGCAAGAGCACACATTCTTGAAGGATTGATTGCGGCAGTTGACAAGATTGACGAAGTTATCACTCTTATCAAGCAGTCTTCTACGAAGAATGAAGCTAGAATCAAGTTGATGAACTTCTTGTCTGTTGATGAAATTCAAGCTAATGCTATTTTGGACATGAAGCTTGGTAAGTTGACGCAGATTGACAAGGATGAACTAGTCCAAGAACTCAAAGAAAAGAAAGAGTTTATTGCAAAGTGTATCGAGCTTCTCTCCAACAAAGAGGTTCGAAATAGCGAACTTATCAAGAGAATCACCGAGCTTCGTGACCGCTATGGAGATGCTCGCCGCACGAAGCTAACTGACCAAGAGATCCCCAAGGCTGAAAAAGAAGCCCCCGTGGTTGAAGTAAAAGATTGCGTGGTTGTTATTACCAGTAAGAACTCTATCAAGAGAGTTGATGCAAAGAATTTCAAGCCTCAAAAGCGTAATACCGCAGGTGTAAAAACCAATGGTGATACCGTTATCTTCTCTCAGAAAACCAACACGCAGGATGTTCTCATGGTCTTTACAACAAAAGGTAAGATGTATCGTTTGTTGGTCGATAATATTCCCGAGGGAACCAATGTATCCTCTGGAGCTGCTCTCGCCGGTTTGATTGAGTTTGACAATGGCGAGAAGCCGATTGCCTATACCACTCTTGCAAGAGACACTGACAAGAAGTTTATCTTCTTTGCCACAAAGAAGGGTATTATTAAGAAGGTTCCTCTGGAAGAATATGATAAGATGAAGCGTACCGGTGTAATTGCCATTAACTTCAAAGATGGCGACGAACTGGCTGACGTAACTTTTATCAATCAAGAGGAAATGATGCTCGTTACCAAAAACGGAATGTGCATTAGATTTGCGGCCGCCGGCATGCCGATCTCTTCTCGAATTGCACAGGGTGTAAAGGGTATGAATGTTGCTGAGAATGACCATGTTATCGCAGCACTACCTATCTCCAATCCCGCAGGTCATCTTGCTATTGTTTCTGAAACTGGTTATGGTAAGCAGACTGACTTGAAGGAGTTCCCCGTCCAAAATCGTGGTGGCAAGGGTCTGTCTTGCTACAAAGAAGCTATTGGTGGAGCTGTAATCCTCGGCGATGATGACAATCTCCTCATTAGTGGAGATAAAACCGCTATTGTTGTGACCAATACGGAACTACCAATTCTTGGTCGCACTTCAGTCGGTAATATCATGCTGAAGAATAACTCCAAGATTTTGTCCATTAGTCGAGTGTAAGTTTGAGCGAGAGCGTGATAAAAAGCGCTCTCGCTTGACAAACCCTCTTTTATATTTTATAATTATATATAAGAGGTTTATATCTCTTAAAGAGGTGAGATAAATGTTTGATAAAGCTAAAATACATGAATTATATCCCGAAGCAGAAAATCTGATGTTTGAGCCTATGCTCTGTTGGAAGCTGCCCGCAGGTAAGGAGTATATGCTATCTGAAGTATGTTCCAACGGGGAGTATTTTCTGGAAGAGAAAATCGACGGAGCATGGTATCAGTTTGTAAAAACCGATAACTTCTCTTACTTGTTCGGTCGAACAGTAAGTAAGACTACGGGCATTCTCACGGAAAAGGGTGGCAATGTACCTCACATTATAGACGCTTTTAGCTGCCTTCCCGCAGGTACAATTATTATTGGTGAAATCCACGTTCCAGGTGGTACCAGTAAAGATGTGACGCACATTATGGGTTGCCTTTCTGCCGAAGCAATTCGTCGTCAGCAGAAAGAGGGTAATATTCATTACTACTGCCACGATATTCTGGCATATGACGGTGTCAGTCTTGTAAATGAAGGGGCAGAAACACGATATAGAATTCTTCAAGCAATCTGGAATCTTCACTCTCTTGATTCCTACGATTTCTTGAGACTTGCTGAAAAGGTTGAAGAAAACCTCGAAGCAGAGGTGTCTCGTATCTTAAAAGCAGGTGGAGAAGGTGCTGTTTTGAAGAAGCGCAATGCTCCATATACACCAGGTAAGAGACCTGCATGGGATACGATTAAGTGCAAGCAGATGGACTCTATTGATTTGGTGATTACACGCACCATTGAACCTACCAGAGAATATACTGGCAAGGATATTGAAACATGGCCCTATTGGGAGAGACAGACTCCCACATTCTATGATTGCTTTGAAGAAGACCATTGTTTTGGAGGTTGGGGCAATCCAGAATTAGTTGAAGGTAATTACTACTTCCACTATAAGAACAATAAACACTCGGTATTTGGGGTTGAAGACAAAGACAAATTTTATACGCCTGTCACTAAACCTTATTATTTGGGTTGGCACACCTCTATCGGCATTGGTGCATATAATGACGAAGGAAAACTAGTTGAGCTTGGTACGGTATCATCTGGTATTACCGATGAAATGCGTAGACAGATGACTGAGACACCAGAAAATTATGTTGGCCACGTCTGCTCTCTTGATTGTATGAGCATTGACCGCAAGGAAAAAACTTTGCGTCATCCTGTTTTTAAGTGCATGAGAGATGATAAAAACCCTCATGAGTGTCTGATTAACGAGGTATTTTGACTAAAGAAAAAAAATAAGTTATTATATATTCGTAATCAGGAATAAACGAAGGGACAGAGAGTTTATGACTCGAAAGCAAATGAGGAAGCTTGCTAAAGAGATTTATGATTGCGAACTGGTGCATTCCAGCAAGACTTCCTCAACAGAAGAAAAGAGTCAGGCCGAACGTCGCATTATGCAACTCACAAATCAAATTGCGGCCCTGCCTGACGGTATCAACGTTATGCTTGAAGTTGACATTATGGTTCAGCAGATGGCATCAAAAGAATGATTAAGGAGAGAAATCACTATGGCTATGAAACCTAATACACTTGCAGTTCTGAATTATCTTAAGGAGAATCATGGTAAGGACCTGACAGCGGCTGAAGTTGCTGAAACTCTTGGTCTCGAGAAGCGCCAGGTTGATGGCATTTTTACTTCCGCCATTCAGCGTAAGCAGCTTGGCTTCCGTGAAGAGGCTGAAATTACCCTTGCCGACAATTCCCATCAGAAGGTCAAGTATCTGCGTCTCACCGAGGCAGGCTTAGCATTTGACCCTGATGCTGCTGAGTAATTGATTCAGTCGGTAAGAGGGAAACTTCTTACCGACTTTCTTTTATGCCATGACAGTGGCACTTATTATCGCGTTAGTAGTGATAGTTAGCCTCGGTCTATACGCATATCACCTAAAACGCAAACATATCGAGATAGTGGCCGCAAACGCGGAAACTATCTTCTAGAATAGGGTTGTTTAGCAAGAGCTAGATAACAAAAGGCAAGAACTAGAGCAGGTAAGTCAAACTCTTGTAACTCAAAAAGAGATTGTCGAGTCTTTGTCTAAAACAGCCGATGAAATGCGGCAGGGCGCTTCAAAGCGTGCTCAAGAGGAGTATGAGGTCAAGAAAGCTGAGCTTGAAATCAAGCTTAAGGAATATTAGGCCGCCACTTCCGCGGAAATCGAGAAGCAAATTGCAATTATCGTTTCACGCAAAGAAAGAGAAGCGCATTAGCTCAAGGATTTGGAAGACAAGCAGCTTGCTTATATCCAAGCACGACAGAGATAGGAAGAAATGGATAGTTAGTGTGATTATTACCGTCTTGCTATTAGCGATGATGATAAGAGTGACATTTCTTTATTGAGAGATTTGCAGAAGCACCTTATCAAGAAGGATAGTGTAGATAAAGTTATCTACGAAACCTATTATCGCCCAGCATATGATGTTTTAATGTCGCATTTGTTCAACGGGATTCCCGCAACTACTAAGACTTCCGGTATTTACAAGATAACTGATTTAACCAGCGGGCTTGCTTACATCGGACAGAGCGTTGATATAAGAGAGCGTTTTCGTCAACACATTAAAGCCTCTCTTGCTCACGGAGTTTCTACCAATCGTCTATATCAGACAATGCAAAAGTCTGGACAGTTTAACTTCACTTTCGAGGTACTTGAACAAGTTCCTCGAGATAAGCTTAATGAGCGTGAGGTATATTGGATAGATTTTTATAAGACCAAGGAATTTGGACTTAATAGTACGAAAGGCGGAGCATAATGACTAGAATTATTGAAGGTCGCGGAACAGGTAAAACTAAACGATTGATGGAATTTGCGAAAGAAAATAATGCTGTTTTCGTGTGCGGAAATCCTACCGCCATGGAGGTTAAAGCGCATGGATATGGTATTATTGGTCTTAACTTTATGAGTTACGGTCAATATTTAAGCAATTTCCTGCGAGGACAAGGTGAGAAGAAAATCGTCATTGATGAACTTGAAACCTTCCTTGCTCTTTACAGCGGTAGCAGTCCCATCATCGGATATACAATAAGTGAGGAATAAAATATGAAGATTATCAAACCAAGTGTTGAGTTCATGACTCCTATTGATGGAGCAGCGATGCTCAAGGCCATTGAATAGTGTGGCCGCGTTTGCTATAAAAGCGAAGATAAAATCACCGATGGAAGCGCTGAAAAGTTCGTTGCCGGCCTCATCAAGAGAGGTCATGAAGCAGTTATCGAGCATTGCAGCTTTACCCTTAAATTCATTTGTGACCGTGGTGTAAGCCACGAGATTGTAAGACATCGTGTAGCCTCTTACTGTCAAGAATCTACCCGCTATTGTAACTATTCCAAGGACGGCTTTGGCAATGAGATTACTGTCATTGACCCATGCTTCCTCGATGAAGCAAGCCCCGCCTATGGAGAATGGTACGAAGCTTGTACAGAGACAGAAGAGAGATACTTTAATATGCTTGCGGCGGGCTGTAGCCCTCAGGAGGCAAGAAGCGTGCTTCCTAACAGCCTCAAAACTGAGGTTGTCATGACCGCAAATATCCGAGAGTGGAGACACTTTTTCAAACTGCGTTGTGCCAAGGCTGCCCATCCGCAGATGCGCGAAGTAGCTTTGATGGCACTACAAATGTGCAAGGACAATATCCCTGTATTGTTCGATGACATTGTCATTGATTGATTTTCTTCTAATTATATGTTATTATATGTATATAACATAAAAGAAGAGGTTGATGACGATGAACAAGTACGAGCAGTTTACTGATTTTTTTGACTACCTTGTGGCTAACTGTAAAGAGCCTGTGATTATCCCCGATGAGGTTCAGCAGGTTTATAACAGCTTGAAGTCGCAGGAGGTTAAAGAGAAGCCTATGTTCACTGAGGCTGGCCTGGAAATCCTTGAATACTTGCAGGGTAGTTCCAATACTTCCCACAAGGCAAAGGATATTGCGGATGGCATGGGAGTGTCTTCTCGCAAGGTTTCAGGCGCAATCCGCAAGTTGTGCACTGACGGTTTCGTCGATAAGGCGGGACAAAATCCCGTCATCTACTCTCTTTCCTCTAAGGGAAAAGAGTTCAATATCATTGAGTACAAAGAAAATTTGCAAGAAAACGAATAATTAAAGGAGAGTTCAAGCAATGAAGAAAGTCATGAATAATAACGCCCATATCGAAGGTCGTCTGTATGAGCACAGCCTGGAGAAGAAGGTTTCTGGCCCCAATTCCAAGAATCCTGGTACCGAGTTCATTAACGGTACTATCTCTGTGGCAACCGACGACGAGATGCTCAACGTTGTTCAGGTCCACTTCTCTTATGTAACCGCTACCACCAAGAATGGTAAGCCCAATGCAACCTTTAACATTCTCCAGTCTGTCATCGACGGTAAGATTGGCAGCGCTATGGAGCATGGCAAGGAGAATGCCGGCAAGCTCCGTATTGACACCGCTATTGATTTGAACGAGTGGTATGACACTCGTAACGACAATCAGCTGGTTTCTGTGAAGCGTAATGAGGGCGGTTTCGTCCATCAGACTTCTGAGCTTTGTGACGAGGCTCAGCGCGCCACTTTCGATGTGGATATGGTCATTACCGGCGTAAAGCGTGTGGAGGCTGATCCCGAGAAGGATACTCCCGAGAAGGTTATTGTTAAGGGTTACATCTTCAACTTCCGCAAGGCTGTTCTGCCTGTTGAGTTCAGCGTGTATGAGCCTCACGCTCCTGCCGCAGCTCTTGATTACTTCGAGAACCTTGGTGCCACTGGCAAGTCTCCTGTCTTTACCCGCGTTCAGGGTAAGCAGATTTCCCAGACCGTGGTTCGCAAGAAGGAAGAGGAGAGCGCATTCGGTGGTACCATCGTTAAGGAGACTCGTAGCTCTCAGCGTGATTTCGTAATCAACTGGGCTGCTGTGGAAACTTACGAGTGGGACTCTGAGGATGGCATCCTCGCTTCTGAGCTGTCTGCTGCTCTCGCTCAGCGTGAAGTTGACCTGGCTGATGTGAAGAAGCGTCAGGACGAGTATCAGGCTTCTAAGAATAACGCTCTTGCCAAGGCTAGTGCACCTACTGCACCCGCCAAGGGCGATTACAATTTTTGATATAAGGGTCAATTGACCCTTATATCTTAAACAATAAAGTAAAGGAGAGAGCGTTATGGATTTATTGAGTCTACAGCCACATAAAGTTAGCCGCGACTTGAGCGGTTATATCACCTACATCTATGGTGCTCCTAAGACTGGTAAGACCACTCTTGCCACATAGATGGAAGGAGCCTTACTTCTGGCATTTGAGCCTGGTTATCACGCACTTCCTGGTGTTGTCGCTCAGGACATTACCTCTTGGAGTGAAATGAAACAGGCTTACCGTGAGCTGAAAAAGCCAGAGGTAAGAGCACACTTTAACGCGGTTATCGTTGACACAGTCGACATTGCCGCAGACAGATGTAAGAAGTATATCTGTTCCCAAAACGACATTGAAGACCTTGGTGATCTTGGTTACGGCAAAGGCTGGACTAAGTTCAAGGACGAGTTTAACGACGTCTTTAGAGGTCTTACTCAGCTGGGATATGCCGTATTCTTCATCGGTCACGACAAGGAAGTTACAATAGGCGAAGGAGCAGATGCTCGCACTATTGTTCGTCCTGCTTTGTCTAACTCTGTGAGAACCGTAATCGCAGGTATGGCCGATGTATATGGATATGCTCACCAGGTCCGCAAGGATGAACCTTCTGTGCTAACCCTACGTTGCTCTGATGGTTCTATTGAGTGCGGTTGCCGCTTCAAGTATATCCCCAATGAGATTACCACAAACTACCACGAACTTGTCAAGGCACTGCAAGGCGCTATCGACAAGGAGGCCGCAGAGACCGGTGGCAAGTTTGTAACCGACGAAAAGATTACAATGCCAGTTGCTCCCACATATGACTTCGACGCTCTTACCAAAGAGTTCCAGGAGTTGGTTGGTGAGCTGATGACTGCTAACCAGTCTAACTCTAGCAAGATTACTGCTATTGTTGAGCGTTATCTTGGTAAGGGTAAAAAGGTTGCAGAGTGCGTACCCGAGCAATCTGAGCAGCTAGATTTAATCGTAAGCGATTTGAAGGCCTTGCTGAAAGGTTGATAGAGGAGAAGGAGAGTGCTCTAGGTAGTACTCTCCTTCTTTGATTTTTCACGATAAATATGTTATTATATTTATAAGGAAAGAAAGGAGCGTAATGAATGGCTAAGCATATCGTGAAGTGTCCCATATGCAATCAACAGTTTGACGCCAATGTAGAACCTTATGTAATGATTAACGCAAGACGTTACGCTCATAAGGCTTGTGCAGAGACCGCTGAACAGAGCAAAACAAAAGAGCAGAAAGATAAAGAGTTATTGGAAAGTTATATCAAGAGCTTATTTGGAATTAGCTCTATCTCTCCAAAAATTAGAAAACAGATAGACACCTTTCACAAAGACAAGAATTATAGTTACAGCGGAATGTATAAGTCTTTGAAGTATCATTTCGAGATAAAGAAAGGCTCAATAGAAAAAGCTAACGGGGGTATAGGTATCATCCCCTTTGTGTGGAATGACGCACTGATATATTGGCGAGCACTATGGGAAGCGCAACAGCAAAACACGGGTATTGAAATTAAAAACTTTGTGTTACCGACTAGAGAGATACATATACAGCCTCCTCAGCGCCAACCTATGAAGCATACTCGCAAATTATTTAGCTTTTTAGACGAGGAGGCAGAAGAATGAAGACTGGATATGTGGACGTTGCAGCCATTACACAGGTAATTGGTTGCGTACTAAATAACGCCTCTATTCTTGATGATACTGATAAGTACATCATCCATGAAGAGGATTTCATTGAGGACTTTCACAAGATTGTGTTTGGTAGTATTTATAATATTCACTTGACTGGTAGTAAGGTGAACATAGATGCTATCATTGACTATCTTGCAAATCGTCCGAAATTTGAGAAAATCTTCACTCAAAATAAAGGTATTGAGTATCTAATGGAAGCGGCAAAGAACGCTAGAGAAGATACTTTTAATTACTACTATAATCGCCTAAAGAAATTCACTTTACTGCGCGCATATGACCAGGTAATGGATGTATCCTTCCTGTATGACCCAGATGAAGTTATTGATTTACAGAAGCGTCAGAAGCAAGAGGACTGGTTGGATAATACCTCCCTAATTGATATTGCAGATGTTATTGATAAAACAATAGACGAAATTCGTGGCAAGTATGTGGAAGATGACCTAGGATTGGGTTATCAAGCTGGTGACGGTATTGTTGAATTGGTTGAAGACCTGGAGAAGCACCCCGAGATTGGTATTCCACTTTATGGCGAGTTAATCAACACCGCAACAAGAGGAGCAAGATTGCGAAAGTTTTATTTGCGGTCGGCCGCTACTGGCACCGGTAAGACGAGATCTATGATTGCAGATGCTTGCAATTTTGCGTGCAATAAGATATATCACGAGCAATTCGGGTGGATTAAGAATGGAACTTGCGAGCCGACTTTGTTCATAGCGACAGAGCAAGATAAATCCGAAGTCCAGACGATGATGCTCGCGTTCTTGTCTAATGTCAATGAGGAGCATATCTTGAATGGTCAATATCAAGATGACGAGCGCGAAAGAGTTCTGGAGGCCGCACGTATCTTGAGAGAAAGTCCTATCTGGATAGAAGAACTTCCAGACTTTTCTCTCCAGGATGTTGAGAACAAGATAAAAAAGAACATTCGTGACCATGACGTGAAGTATGTATTGTTTGACTATATTCAAACTTCACTCAAGATTCTCGAAGAAATTACCAGACGTGCCGGTGGAGTTAGATTGCGTGAAGATAATATCCTCTTTATGCTGTCTGCTAGACTAAAAGATTTGGCAAATAAATATGGCATCTTTATCATGTCAGCCACTCAGCTGAATGGTGATTACAAAGACTCTGAAACACCGGACCAAAACTTGCTTCGTGGCGCTAAGAGTATTGCGGACAGAATCGACGTAGGTATGATTTTGTTGGGAGTAACTGATGAAGACCTAACAAAACTTGAGCCTATCCTTGACTCTAATAAAAATCTCCAACGACCAAACATCAAACTCTCGATTTATAAAAACCGTAGAGGTAGATATAAAGGTTGTTTCTTATGGTGTGCGGCGGATTTGGGCACTTGCCGCATACATCCACAATTTTGCACGAACTGGCGATTGGAAATGCTAAGCATTGAAGATATTAAAGTTGTGATTGACGAAGGCCCAGCAGCTTGGGAACAAAAGTAAAGGAGAACGCTTATGTTAAAGAATGAGAAAGCTATTGGTTATCAGATGACCAAGAAGATGTTTGATGGCATCTTGTCTACTCGCAACGAGGCAGAGAAAAAGCAAAATCCCTATCAGTATGCCATGTCTTATTTGAACGAACAGCATGGCTTGAGAGGAAAGGTAACTTCCATCCAAGTTGTTGATGTGTAATGGCAGTCTCTTCTCGTTATTATAACAAAGAAGAGCTTAAACAACAGCTAGAGCTTGAGCAGATTTATGACTTGATAGAAGCTTGGGGCGGCGAGCCCGAATATACCGACAAAGGGCTCGTCTCCCAAACCATCTGTCATAATAAGCCAGGCGTTGGCTCCAGAAAGCTCTATTACTATGAGAACACACGGCTGTTTAGCTGTTACACTCATTGTGACGATAGATTTGACATATTCGAGCTATATATCAAGGTAAGAAAGATACAGTATAATCAAGAGCAAGAACTATATGATGCAATGGATTACATCGCAAGTTACTTTGGTATAAACGGTGTCGAGGCGCCGGATAACGATAAACAAGAGCTGGAAGATTGGCAAGTCTTTAAGCGACATGAACTGCGGCCAGTAGGTATGTCGCGCGAGGTGTCTCTCCCAGAATATGACAAGAGCATCCTTACAAGGTTTGCTTATCCAAGAATTGCAGGCTGGGAAAGAGAGGGTATTTCCGCCGAAACCGCCCGCCGCAATTATATTGGTTATTATCCCGGTGGAGAGCAGATTACCATTCCTCACTTTGACATTAACGGAAGACTAATTGGTATAAGAGGTAGAGCATTGGCGGCAGATGAAGCTGATAGATATGGCAAGTATCGTCCGCTTTTGATTGGTAAGCAACTATACAATCATCCGCTAAGTATGAATTTATACAACCTCAATAATAGCAAGGAGAATTTGCGGCGAGCGCGAGTAGCCGTGGTTTTTGAGAGCGAAAAATCTTGTCTGATGTATCAGTCACATTATGGTCCAGAGAATGACATATCTGTGGCCGTGTGTGGTAGCAGTCTTTCTACCCATCAGGTAAATATGTTAAAGGATTTAGGGGTTAATGAGCTGATTATCGCTTTTGATAGACAGTTTCAAGAGATTGGCGATGACGAGTTTAAGCGACTAAAAACCAAGTTGATTCACTTCTACAACAAGTACAACACCTCTATTAAAATAACAGCCATCTTCGATAAACATATGTTATTGCCATATAAAGCTTCCCCTATAGATGAGGGTCCTCGCATTTTTGAGCAACTAATGAAAGAGAGGATAGTGCCTTATGAGCCTTAATTTAGTTCCAGCCATTCGAGAGCTCGAGCGAGAAATTCGTGTTCAAGAAGGCGAGTTTAATTCTCGAATGAAACCATACAGAGAAAGCCTTGAGCAATTACGCAAGCTAAATACAGCCTGTGAAACCTGCGGAGGTACTGGAAAAGTACTTCGCTCAAGGGCGTGCGCAGAAGATGATAGGCCAGACCCAAATGACCCAGCAGACTATAAGATGTGTATTGTGTGTTAGGGTACTGGCAATAATAGTAAAGGGCGGTGAGATGCTTGGATTATGAACTAATTAACCCCATTAACCCAGAATACAGTGTTTTAGAATAGGTTCTTACTAATCGAGGAATTGCTTATGAAAATATTGAGCACTACCTCAATGTGTCAGAAGAAGATAATTTACCATGCACATTACTCAATAATATCGAGAGTGCCGTCAAGATTTTGATTAAGAACTTGCACAGGCCGAACTTCCACGGCCACATCTAGATTGATAGCGACTGTGATGGTTACACAAGTGGTGCTTTGTTACTGAATTATATCTATGCAGTTTTCCCAACTGCCATTGATAATTTCTCTTACAGCTTTCACGCTACTAAGACGCACGGTATTAACCTTGATCTAATTCCCCCCAATACGACTCTGGTGATTGCTCCAGACTCTAGCTCAAATGATTATGACATTCATAAGACCTTGAGCGATAAGGGTATTGACGTATTGGTATTAGATCACCACCATGCGGATAAAGTAAGTGAATATGCTTGTGTGGTCAACAACCAACTATGTGACTATCCAACCAAGTCTCTATCTGGTGTGGGTATTGTGTACAAGTTCTGTCAATACCTTGACCAAGTTTTAGAGCAACCCGGTTTCGTAGACTAGTTTATTGATATCGTGGCCATTGGTCTCGTAGGAGACATGATGGATATTCGCGATTTCGAGACTCACTATCTCGTAGAGCAAGGTCTAGCACGTCTCCGCAATCCATTTATTAAAGGCATGGCAGAAAAGAATAGTTATTCTATTGGCTCGGTTCTTTCTCCCATCGGAGTAGCCTTTTATATCGTACCTCTTATCAATGCCATAACAAGAGTGGGTACCATGGATGAAAAGACGCTTTTATTTGAATCAATGCTCGAATATAAAGCGCTGGAGATGATTCCATCTACCAAAAGAGGATGCGCTGGCCAGCAAGAGACAAGATTAGCCCAGAGTCTACGAACTTGTACCAATGTTAAAAATCGCCAAACCCGCAACCAAGATGCGGCGGTAGAATAGGTGAAACAGGTAATCGAAAGAGATAACTTGCTTGACCATAAACTACTTTTAATTAGATTGCGGCAGGCGGCGTTTGACCGTGGTATTACGGGTTTAATTGCCAACAAAATCATGGCAGAGTACCAACGTCCAGTAGCGCTACTAATCGCAACAGAGACGGAGGATGGTTTGGCTTGGTCTGGTTCTGCCAGAGGGTATGGTAAATCGAGCGACCTAACGGATTTCCGCAAGTTCTGCGAAGATAGTGGTCTGGTTGTTTATGCACAAGGCCATGGTTAGGCTTTTGGTTTATCCATTCTTGATGAAAAGTTTGACGAGTTTGTTCAATACTCTGATGCCGTATTGCAAGAAGTCGAATTTTCACCAAGCTACAAAGTAGATTTTATCTATTCTATGAACACTCTCAAACCTCAAGATATTCTCTCTCTTGGTGATATGAAAAACCTTTGGGGACAGAATATGGAGGAACCCCTGCTCGCAGTGGAGCATATTCAAGTAACTAGAGATATGGTGACACTTATGTCACGTGACAAGAATCCGACCTTGAAGATTCAATTATCTAATGGAGTTGCTTGCATCAAGTTTAAGTCGAACGAGGACGAGTTCACGAGCCTATTGGCTCCCAACTCAGGTTGCGTTACCATTAACCTTGTTGCACGACCAGAGGTTAATAAATACTTCAACAGTGTAACACCACAACTCATTGTTGTGGACTATGAAATCATCAGCAAACAAGAATACTACTTTTAATGGTGATTGCGCAACCTCTTGCTAAAGGAGGAAACAATCAATATGAAACGCTTTATTAGTTCTTTTGTCGCAACTGTAATGATTATATTGTTAATGGCTGGATATACCATGCCTGTTGCTTCTGCATATGAAGTACAATATAACAATGTTAGCTATACCTATTCAGATGTAGATACATTGGTAGAGCTTATGGAAGAACAAATCTCGCTTATGAACGCCGCGCATCAAATGGCTGAAGCTGCTAGACAGCTAGGCTACGAAGACACGCATGAGGTTATCGTATTAGCAAAAGCCGAATGGAAAGAGGCAAATGCTACATGGCTTGCATATAAAGCCGTGCACGATGAACTTGTGGAACATTGGCATCAGAAAGAAGAAGAGTATTCAACAGCAACTTATATATGGAGCTACTTCAAGGAATTAGGGTACAGCGATTATGTCTGTGCAGGTATTATGGGCAACTTAATGGCGGAAGTCGGTGGACAAACGCTTGACATTCAGTACCAGCTATCTGGCAATGGATATTATGGAATGTGCCAGTGGAACAAAGCGTATTTAGAAGAGGTATGGGGAGCCTCTTTAGAAGAGCAATGCGCTTTTTTACGAGATACGATAGCTTATGAGATAGATACTTTTGGATATGCATATAAGAAAGGCTTTGATTATGAAGACTTCTTGCAGCTAACAGATTGTAAGCAGGCTGCACTGGCCTTTGCGAAAGCATACGAAAGATGTGGCTCTGGTAGCTACGCAGCGAGACAGAAAAATGCCCTTGCCGCGTATAACTACTTTATAAGCTAACAATACATTAAGGAGGACTGGCCGGGACGAGCTCGGCCGTCCTCCAAACCTAAAATTGGTTTACCTATTTTTGGAGGCAAAAGTATGAAAGAACTCGCCGCCCTGGAGAAAAGAATCAAGGGATATGGATATGACAGTCTTTGTTTGAGATATAAAATAGCAAGAGAAGCGCAAATGCGCGCCGAAATCCACAATAAATACGAGGGTGATGGGTATCGTGCTCAACGAGCCGCGGACAGAGATATGATGCGGTTTTACCAAATCCTCGATGAATTGATTGGAGAGCATGATTGATATGAAAGCAAAATGGTTAGAAACTCCGCATAATGAATGTATCCAAGGCTTATGGGAAGAACCAGAATACTTTACTTGGTTCGAAAGAACTTGTAGTCATTGTGGTAAACGATCTCCCGCGGATGGCCAATACCCTTATTGCCCTTTCTGCGGAGCACAAATGGAAAACACAAGGAGTGTGAACAATGGAACTAACACGTAAACAAGAGGAAGGATTAAGGATTGCTCTTGAGAGATATAGAAATCATGAAGCATATACTGTAATTGCGGGATATGCTGGTACAGGCAAATCTACCTTGATTAACTTCATTGTTGCTGCTCTTGATTTCGCTCCAGAAGAGGTAGCCTATATCACCTTTACGGGTAAAGCGTCTGAGGTTTTAAGAGAGAAGGGCAACCCCAATGCCATGACCGCACATAAGCTGCTTTATTATAGTAAGCAGTTAGCCTCTGGCAAATTTATCTTTAGACCTAGACCCTCTATTGATTACAACCTTGTTATTGTAGACGAGGTTAGTATGTTACCAAAAGATATGTGGGATTTGCTGCTTAGTCATGGAGTTTATGTGATTGCTTGCGGCGACCCCTTCCAGATACCGCCAATAGACAAGACTCAGGACAACCATGTTCTTGACAATCCGCATATTTTCCTTGACGAAATTATGCGACAGGCCAAAGAGAGCGACATTATCTGTTTGAGCATGGACATTAGAGAAGGCAAGAAGATTGCCCCTTTTAAGGGAAATGATGTTCAAGTCTTTCATAAAAGAGATTTGGTAGACGGTATGTATCATTGGGCAGACCAGATTTTGGTTGCTACCAATCGTACTCGTCATGACATTAACTCTTATATGAGAGAAATAAATGGCCGTGGCACAGAGCCGGAAATTGGCGATAAAATCATCTGTCTGCGGAATTGTTGGGATACCATGTCGTTTGAAAAGTGCGACCCACTAATCAATGGTTCTATTGGTTGGATTGAGAGTATGGTTCCAGAAACTGTAGCTTATAAGCTAAATGGAGCAACTGTAACCGCGCCAATTTTAAGAACTACCATTACTACGAAGAACGATAAATATATTGACCTACCGGTTGACTATACTGCTTTAACCACCGGAGTCAAGTATTTTGACCCTAAGCAGGAATATGCTATTCGTAGAAACAAGGCTAATCCAATGTTGCCTATTGAATTTAACTATGGATATGCGATTACCGGACACCGTGGCCAGGGTAGTCAATGGGGTAAGGTTTTGACCATTGAAGAGGGATTCCCATTCGACCCGATTGAGCATGCTCGACATATGTATACTTGTGTAACGAGAGCAGAGTCCAAGCTGACCCTTGTGCTGAAAAACTGATTGACTTAACATATTATTTATGCTATTATAGTTATATAAAGCATGGAGAGGAGCGTAAATAGTGTATCCAGGTAGTTTACACAATCACACTGATTTCTCAAACATCAGATTGCGAGACTGTATCATTAAAACTGAAGACCTAATTGACCAAGCTATTAAACTTGGACACACAGGAGTTGCAATTACAGACCACGAGTCTATTTGCAATTCTATTCGTGCGCAAAAGCATTATAAGAAAGTCAAGAAGGAACATCCAGACTTCAAGATGATTCTCGGTAATGAGATTTATCTGTGCCGAAATGGTATGACCAAAGAGAACTATACCAGTGGTCAAGACAGATTTTGGCACTTTATTCTGCTTGCTAAGGATGCAGAGGGTCATAGACAAATTCGAGAGATTTCCTCAAGAGCATGGTTAAGAAGCTGGAAGCAAGGTAAAATGAAAAGAGTACCTACCTATTATCAAGACATCATTGATGTTATTGATGGCAACAAAGGCCACGTGATAGGTTCTACTGCATGCCTTGGTGGGTATGTTCCATTTCTTATCTTGAATGGTCGGTTTGAAGAGGCGGAAAAATGGCTGCTACAAATGAAGCGACTTTTCGGAGAAGGTAACTTCTATCTGGAATTACAGCCGCCCGCAGACCCAGAAAACGAACAGGCTCTTGTCAATGCGGCTTTGCGAGAGCTAAGCTTCAAGCTGGATATTCCATATATCATTACTACGGATACTCACTATCTAGCAAAGGAAGATGCCTCTATCCACAAGGCTTACCTTAATGCTCAAGATGGTGACCGAGAAGTGGATAGCTTCTATGCTACTACTTATATGATGTCTACCGAGGAACTGGAAAAATATTTCCAGAACGACCAAGAGGTAGTGCAACCCGCATATAGAACCATCCAGCATATTTTCGATATGTGTGAGGATTACGACCTCACGAAACCGCTAAATATTCCGGAACTTCCTTGGAAGTTTGCGGCGCCCAAGGGTAAGCTCTCTCTTTGGTATGATAAGATTCCCGAATTGAAGAGATTTGTGGAGTCTGATTATCACGGTGATGTGCGCCTCGCGCAAGCAATAGTAGAAAGACTTGAATGGGATACGACCCTACAAAATCAAGCGACCTACGATGCAATCAACGAATGTCTTGATATGACTTGGGAATCTTCTGAGGTTAATAAGACCCACTGGTCTTCTTATTATCTCAATCTGCAAAACATTATTGATACCTGTTGGGATGCTGGTTCTCTTGTTGGACCTGGTCGTGGTTCTGGCGTTGGTTTTATTCTACTATATATCTTGGGCATCACACAGATTAACCCTCTCAGAGAAACAACTCCTACTTTTGCTTGGCGTTTCTTGAACCCAAGTCGTGTATCTGTTTTGGATGTAGACTTCGACATTGAGGGCGGACGCCGTGGTGTTGTTCTTGAGAGATTGAGACAGGTTTATGGTCAAGATAGAGTGGCTAACGTTGCCACCTTCGGTACCGAGAAAAGTAAGGCGGCTATTCAAACAGCAGCAAGAGGTCTCGGTATTGATATTGACGAAGCCCAGTATATTTCTTCACTCATACCTGCGGACCGCGGGATGTTGCGCTCTCTAAAGCAATGTTATTATGGTGACGAGGGTGAAGGATGGGCACCTGTAAAGCCGTTTGTACAAGCAATGGATACCAACCCAGAATTGTGGAAGGTTGCCCAGAAAATTGAGGGCCTTATCTGTCGTATGGGTATTCACGCAGGTGGTGTTATCTTTGTTGATAGACCGTTCACAGAATCTACTGCATTGATGACTGCACCCGATGGTACAATCGTAACGGCATATGAGCTTCATGACTGTGAAGCTGTAAGTTTGATTAAGTACGACGTCTTGTCGGTCGAAGCACTGGACAAGATTCATAATTGTCTTGACCTGCTGATTAAGTATGGTTATATAGAGGATAAAGGCAATATCAAGGATACTTACGAGAGCTGTATTGGTATCTATAATATCGAGCGCAATGACCCCGATATGTGGAAAATGGTGCATGACCACAAGATTTTGTCTTTGTTCCAGATGGAGAAACAGAGCGGTATTCAAGGTATCGCTTTGTCTAAGCCTTTGAGCGTAGACGACCTTGCAACTCTAAACTCTGTCATTCGATTGATGGCACCAGAAAAAAATGCAGAACAGCCATTGAATAAATTTGCTCGTTTCCGTCAAGACATAAATGAGTGGTATAAGGAGATGGAACAGTATGGACTCACCAAGGAAGAACAAAAAATCCTTGAACCCATCTTACTACCCAGCTCTGGTATTTGTGAGTCCCAAGAGGGCTTCATGCAGTTGGTACAAATTCCCGAGTGTGGTGGATTTGACCTTACCTGGGCCGATCGTCTTCGCAAATCTATTGCGAAGAAAAAACCAGAAGAGTATAACCAGCTTACCAAAGAATATTTTGAAGGCGTTGAAGCAAAGGGTCTTAGTAAGAACCTATGCAACTATGTCTGGAATGTCCTTGTGGCAACTAGCCGTGGTTATGGCTTCAACAAATCGCACACACTTGCCTATTCTCTTATCGCTTTGCAAGAGATGAATCTGGCTTTTAGATTTCCCACAATCTATTGGAACACCGCTTGTTTGATTGCAGACAGCGGTGGTGAAGATGGTTCAACCGACTATGCAAAAATGGCGCAGTCTGTTAACCGCATCCGTGACGAGGGAGTATCTGTTTCTCTTGTTGATATTAACCAGTCTGCTCTCGGTTTTGAGCCAGATGAAAAGCATAATCGCATCATGTTCGGTCTTAAAGCATTGGTTAATATCAGCGATGACTTTGTTAATAATATCATTGAACGTAGACCTTATGTGTCATTGGTAGACTTCTATCATAGAGCTTCACCTAAGCGTCAAGAAATGATTTCTTTGATTAAGGGTGGTGCGTTCAGTGAGTTCTGTAGTCAAGAAGAGGCCATGGTGCAATATCTATGGTTAAGCTGTGACAAGAAACAGCGGCTTACGTTGCAGAATATGCCCGGCTTGATTAAACATGACCTATTACCAACAGGAGAAGAGTTTGTGACTCCTCGTAGAGTATACGAGTTTAATCGTTATCTGAAAGACCAATGCAAGACTTTGGAAGGTTTTAAGCTTGATGTGAGAGCCATTGACTTCCTTAATAGCCTTGGTTTGGAGAACCTGTATGACGACGATTTCTTTGTCACTACAAAAGCTTGGGATAACGTCTATCAGTCATACATGGACACTTTCCGCGACTGGATTAAGGGTAACAAGGAAGAAGTTCTTGATGCATTGAATACTTCCATCTTTATGAAAGATTGGGAGAAGTACGCAGAGGGAAATGTTTCTTCTTGGGAAATGGAAGCCATGTGCTTCTATTATCACGACCACGAACTCAAGAATGTGGACATGAAGAAATACGGCTTGGCCGACTTCTATTCTCTTCCCGAAGAGCCAGTTGTTGATAAGGTATTCCATCGTGGAGGCTCTACAATCCCTATCTATAAGCTCACAAAAATCTGCGGTACTTGTATCGCAAAGAACAAAGATAAGGGTACGGTCTTTTTGCTCACGACTGATGGTGTTGTACCCGTGAAATTCCGTAAGGAATATTTTGCCCTTTTTGATAAGCAGACCTTCCAGAGAAACGCTGATGGAACAAGAAAGGTTCTTGAGCGCTCTTGGTTCAATAGAGGACAGAAGATTCTCGTACAGGGAATTAGACGAGGCAACGAGTTTATCGCTAAGAAGTACGCAAGCAGCAATAGTCATCAGTTGTATAAGATTGATGACTATGGCGAAGATGGAACCCTGGTGCTTCGTAGTGAAAGATATGTAGGAGAAGAATCAGAGGATAATGAAGACTAAGATAATTGCCATCATGGGTAAGGCTGGTAGCGGTAAGGATACTATCGCTACCGCCTTAGCTACCCGTTTCCCAAATAACTTCAATAACATTGTGAGTTGTACCACTCGCCCCATGAGGGAAGGTGAGAAAGAAGGCGTCAACTACTTCTATCTCACTGATGAAGAGTTTGTTCAACGAACTGTAAATGGTGATATGCTTGAAACAACAACCTTTAACGGTTGGTGTTATGGAACAGCTAAATCTTGCCTATCAAACAAGAGCATTAACATTGGCGTCTTTAATCCAACCGGAGTGCGCTCCTTACTGGCTAACAAAGATATTGACGTAACAGTGTTTTATGTGCGGGCGGGAGATAAGACGCGCCTACTGAGATAGCTGAATAGAGAAGATAATCCTAACGTACAGGAAATCATACGTCGCTTTTCCGCCGATGAAAACGACTTCTCTGAACTGAGATTTCAGCCAGACTATGAACTTACCAATGAGACTCCTGGAGATATTCAGCGTGCGGTAGATATGGTGCTGGCTCATGTCATGAGTTTTGAGACGCCGGACAATTTTAGTTAATCGTCCTTCCCAAAACCACAATATATAGTGTATCCCATAGACAAGGAGGACTTTTAATATGATGTTACAAGTAAAGAAGAGAAATGGTGTCCTTGTGCCATTCGACAGAGACCGTATCGTAAATGCTATCAACAAGGCTTTCATCGAGGTTGATGGTACACTATATGAAGAAGATACTGCTAACGACATCGCCGATGAAGTTAAATATGTCGTAAAAATCAACTCTGATGCCATGAGCGTAGAGACTATTCAAGACATGATTGAAGATTATCTCATGCGTTCTGAGCGTAGAGATGTTGCCAAGGCATACATTCGATACAGATACAAGAGAGAGGTTGCCCGTAAGGGTAGCGATGATTTCATCAAAGCCTTCTCTGAGAAGATTAGTGGTCAAGTCATTGAAAACCAAAACGCCAATGTAGACGAAATGTCATTCGGCGGACGTGTAGGTGCCGGTAGTGACCTTCAAATGAAGCGTTACGCCTTGGATTACTGCGTCTCAGACCTGGCTCGCCGCAATCATCTTAACAATGAAATCTATATCCACGATTTGAGTGCATATGCCGTTGGTATGCACAACTGCTTATCCATTCCTTTTGATGACCTGCTGGCACGAGGTTTCAATACTCGTCAGACTGATGTACGCCCAGCCGGCTCTATCAATACTGCCTTCCAGCTTGTGGCTGTTATTTTCCAGTTACAAAGTCTACAACAATTCGGTGGTGTATCTGCTACGCACCTCGACTGGACCATGGTTCCATACGTGCGCAAGAGCTTCTATAAGCACTGGAAGGAAGGTTGTAAATATATCCTCAACATTGATACTACCAAGTATGATGGTGTTATTACCAATAGCTTGCCTATTGATGATGAAGGATATAAAACTTTCGATGCTGCATATCAATACGCTCTTGATATGACCATCAAGGAAACCCACCAGGCTGTTGAGGGTATGTACCACAACCTAAATACCCTGCAATCTCGTAGTGGTAACCAACTGCCATTCACTTCTATCAACTATGGTACTTGCACTCTACCAGAGGGTCGCATGGTAACCAAGGCCCTGCTGGAAGTATCCAAAGAGGGTCTAGGCAAACTGCGCAAGACCTCTATCTTCCCTTGCGGAATTTTCCAGTGCATGAAGGGTGTTAACCAAAAACCTGGCGACCCCAACTATGACCTATTCCGCATGGCTTTAGAGTCTACTGCCACTCGTCTATATCCAAACTACGCCAACGTTGACTGGAGCGGTAATGCTGGTTATGATATCAATGACCCTAGCACTTATTTCAGCACCATGGGTTGTAGAACCGCTAATGGTTTCGATATTAACGGTCTCAAGCAACAGAAAGATGGACGCGGCAATATTTGCCCTGTAACCATTATCATGCCAACTATTGCTATGCAAGCCAAAGAATACTGGGAGAATAATCCTAGTGGAGATGACTCTTGCGTCGAAACCTTTATGGATTTCCTAGACCAGAAGATTCATGAAGCTAAAGATATACTCATTGAACGTTTTGAATATATCTGCGCACAGCCTGCCGAAAGTGCTAAGTTCATGTATGAAAATGGTCTGATGGCAGGATATGATGGCAAAACTACTCGTAGTGCATTGCAACACGGTACACTATCTCTCGGCCAGCTTGGTTTGGCAGAAACACTGCAAATCTTGATTGGCTGTGACCATACTACTGCGGCCGGCATGGAACTCGCTAAACGTATTGAGCAACTATACAAAGATCGCTGCGCTGAGTTTAAGCAAGAGTATAAGTTAAACTTCGGTGTGTATTATACACCCGCAGAAAACCTCTGCTATACCGCCATGTCTAAGTTTAAGGAGGAGTATGGCGAGATTCCTAACGTGTCTGACAGAGATTACTTTACTAACTCTATGCACGTACCTGTATGGAAAGAAATGTCTCCCTTCGAGAAGATTGACATTGAGTGCCAACTCACCGGATATTCTTCTGCTGGCTGTATCACCTATGTTGAATTGGATAGTGGAGTAAAACACAATATTGACGCTTTAGAGACTCTCGTTCGTTATGCCATGGAACATGACATCCCCTATTTTGCAATCAATGTTCCAAATGACACCTGCCTTGAATGTGGTTTTATGGACGAGTTTAACGACCATTGCCCAGTATGTGAAAGCGAGAATATTCAGCAGCTCAGAAGAGTTACAGGCTATTTGACTGGCAACTATAAAACTGCTTTTAATAAAGGAAAAATCTCTGAAGCTGATGATAGAGTAAAGCACGCAGGTAGGCTAGAATGACTAGGGCAGAACTTAAAGCCAGGATACAAGCCATGAACTCATCGCTTTTGTCCTCTAAGGACAAAGACCTTGAAAAAATTGTGTCTGTTGTGCTTAAATGTATAGATGGTATATTCGATTGGCAAGAAGGTAGTGAGAAAATACTGGAAATCTTTATTGACTCATTAACTAAGGCTTATAGTTTTACATCTCAAGAAATGAAGAAAATTTACTCGAAAGTAAAAGAATTCGATATCGAAGATGTATTATCGCTCACTTATCGCAGTGACGGCAAAACTCTTGAAGAAAGAATAAAGCAATATTGCCAAACCGGAAAATTCATGGTGGAAGAAGGACACTCCAAAAAAGAAATTAGTCTCTTTCTTTCTACCATGTTGGATAGACTGCTTGAGAATGAAACTCTAATCATTCGCAATGGAGTAATCTCAAATAAGATTGCTCCAGTTGCAACTATCCTTGTAATAGAAACCTCTGGGGCTGATTGTGAGAGTGGTTGTGCTGACTATGAGGGAGAATATCCCGCAGATGAAAACATACCGCTTCCACCGTATCATCCATATTGCTCATGTATTTATTATTACATTATTACCGATGATATGGATGATATTGAAGACCTAGAGTTAGAAATTGAGGAGAGTAAAGCATGAGATATAGTGGTATCATTTACAACGATTTTTCATCAGCACCAGGTGTGTGCTTGTCATTCTTTACCCAAGGCTGTCCTTTCCATTGCAAAGGCTGTCACAACCAAGAGACATGGGATTTTGAGGGAGGAAAAGAGTTTACTCCACAAACCCTTGAGTCCATTATTGCAGGCCTACAAGCCAATAATATCAATAGAGACCTGTGTATCATGGGTGGAGAACCACTGTGTCAAGACAATTTGTTCTTGACACACTTGGTCATCGAATCAGTTAAAAAGGCTCTGCCAAATACCAAGGTTTATATCTGGACGGGTTATCAATACGAAGACTTATTGAAAGTCTCTGACAACCACATGAAAAGAATCTTGGAGCTAGCCGACTGTATTATCGATGGCCCATATAAAGAAGAGGAGCGTGACATTACGCTTCCCATGAGAGGTAGTCGTAACCAAAGGGTGATTTACCTTCATGAAACTGTTTGAGAAAAGTATTCTCGGCGGTTTATCCATAGCAATAGCAAGCTGTATCTATTTACAGTTTAATGGAATTGTTGGAGCCTTCCTGTTCTCCATTGGACTATTTTTAATTCTAAATATGGAATTTAAGTTATTCACTGGCACAGTAGGCTACATCAAGAGTAAAGAAGATGTAAGGGATAACTTGGTTATTCTGATTGGCAATATCATTGGAACCTGCGGGAGCCTAGTCTTTCCGATCGGTTCCGCAGGTTCAGTGGTTGCCACCAAATTGTCTGCACCGTTACCCATTACTTTCATTGAGGGTGTTATATGTGGCATCTTCATTTATAGTGCTGTTGCTTGTTACCGCAGAGGTAAAGACTATATGGTTCCTATTTGCGTAGCTGGTTTTATTCTGTGCGGAGCCGAACACTGTATAGCTGATTTATGCTATGTGTTAATGGCCAATGCGCTTTCGTTTGAGTCAGTCTTATTCTTACTTGTGGTTGCCGCTGGTAATGCAGTAGGGGCACTACTGATTGACAGAATTTAACTGTTATGTTATTATATAACCATAAGGAGAGAGATTTATGACACTATACGACATTAACAAACAAGCCTACGCACAACTGTCAGACATGACACAAGAACAATTCAGAGAAGCGGCTGCAAGTGTCTACAAGGCTCTTGACAAAAATGCTTCTTACTTCATGCTTTTATGTAAAGAGAAGAGCGATTACACGGTCTTTAAGATTACCGATATGGATGAAGACTACTCTAAGATGTGGAATGAAATCCTCGATATTCTCGAGAACCGTGGCTGCACAATGAAGGACATCTCTCCACGAGACGACCATAACATTGAATATTGGGTGCAGGATAAGGAAACAAAAGAGTGTTCCATGTATATGCTGTTTCCCTACGATTGGGGTGTTATTGAGCTATGAACACAGTGGTTATTATGTATGACCCTTTTGCTTTTGAATCTCGTATCTCAGTCGTGAAAGACGGGCATCAAGAGCAAGTAAAGGTAAGTTCAGACATTCAGCAACTCGCGGAAGCCGCGATTGGTTGCGCCTATGAGCATGGTATTGATGCTGTAAAGATTCATGCTCCATTTGCGATTTACAGCGAAATGAAGAGAGTCATCGAGACTTCTGCAAAAACTCTGTATAACAAGAATACTTTGGACATTGGGGTAATTTAATATGTGCTACAATCTAAAAACAACTAATACATATCGTGTTGCCACTGTTGAGGATGCTCTGCGTCTTCGCAAGTGGCTTGAGAAGAACTCTGTTGGTGAACTGACCGCCTTCAAGTATGCTACCAAGTATATTAAGCAGAAAGGCGAAATCATCGAAGAGTATCAGGTGGTTACCGCCACTATTACTATCGACAATGAGAAAGAGCCTGAGGGCGTTATGATTATCAACATGGAGGATAACTAACATGATTAAGTTTGAAAAGGTTTCCAGATTTGCAGACATTGATCTACCCATGCCACAGCGCGGTACCTCGGATTCCGCAGGTTACGATTTTGTTGTGGCAGAAGATATTGTTATCCCCCCTTATGACTTCCTCAAAGATAAAATCCACGAGAAGGTAATGCACACTCCAGGCGTTGACTTCTATGGATTTATCAACCCTCTTACTTTGGAAGATGTCGCCAAGCTGACCAAGGAACTTAAAGCTAAGGTTCCTCTTGTTTCTACTGGTATGAAGGTGTATCTTGAACCTGGTCAGTATCTCGAGTTGAGCGCTCGTAGCTCTACTCCTCTCAAGCATTGGCTGATTATTGGTAATGCTATTGGCATTATCGACCGCGACTACGCGGATAACCCTGATAATGAGGGAGAGATTTTCTTCCAGGTTATCAATCTTCTACCTTTTGCTGTTCAGCTTAAGCGTGGAGATAAGATTGGCCAGGGTATTATCAAGACTTATAGCGTAACCGATGATGACGCCGCCAGCGGCAAGAGAATGGGCGGCTTCGGTTCTACTGGACAGACGGTGTAAAAAATTTAAGCCGTTGGGCAAACTCAATTAAATCACCTGCCGGAATTTTCATATATTATATATGAGAATTTTTAACGGCAGGTGATTTGTTTTATGTCAACATGATCAATCCAATAAGAAAAATTTTGGTAGATTGGTCAAAAATAAATAAATCATCAACCACCTTTTTCATTATATAATGAAAGGTGGTTTTGTTATGCAAGAAAAGCAATACAAAATTTATTTATTTACTTTCCCAAACGGCAAGCATTATTGCGGTTTTACTTCCAGAAGTCTTAATAAAAGATGGGGAGGCCACGGAGAAGGCTACGAGAAATGCCCCTTAGTATGGAAAGCCATTTAGAAGTATGGTTGGGATAATATAATCAAAGAGGTTATTTTTATCTTTGATAATGAGGAAGAGGCACTAAACAAAGAAAAAGAAGTTATTGCAGAAATGCAATTAACCAATCCTGATTTTGGATATAACCTACATTAGGGTGGTAAACCAACGGGAAATGCTGACTTTTTAACCGAGGATGGGCGCCGCAGATTGTCAGAACATATGAAAAAGCGTTGGCAAAATGCGGAATATAGAGATAAGATTGTAAATAATCCTAATCGACATTTTTTAACTCCCGAAGACTAGCGAAAAGGAGTAGAAGCTTCGCGATAGGCAAGGATGGGGACCGTAGCAAGTAATGCTAAACCAGTGCTCCAGATTGATAAAACAACCAACGATATTTTAGCGGAATACCCATCTGGCGGCCAGGCTTCAAAAGCAATAGGCAAAGGTTTAAGTGGCGCTAGTAATATCCTAGCGGTTTGTAGAGGTGCTCGAACTACAGCCTATGGATATAAATGGAGGTTTAAAGAATGAGTTATACTATACTGGCGCTCGACTAGTCTTCGCGTACCACAGGTTGGGCCGTATTTAAAGACGGCAAGCTTCATGACTATGGAAAATTCACTTTTGATGATGAAATCGTAGGAGTTCGTCTGAAGAAGTTTCGTCTTAAGATAGAAGAACTAATTGACACTTATTTCCCCGATGAGGTAGTCTTTGAGGATATTCAAGAGCAAAACAATATTCTCACTTTCAAAGTATTGGCACAAGTACAAGGTGTTTTGATGGAACTTCTCACTTTCCTCAAAATCCCCTATTCCACTATTATGGCTGTTACCTGGAAATCCGCTCTTGGGGTAAAAGGTAAGGCGCGTGCAGAGCAAAAGCGTAATGCACAGTAGTATGTTACCAATACATACAATGTTAAAGCCACACAGGATGAAAGCGATGCAATTTGCATCGGTACCGCCTACATCAAGAAAAATCAGTGTGCTTGGTAATTGGGCCAAATAAGTTAATCCTTCTTATTAAACTTTGAAATAATAAGAGAAGTGGAAGAAAGGAGGATTTTCTTTTATGGGAGCCTTTATCACCGAACACCTTTTGGAAATAGTCTTCGGCTTAATTTCTGCGGGCGCTCTTGCAGGTTGTAAGTATCTCTCTAAGCAGTTGAAGAACTATAAAACTCTTTTAGAGAACGAGAAGCGCGAAGACTTGGATGAAGCGATTGAGACCAAGCTTCAACCGATAAAGGAAGAAATCGAGGAATTGCGAAAACACGTGTTAAACACGGAAGTCGCAAACTAGGCACGTTTAGATTTAATCATTTCTTCATACCGCTTTCGGTTAGTCCAACTGTGTAGAATCTACATTAAACAAGGATATACCACCCAAGAATAGTACGAGCAGTTAAGCGAGTTCTATAAGGTATACCATGGACTTGGCGGAAACGGTCAGGCGGAGGAGTATTACAACAAAGTGATGGATTTGCCTACCCACGAAGAAGCACAACAATAAGAAAAAGGGGAACCCTTGATTGGGTTCCCCTTATTTTCTTAGTCTCGAGAATATACCATTCGTCATGGATATAATCTCTTGACCATATGTGGCTATTAAATCAGCTAGCAATTCTTCTTGTTCTAGACACAGTTCTACATCATAGCTAAACATTGCAGCATGGGTTAGCTCATGGCATAGAACTTTCTTTGTGAGAGCTGGCGGTAATCCTTCTCGAATATAGATAGCCTTTGTCGTATTGTCACAGGCGCCTATTGTATAGGAGCCGTCGCTTCTCATAAGCGCGGGATGATTGGAGGAAGTGAAGAGCAGTCTCCACTCCTCCCCATTGATATTAAGCACTTGTGTTCAAAGAACCAACCTTGGTAGCAAGAGCACTAATCTTTTTCTCCAAGAGTTGCTTCTCTTCTGGGCTAGCGTCTTTAATCATCTCTACCACGTCTTCGCTCAATTCCTTCATGTAGTGCTCTAGGTCTTTGAGCTTAGTGGCCTTATCTTTATGCATCTCCTTGGACTCCATGTACATTTTACGGCTCATGGGACTGCGGCCTTCGCGTTCATCTCTCCAGTCAATAGGCATTTCCATTTCTCGATACTGGCGAGTGGAACCACCATTGCCGCCACCATTTCCATTGCCACCATACTGACGACGTCCATCATCCATAAAACGACCCTGGGAGTCGCGAGGTTGGCCGTCATAGTACATTGGTTCTTCCATCATTGGGTAGTACATTCTACCACGGTCATAACGATCCATATCACGATAATACATAGGCGTATAATAGTGATGCTCGGTATGCTTTTCTTTTTGTTCGGCTTCTTCCATGGACTTTGTAATAGTACAGTAATAAATAGCCTCTTCAAGGTCTTTCACCATGTCTACTACTTCGCCAAGTTCTTTTGCATCGACGTTTTGCAGATTGCCAAGCTGCCCTTCGACACAAGAGGCTAGAGTTTCTTTCATTCTTTTTAGTCTTTCTGTCATACTTAGGCCACCCTTTCTACAATCAGATTTGCGTTCTGCACATCAATAGCCTGAGTAGAGGTATTGCGTACAGAAACCTCAAAGCAACAGCCACGAGGTACGTCGATGAATACCATACTTGCTACATTGCCCAAGTCTTCTGCGGCAACAGGGGTAAAAATCATTGTGGAAGAAGCAACAGCTTCACCATTGATAGCAATAGCAATGGAGATAGCTTCTACGGTTCCGTCTGCGGGAAGGCCGATATTTCCGCTGAAGAACACGCGATAACGCGCACGACACTGTGTTGATGCGTTACCTCTTAGAGTAACAAGTCCACTACCAGTACGATGTAGTAGGCTGTTGGAGCAGCCTACTACAGTGTCGGTAAAAAGGACGTTTTGATTAGCTTCTACGGTTTGTAAAGCGTTCGCAATAATTTCCATTGAACCAAATCTCTCCTTTTATGGTGTCAGTTAATTAGCAACAAGTGTTGCAGTTAGTATACCCATAGGGCACAAAGGGATTGGGTACCGCATATGCGGGAACCGGGAGTTTAGGCGCAAGCTCGCTAATGAGATAGTTGTTCTGAGCTTGCTGAGAAGCGGCAAGACGAAGTGCCTGATTCTCGCTTTGCAGGTCTGCAATCTTCTCCTGGCAGAGATAATCAAGGATTGCACGGGTGCCTGCATTCTGGCTGTCGATAATGTCACGAGTGCTGTTAGCCAGAGAGGTCTGAAGTGCGCCGGTGTTGGTTGCCATATTGTAGTTGACATCGGCAAAGCCTCTCTCAATCTGGCGGCCGGTCTCGCAGCAACAATCAGCAACCTGGCGAGTGAGTGCGTTCATACCCTGAGCATTGTCAAAGCTTGCTTGCTGGATTGCGGCGCGAGTATCGCAGCAACAATTTGCAAGCTGAGTTGCAAGAGCGTTCTGAGCCTGCATCAAGGCTACATTGGTGGTGTTAAAACCTTGCTGTGTAGCATAACCAGCATCACAGATAGCATTGTTCACGCTATTGAAGCCGTTAAGCATACCGGTGTTCATAGCATAGAAACCGTCGCAGAGACCCTGCTGAATACCACGAATGCCATTCTCAATACCATTGGTAGTAAAACCATCATGGATAGCGGTACGAGTAATAGTACCTTCGGTTCCCGCAGCTCCATTGCCGCCTCCGAAGCCGTTACCATTCCAACCACCTGCAAACAGGATTAACAGGATGATAACCCACCATGCACCGTCTCCGCCCCACATACCATTTCCGTTGTTGCCAGAACCTGTGACAGCCGCGATATCAGACAAAGAATAACCATTGTTAGTGTTGAACATTAAGTGTTCCTCCTTTAAGATTATTAAAGACCAAACATCTTCTTAAAGGAAGCCAACTCCTTGTCATAGTCTAACCCTCTTTGGGACATCAGATTACGTGCAACTTTCTCGATTTCTGGAGTATTGTTGTCTTTTGCTAGAGCAAGCAAATTGGCACCCATCGGAGTGCTGCCAAGTCTGCTTTCGAGAATATTCATTGTAATCTGCTGAGGGTTCTGTCCATTCCTAATCATTTGAATTATTTCCATTGGGGTCATTTTCTTCTCTCCTTAAAAGTTTTTATACTGCTCGCCATTCTACGACTGCGTCGCGACCACTGGTACTGGTTGCGGCGCAATTTTTTCTTTTATCTGGGTTAATGCTGCCTCGAACTCTTCTCGCGTTACAAACTGAGTAGAGTCGATGGTACTATTAGGGTTTTCAACGAGCGGCATAGTTTTGAGTTCATACACATTTAGCGTTGATGTTCCATCTATGTTGATTTGCTTGGTATAGATTTTCTTATTGGCAAGGTCAGGGAAGAAGAAGATGGAGCCATCAAAGTCAATGCTTGTCGCCCTAACTTCTTCGATTGAAGAAACTGGGCGGCCTTTAATTCCAATCTAGGGCTGCTCCACATATGGCATCCGTGCAACATACGGGTTCATCATTTGCTGTTGCTACGGCTGCTACTGTGGGTAGTATGGATAGTTAACTGCCATGTTTAAGCCTCCTTAAAAATTTTTTCTCTTGGTCTTTCATTATTATATGAAAATTGAGATAAGCTGTTTGAACAATTTTGCCAATTTTTTTCCCACTTTTTAACGAAAAAAAATAAGACGGGCTATACGCCCGTCTTATCATGCTTTGCGATTCTTGTTGACTTCAGCCTCGATTAGCTGAGTGAGATATGTATTTACATCGCCAGTTGCCTCGGTAATATATTCCTTGGCGTCATCGGTGAGAATTGCCAGCACCGCACTTAATGTTTTATTAAAGGCTTCCTTTTGAGCCGCTTCATCAAAAGTGCCCGCATCCTTTAAGCTATTAACATAGGTTTGGTTGGTAGCAATAACGCAATCGGTAATGGTTTTGTGGATCATGTCTACATACTTCTGAGTGATTACACTATCGGTTTTGGCATGAGCCTCATCACGCTTTGCGTTTAAGAAGTCCACGAGGAACTTGGTTAAAATACCGAGCAGGGGGAGAATACATAGCTCGAAAATCTGAGCAATCATTTCCATATTCATAGTCTATTCCTCCTTTATATTATATTTGAAACAAAAGGAAGATTGATTAACCACTTTCGGCCAATCGTTCATTGAGACGTAGGCGGAGCGTACTTTCTGACATTCCTTCGCACTCTTTGGCTAGTTTTGAGACGGGCTCGTTGCGAAGGAAGCGTTCATAGAGTTCATCGAAATTATCGGGAAGCGGTCTGCGCGGGCGCCCGAATTTCACGCCTTTCTGTTTCGCAGCCGCTATTCCTTCCGCTTGCCGCTGCTTGATATAAGTACGTTCTTGTTCAGCTTGGAAGGATAAGATTTGCAAGACCAGGTCGGATATAAAGGTACCCATAATGTCCTTACAATAGGATGTATCTAGTAGAGGCATATCTAGAACCTTTATATCCACTCCCTTGGTCTTTGTGATTAAGCCCCATTGCTCAAGGATTTCGGAGTAGTTGCGGCCAAGGCGATCGATCGACTTAAGTAGAATCATATCGCCTTGGCTAACTGTGGATAACATTTTCTGATAGGCGGGACGATTGAAGTCCTTACCCGACTGTTTATCTATGAAGATATTGTTTTCATCGACCCCAGCGTCAACAAGAGCAACGATCTGGCGGTCTAAGTTTTGGTCTCGTGAACTAACACATGCATAACCATATAACACCTTTATCACCTCATAGATACTTGCGGAATTGGCAATTTTATTTAACCACTTTTGCCCAAAAAATTGCCAATCCGCACATTTTACAGCCAAGCTTAAAAGCTCCTTTCATCTATCCAGACCTTTGAAAAAGTACACATTACGGAATTTTGGGCAACCATGGATAATTTATCCATGGCTTTTTTTATATATATTGAAAGAGTAAGATACTCACTTGTAATGGGAAAGGGTATGTATACTCTTTCCCAATTTTTTATTATCTAGACGAAGAAGTATTTTCCCGTTAAAAAGTGTACTTTTTCTCGGAAAGTGTCTACGGGATTTCTAAAACACTAGGGCAAAGATTGCCTTCCATCCTCAATCTTTAAGCTAGCTATTAGGTATCTTGGATACTAACCTCTAGATAAAGATTACAAGGAGGTTATCAACTTGCCTAAGTGTATTTTAACCGAACAGCAAGGCTCCGGTGGAGGCGGCGGCAGTTCTGTTGTGCTTCAAAGCATTGCAATTAAGACTGCTCCTACTAAAACCAGTTATCTTGCCGGCGATACATTCAATGCATCTGGCATGGTAGTCGAAGCTACCTATGTGATTGGTTCTGTGCCAATCGCTACTACGGAAGTTACTGGTTATACTGTTTCTCCTACCACATTGTCCGATGGCGTAACTTCTGTGACTATCACCTATTCTGAGGGTGGCGTCACTTGTACTGCTCAACAAGCTGTTACTGTAACCCATAAGTTGACTAAGATTGCTGTTACCACCAATCCTACAAAGACTTCTTATGAGTATGGTGATACCCTAGCAACAGCGGGCATGATAGTTACTGCTACTTACTCCGATGGTAAGACCGCGGCTGTTACTGGCTACTCTTGCTCTCCAACTGCTTTGAATACTGTAACTAACTCTCAAGCTATTACTGTTTCTTATGCAGAGAACGGAGTAACTAAAACCACTACCTTCAATGTGGTAGTCAATCGTAAATCTGTCACTAAGCCTACCTGGAAGAGCAATCTTACCTATAACGGTAGCGCTCAGTCTGTAAGTGGTACAGGTTCTTGGAACAACTATAACACCACTTATATGACCATTGGTGGAACCACTTCTTCTACCAATGCTGGTACTTATACCGCCACTTTCACCCTGAAGAGCAATTATCGTTGGGCCGATGGGACCACCACTGCTCTTGATGTCAACTGGACTATCAACAAAGCAACAGGTACTCTATCTCTCAGTCCCACCACTGTCGCTATCACTGCAAGCAACTACTCTGCCGGTGTAACTGTTACTGCGAGCGGTAACTTTGATGGTACTGTTAGTATCACTCCTACTAGCGTAACAGGCTTGACTTTAAGCGTCAGTGGCAAAACAATCACTGTGAAAGGTAATGGAAGTACCAATGTGTCGTCCACGACAATTACGGTGAAGGTATCTGCTGGTACCAACTACACTGCCCCTTCCAACGCAACATTCACGGTTTCTGCCCAATACTGGTCCTTCGGTGCCGGTACTGGTGAAGCTGCTGATGCTGCTTGGTTTGCTGGATTGAAGAGTTACCTTGCTTCTAACAAGGGTTCTACAATCAAAACAACAGGTGGTTCTAGCATTGTTGGTGCAACTAAGAGTGTTACTTTGTCTAGTGCTGTTCAAGGTGCTACCACACACACTATTCGTGTTATTGGTGTCGACCAAGACGGTTCTAACACTGTAACTTGGCAGACTGTCAACTGTCTACCAACTACCACAGCTTTCGGCTCTAGTGCTCAATGGGACCCAGGTACTGACTCTACTGCTAAGACCATTTGTACTAGCTATTATAACGCTTTCCCTGGAAAAGCTTCTATCAAGACCGTAAGCAAGGGAACTAACACCAACTATAATAGCTCTTCTGTAGCCTATACCGACGAAACCGTATTCCTGCCCTCTATCCACGAGATGGGTCTTGCCAGCTATCAGTATGCTCCAACAACAGGTGAATATACCAATGGTTGCTCTGCTGCTTATAGCTATTATAGTAGCAACGCCAATCGTGTTAAGAATCAGAGTGACTCTACCGCTACCGCAGCATGGTACTGGACGCGTTCCCGCAGCACCGACACCTC